TAGCATCGGCTGCTTACTATATCTATATTAACGGGCATGACAGAATTGCATTTGAAAATACAACATTCCTTCAGCATGACGGAACCATCGATATTGCTGGTTCTAATTCCAAGGTTAAGGATTTCATTGCTTTTAATGACTATACCGAGGAAAGAATCAAGAAAATGATTTTGTCTGTAACCAAAATTGATCCAGAGTTCTATGATAAGACTTTTGATAAGGAATATTACTTCTTTGCTGATAAGGGTAAGGACTTGGGTGTTGTAGATAAGATTATTGGGCAGGATGTTGAACTGACTTATATTTTTGAATGAGGATAATATATGGATAAACAATTATTAAATAAATTACCTACTGAATCAGAAGAACAATATATTTGGAGAATTGGGCATTATATTGGTAACGGGCTGATTGATTCATGGAAAGACGTGGCTGATACAGTAAATGCTCAGTTATATACAGATGAAAGCCAATGGAAAAATAGCGATACTTATAGACGTCAGGTATCAACTGCTAAAAGGTATTATGATAATGTATTTAGTACTATGATTTCAGATGCTGAATATGATCCTAACATTCAGAAGCAACTTGCGGAACTTAGACGTGAAAGAATTAAAATACAGACGTTAAATGTTGAGCGCAACAGGATTGATAGAGAACAGGCTCGTAGGGAATTATTCTTTGAACAAGTTCATAGCTTAGCTCAGACTATTCCTGTTCCAGAATTTGAAGCCATTCAGGTTAACGATAATAGTGAAGAGGCATATGTTTTGTGTCTTGCAGATATTCATGCAGGTGCAAAGTTTACATCTTTAACTAATGAATATTCATTGGATATTATGAAGGATAGATTTGATCTGTTGGTTGTGGATATCGTGAATTTTATTCGTTTTCATAAGGTCAAAGAACTGACAGTGCTTGGTCTGGGTGATTTTGTTCAAGGTCTTATTCATGCCAATGATTTAAAGATTAATGATTCTTCCATGGTGGTTGCTGTTGTTGAAGTATCTAAGACTGTGGCTGCATTCTTAACAGAATTGTCTAAATATGCTTATATTAAATATTATCATGTAGGCTCTTCTAATCATTCTCAACTTAGAGTGCTTGGTACAAGACCTAATGAGCTGATGGATGAAGACGTGGAATATATTATCGGGCATTATATTGAAGACTTGTGTGTATCAAATAAGCGGATTACAGTTAATACCCCTAAAGAGGGTGAATGGTTTACTAAAATTGATGTGACTGGATTTAATGTAATTGCGATGCATGGTCATCAGATTAAGAGTTTTGAGAATGCGTTAAGTATGTTGTCTGTTAAACAGGATGAAATGGTTGATTACCTTATTATTGGGCATACGCATACCAGTAAAGAAATCAGTGGTTCTGAAGGATGCTGTCATGATACTGAGGTTTTAGTGTGTCCTAGTTTTGTGGGATGTGATCCTTATGCAGATAGTATTTTTAAAGGTAGTAAGCCAGCTGTGAAGATTTTTGGTTTTCATCATATTTATGGTCATAATGAATCATATAAATTCATATTATAAATAGGAAGAGATGCGTGCAAACGTATCTCTTCTTTATTATATATGCGGGATGGAGAAGTTCGGTTTAACTCGCTAGCTTCATAGGCTAGAGATTCGGGGGTTCAAATCCCCCTCCCGTTATTTCGTATGTAACTTTTAATGAATCAAACAGATAAAAAAGGAAGGTGATTGCATGGCTTATCTTCGTGAGGTTAAGAGCCAAGAAGCTGTAAAAAAAATGAGAGTGGGCGATTTGCGAAACGAATATAATGCTCTTGCAGAACGCTATACAAGAATCACGAAATGTGATGATTTGGTGTGTCCTTCTTGTGGACGATTAAAATCTGCAAAGAGAGAAAACTTTTATGCAGATAGAAATACAATACATGGGTTTTATCCATATTGTAAAGAGTGTGTCTTTAGAGATGCGGAGAATATAGAAAAGCCTACGGATCAGCCTAAAGAGACTAAATTATCTGTCCAAAGAGTTCTACGGAAAATGGATAGACCTTTTATTGAAAGTTTATATGTTAGCTGTGTTAATGCATATAACAATGAAGAATCTAATGATTCTGGTAAGGCAAAAATGATGCCATTCCAAAGATATATGACTCAGATAAATAGCTTCCCAGCATATAAAGATAAAACATGGGAGAACTCTGAATGGGGCGAAAAGCTTGTTACTAAGCAACCAGATAGGATTGATATAGTTGATGAAGACCAAGAGATAATTAAACGTGGTCGTAAAAGGTTTGGCGCTTATTCTGCTGAAGAATTATATCAACTTGAAAGTGCTTATGAAGACTGGGTGTCCAGATATCCTGCCGAAGCTAAGGCTCAAGAGGTTTTGTTTGAACAGTTGTGTATACAAGATATGAGAGCCAGACAATTAGCTAAAGAGGGGTCAGATCCTAAAGATGCTATTAAATCTTGTCAGGATATTATGACAAGTTTAGGAATTAAGCCTACACAGAATTCTACTGATGCTATGACTGATCAAAAAAGTTTCGGTGAATTAATTAAAGCTTGGGAGATGGAAAGACCAATTCCTGAACCAGAGGGTGAATGGGCTGATGTGGATAGGATTGGCTTGTTAATTGATGTGTTCTTTAAAGGACACTTGGCTAAAATGCTTAATTTAAAAAATGCTTTTTCTTCTATATATGAAAGATTTATTGGTAAATTTACTGTGACACGTCCTGAATATGAAGAGGGCGATGATACAGAAGCTATTTTTGACGAAATTTTCGGAAATAAAATGGCTCAAGAATTTGAATCGGATGATGAATAATGGCTGAATTTATAGAAGAAACTAGAAGTATAGATGAAGTTAAAGAAGAAAAGCATAACAAATTAATGAAAACCATTGCTTGGCGTGCTGGGTATTATCGAGCAAATCCACAAAGATTTGTAAAGGATGTGTTACAATTTAAAACTATTCGGTTGCGATGGTTTCAGGAATTATTATTATGGGCAATGATGCATAATAATTACGTCCTCTACTTAGCCGCAAGGGGTCAAGGCAAAACTATGTTAGTTGCACTCGTGGCAACAATATATTGTATTTTATATCCCGGTTCTAAAGTTATAATAACAGCACCTGTACTAAAACAGGCCGCTGAATCGTTGCTAAAAATTAGAGATGAATTTTGTCCCCAAAGCAGCTTTTTAAGAAATGAAATAGCTAAAATCAGTATAGGGCAGAATGACGGTTCAGTATATTTTAAAAATGATAGTTGGATTAAAATAACTACTAGTACAGACAATGCACGTTCCGCTCACTGTAATATTATTATAGTAGACGAATACGTTAAAACAGATAAACGTATTATTGATAGTGTTATTCGTGAATTTTTGAAAGCCCCTCGATCACCGGGCTACCTTAGTAAACCAGAATATTCCCATCTTCAAGAACGTAATAAAGAAATATACATGTCTTCTGCGTGGTTAAAATCAAGCTGGGGTTATGATAAGTTTTTAGCGTATTTTAAAAATTTTATTAATCCAAAAAGAAAATATTTTGTTTGTGGTCTTCCTTATCAGATATCTATTCTTGAAGGATTATTGATGAGAGATGAAGTTGAAGACCGTATGTCAGAAGACGATTTTGATGAAGTTGCTTTTCATATGGAAGATGATTGTTTTTGGTATGGTGATAATGAAGGTGGTGTATTTAGTTTTGATGAAGCTACTCGATTAAGGGTAAATAAAAAAGGATTATTACCTTTAAAATTTTATTCTAAAGATAATCCTATTCCACACGCTCCTAGAAATGGAGAACGCATATTATCAGTTGACGTTGCACTTATGGCTTCTACTAAAAAGAAAAAAAATGACGCTGCTGCTATATATATTAATGACGCAATTAAGACTACAGATACAAAATATAAAGCCCACTTTATATTTGGTGATACTTTTGAGGGACTTACTACAGACGAATTGGCTTTAATTGTTATGAGATATTTTTATGAGTATGGTTGTACATATTTAGTACTTGATACCAACGGGAGTGGCCTAGGAGTTTATGATTATATTATAAAAGACCAATATGATCCTGAAACAGGAAACACTTATAAAGCCTTAACTTGTTGTAATAATGATGAAATGGCACAGCGTTGTAAAGTTCGTGATGCTAAAAAAGTTGTGTATTCTGTTAAAGCGTCAGCCGATTCTAATAGTGTATATTGTCTCTTACTCCGTAACGCAATCCAGAATGGCAATGTTGATTTCTTAGTATCTGAAAATGATGCGGAAATATATCTTTCTAAAGAATTTAAGGGTTATAAGAAATTGACTGTATATGAAAAGGGTGAATTGCTTAAATCATATGCAGAAACATCAGCTGCTATTTTTGAGTTGGTAAAATTAAAAGGCTATTATAAAGATGGTAAGTTGAAAGTATTCGAGACAAAGGGTAATAGGAAAGACCGTTACTCTTCTCTGTCATATAATTACTGGTGCATGAAACAATTAGAATTGCAATTAAAACCCAATATATCTGATGTGGAACAGCTTGTATATAGTCTTCCTATTAGAAGAGGACGTACAAGAAATAATAGAGTTATTTGAGGAGGTGCATATGGCACGTAAAAGAAGAAAAAATCGCAATGTGTCGAGCACAGCCCAGACACGAGAGTCAATTAATACTCAGCATGGAGTAAAGACAGTTTCAGAATTACAATCTTTTTATAACGATAATTATAATAAGATAAAGAATTTTGAAGCTGCTGAAAATTCATTTAAGCAAATTACAGATGTGACTAAGAATACCAGAAAAGCAATTCCTACGTTTAATAAGGAAAAACTTCTTACTTATTTAAAGAATATCAGTAATAATGAAAAGAACCTCAGGAATCTTTCTTGGTATCTTTATTATAGGTCACAGATGTATAAGAAACTTATTAATTATAATGCGACTATGTTTGAATTGGATGCAAGGCGCATTATACCAAATTATGATGTAACTGCTAATACACAAAATGATAAGAAGATATTAAAAGAATATGCTGAAACAGCTAAATTTATTGATAGTCTCGATCTTCAACAGAAATTCTTAATGATATATCTTATCTGTTTTCTTCAGGATGTATTTTATGGTTGCGCATATTATGACGATAATGGCTTGTTTATTCTTCCACTTGATCCCGATTATTGTAGGATTGCGGGTAGATTTGCAAGTGGTGATTTTGCCTTTGCTATGGACATGTCATATTTTACAGGAACTTATAATTATTTATTAGAGTATTGGGGTGAACCTTTTGAAAGTATGTATCGTCAGTATGAATCTGGTGGTGATGATTTTAGATGGCAGATATTTCCAGAAGAATATACTGTATGTTTAAAATTAAATACTGAAGACTGGAGAGTTATTGTCCCATATTATTCTGGTTTATTTGCAGAATTAATTAATCTGGAAGATGTTAAAGATTTCCAAGCTATTGCAGATGAACAGGATATTTATAAGTTAATCTGGTTAGAGATGGAAACTATCTCTGGCAGTAAAAATATAGACGACTGGAAAGTTGATCCTGAGATTATTATTCAATACTTTAATAGAATGTGTGAAGAGGCATTGCCTGATTACACTTCTGCTGCTATTGTGCCCGGAAAATTAAATACTATTGGATTTAGTGATAATGATGCTACGACTAATAGCAATAAAGTTACTAAAGCTACAGAAAATGTACTTAATTCTGGTATGGGTGGACAAGTACTGAATAGTATATCTATTACAGGTACAACTGGTCTGAAACTGGCAATGAAGGTTGATACAGAATTGGCAATCAGTTCTTTACTTGGACAGACTCAGGGATGGGTTAATAGATATGCAACTTATAATCTGAGTACACCTTGTAAAGTAGTGTTCTTCCCTATTAGTGCTTATACAAAAGAGGACTTTAGGAAAGAATTACTGGAGAATGGTACTTATGGTCTTCCTGTAAAACTTGCACTTAATGCGCTCAATGGCATTAGTGAATATGAGTCATTAGCTACTAATTATCTTGAAGAAAATATTCTTGGTCTGTCTGAAAAGTTTAATAGTCCTCTTGCATCTAGTCATACGTCCTCTGGTAATAGTGATGGTGAGGTTGGTAGACCAGAGTCTGACGACTCAGATTTGAGCAATGACGGGGAAATTTCAAGAGAAAAAAGAGACAGATCAAACGAATAAAAGGAGGTTTCAAAAATGGAAAAAATGCCGTTTATTAAAACCTCTGATGAAGAGGTGGCTGAGTTATTTAGACAAGCTGGTTATCCTGAAATGGAGAAAGAGGGAAGCCAGTTTGTATTTGTTAATATAGGTCGTTTTGAAAATGGGGAGTTCAGTACTGTCCCTGTAGATAAATGCACCTTCTCAAGAACGGTATGTCTGTAAGGGGGTGTGTTATGTTTATTAGTATAGATGCTTTTTATGATTATTTAGTAAATAAGGGAACCAATCTTAAATTTTCTAAAGATGAGTTTGGTGCCTCATTTGTAGCAGTCGGTCTTGAGGGATCGCTGTCTTTTAGCAATGACACGTCTAAAGATGGTCTTGTAAGGGCGCATCTGCAAGCTGCCCATGTTGGTAAGAATAGAAATAGAAGTCAGATCACTTATAATTCTATGAAGAAGAATCTCAAGAGTATTAAGAATCGACCTATTTTAGCGTACATTCACCAGTTGGAAATCGATGGAGAAGAAAAGAATGTATTTGGTTGGCATGCAATGCATGAAGGTGATAATGGAGAAGTCGTATATGACGAGATTCCTGTTGGTCATGTTCCTGCCGATGCAAAGCCTGAATTAGTTTATGACGCTGATAATGATAAGGAATATATTGAAACTGATGCTTATCTTTATGAGGGTTATACAAAGGCACCTGACATTTTAATGGACGCCGAAGGGAAGTGCCCAGTGTCTGTTGAAATTGATGTCTATGATTTTTCATATGATGCCAAGGAAAAGATATTAAATATTGATGATTTTGTATTTAAGGGAATCACAATTCTTGGTTATTATGAAGATGGCTCTGTAGTTGAGCCAGCTATGGAAGGTGCTAACATATCTTTATTAAATTTCAATGTGGATAAAGCCACATTTGAGATAGATCAAAATTCTATGAAAGGAGGAAAAGATGAAATGGGCTTATTTGAGCAACTTTTAGAACAGTACAATGTAACTGCTGAAGATGTCACATTTGAGCATGAGAATCTGACAGATGAAGAGCTGAAAGCTAAATTCGAAGAGATGTTTGGTAGCGCTGAGGCCGATCCTGCTCCTGAATCGAATTTTGAAGATGAAGCTGATTCTGATTCTGCTGAAGGTGGTGAGGCTGAAGCTGACAACGAGCCTGAAGCTGAAGAGGAAAACACCGAGCCTGAAGTTGAGGAATCTGAGACTGAGCCGCAAGAAGAGACTCCAGCTGTTCAGGATGATGAACCCGTTAAGAAGGTCGAGAATTCTATTACTTACAGTGTTAATGGCAAAGAGTTTGCTGTGTCTCTGAATGATAAGATTTATGCGCTTGGTACACTGGTAAATGATACTTACTCTGAATCTGATAATGCTTATTACAGTGTTCTTGTTTATGACAAAGAACTTGTAATGGTTGATGTATGGGCTGGTTCTGCTTATCGTCAAGCTTATAGTGAGCGTGCTGGCGTGTTCTCTCTCAAGGGTGACAGAGTTCCTGTGCATGCAATTTATGTGACAGACACTGAAGAGGCCGAGATTGAAAATATTCGCTCTAAGTATTCTGCTGTATCTGAAGAACTGGCTAAGTATCAGAAAGCCGCTGAAGATTCCCGTAAAGAAGAGATTATTAATTCTGACGAATGGGAACTGATTTCTGATTCTGCTGAGTTTGCACAGATTAAGGAAAAGGTCACTGAATTCTCTGCTGATGAGATTCAGGCTAAATGCGATGCTCTTCTGCTCTCTTATATTAAGAATAATAGTAAGAAAGAGCATGTTTCAAAAGATACTAATCAGCATACATTCTCTTTCTTCAGAGTTCCTGAAGGAAAGAGTGCTGAAACCAGTAAGAGATATGGAAATATCTTTGACTAATTTAAATTAAATTTATAGAAAGGAGATTTAAAGCTATGATTGATATTGCTTTCACTTTTACACACAATGAAGCGTTCCCCTCTAGGCTGCTTGCGGCTAATGGCGGTGGACATATTTTTGATATCGAGCTGACTGCTGATCATGACAATGGCGTTCTGGTTGGTCGTGGTGAATATATTAAGCTTGGTACTTACAAAGAAGCGGCTGCTCCTAATACTTTTGCAGGTAAGATTGTTGAGCAGGCTGCTAATGGTAATTGGTATGTTGAGGTTACTGATGCTACAGAGGCACTTTGGATTCTGATGCCTGAGATTTCCCCTTATGAGGCTATTCCTCAGACCCTTGACCCTAAGGCATGGGTGAACAAAAAGGGTGACGTGGTTAAGGGTTATTCTCTGGTTAAGGGCGATATCTTTGAGATGTCTGTTGAGGGATTCCAAGGCGAACCCGCTGTTGGCAAGGCAGTTTCTTTTGCAGACGGCAAGTATGTCGTTGCAGCGTAATAGACTAAGAAAGGAGGATAAAGCGATATGATTAAGGTATTTTCTACAGAACATCTGAGAAGCATCTTTGCGGAGACTCCTTATGAGTCTGTTCGTAATCTGATGTTTGATCTTGCTATGGGTAATGATATTGTTGATGATGGCAAGATTATTGGCAAGCAGGAAGCTAATGACAAGCTGAGAAAGTTTGTTTATCAGATTCTTGACATTCATGAAGAGAAGCCCTCTAAACGCACTCTGCATCGTGCAATGCGTAAGCATGGTGAAGAGCTGTTTGAGGTTATCGAGGAAGTTGTTGACCTGAAGATTGAGGAAGGACTTCGTGAGAATGATTTCTTCATGCAGTATGTTGACAGACGTTCCATCGCTAATGATGACGTTATTGAGTTCGTGACTAATGATGATACTCTGCTGAGTGTTGCTAAGGTTTCTGGTCAGCATCATGATTTCGTGCTTCAGAGACTTGGCAGAGGTGAAAGATTTACTGTTAAACAGGAAGTCTATGGTGCTGCTGTTGGTGCTCAGATTGACCGTTATCTTGTAGGTCAGGATGATTGGGCTGCTCTGGTTAATGCTGTTGCTAAGGCATTCCAGAATGAACTTATTAATCAGATTTATGCTGCTTTTGGCGATGCATATAAGAAGCTTCCCGCTTCTCCTACTCTGATTGGTAATAATACTCTGGTTAAGGACACCTTTGATGAGATCATTTCTAATGTTGAAGCTATCAATGGTTGCCCCGCTGTTATTGTTGGTACAAAGACTGCTCTGAAGAAGCTGAATGCTCTGACTGATGTTGATTGGAGAGCACAGTCTCAGAAGGAAAGCGTTGCCAATACTGGTAGACTGGGTACTTATGAGGGTACTGAACTGGTTGAGATTCCTCAGCGTTTCCTTGACAAGACCCTGACTCAGAAAGCTTTTGATGACAAGATTCTGCTTATTCTGCCCGTTATGGAAGATAAGTTTGTCAAGGTTGTTGATCAGGGCGAGACCGAGATTTATCAGGTCACCGAGAAGGGTGAAGAGAACGGTCGTTGGGATGATGTTATGAAGTATGAAATGACCCGTGGCTTCGGTGTCGGTGTCCAGCTTGGTCGCTACTTCGGTATGTGGACTCTTCCCGCTTGATAAAATTAATTTTATGGAATAAAAGGAGTAAATAATTATGGCTAGAAGTGCTAAAAGAACGCAGGTCACACCTGCACCTACTATTGCTGAGAATGTTGTGATTGAACCAGAGGTTAAAGAAACAGTCCAGAAGAAGAAGTTTGCGTCTGATGACAGAATTCCTTGCAAGGCTATTCTTACTGGTAAGACACATCTTCTTGGTAAAAGAACTAATATGATTTACACATTTTTAGGTATGGGCGATATCATTGGGATTGAATATCAGGATTTGGTTGCTGAAGTGCGTGCTGGAACCAGTCTGTTGTTCCGTCCTATGATTGTTGTCGAGGATCAGGATTTTATTGATGAGTTTCCTAAACTGAAAGAATTTTACGCAAAACTTTATCCGGTATCGGATTTGAGGGAATTGCTTCAAAGACCGACTAGAGAAATTCAGGCTATTATTCCTAACCTACCTATTGGTGTTGTAGACAGTCTTAAAAGCATCGCTGCTGAAATGGTCAGGAATGGTGAACTTGACAGTATTTCTACTATTAGAGCCTTGGATGGCATGTGGGGAACTGATTTGGCAATTCTGACTGGACTGAATAGTGATGTACAGTAAGTAAATAGGAGGTAATTGACATGCCTACTATTACATACGATGAATTGATCTCCTCCTTTCTTCGGAAGGGGGAGATTTTAAATCTGTTTACAGAAGAGATTACTGATGAGTACAGGAATGAGTTTTTATGGGGTTTAATTTATTCTAGTCTTAGTGATCCATATGTAAGCAGATTGTTTACCAATCTTTCTATCGTAGACCCAACTGAACAGTTGGACGAAGATGGAGAGATTGTAATAGATGAAGAAACAGGTGAGCCTGTTATTATTGAAGGACATATTGAATATGAATTGGTGAGATCTATTAATGAAAGCTTGGATAAATTATTTATTATGGATGTAGTTGGATATGGAATGATTGTTCAGTGGATGACTCCTTTAGTGTTTAGCACTGTAAATCTGATGCAGATGTATGGTACGAGCGCTGAGAAATTTTATGCACAAGCTAATCATAATTCCGTTAATAATGAAATCCTTGATAAGGCTATTTATCTGCAAAGAAAACTTATCAGAGATAGAGGACTTACAAATAATTCATATATTGATGGTTCTTCAGCTTCATCGTTCCTTAGAGGAGGTGAATCCTAATGGAATACCTCTATGGAACATTCAGTGATTCCCAAATTGCTGATTTTAAAGAAAAACTCCATAAAAAATTATTTTGGCTATTACTCTATAAAGACCCTAAAACAGCAGATAAATATACAAATGTAGATTTCAAAAAGTATTTTGTGAATCTAATGAAAGAGATAGACGGATTGAACGAATTACTCTTCTATCCTGAACCCATTGTAGAGATTTGTTGTAAACTGCAAGCCGCTTATAACGAAGCATGTTCTGAGCGGTTTGATTATCAAGTATATAGAAAGTTTGTGTTAGACTCGCATAATTTAGTGGATAAAATTAATTCAAAGGATTGATGCGGTTTGATTACACAAGATATGTATAAATCAATGTTGACCAGTAGAGGTAGGAATTTGTCACAGGCTAGACGGAATCAGTCAGATATGATAATGAATGCTACCTTTACTGGTGATACAGGATACAAACGTGTATATATACTTGATCCTGAAAGAGGCTGGCATTATGAAGATGCCAAATATTCTAAGCACGCAACAGTGTCGATTTTGAAAGATGCTGTTGACTATTATCTTCAATTTAGACCAAATACTCATTATCAAATAGGATTATATGTATTTATACCTGATGATGTAAGTGATGATATTGGGTTTAAAGAATTTGAGCCTATCGATCCATTTCAAGATGAAGGGTTTGATATGAATAAGCTGTGGATGATTGTTAATAAGAATGATGATGCGCAGTTTGTTAGATATAATATTCTGAAGTGTAATTGGGATTTTAGATGGATATGCAAAGTTCATGGTAAGATGGAGTTAATGCATATTATCGGATGTAGCAGAAACGCTAACTCATACACGAGTGGTATCTGGGCTGCTGATTATACAGTTGGCCTTGATAACATCACAAGTGGTTGGGTGCCTGATACTCATTATCTTTATGGTGATGAGGGACTTAAACGCTTCAATCTTTGTGACACTCGATATATGGAGCATGAACAGCGTTTTGTTATGTCTCATAATAAAATAAATCCAAAAGTTTATGAGATTACGAAAGTGGTTGACCTTAATCCTATGGGCGTTATTAACTTAACTCTCAAGCAGGATGAATGGGATGAAAAACGTGATAACAAAGAACTGTTAATTTGTAATTATTATGATGATACAGGCGAAACGCAAATTGTTATTCCAGAAGCTGAACCTCAAGATACTACTTTAACCAGTTATATTTACACAGCTCATATCAATGAGGATGGTGAGTTAGAATTAGATTTAGTCGATCAGGAAACTAGAGATAGAGATTATAACAAATTAGAAATCAATGGAACGTATTATTTTGTGGCTGAATACTATACAGGAACCGTTGGTGGGGAACAGGTAATTGAACCTGAAAGGAAATCAGAATGGAAGCTTAATTTAAAAGATACTGATGGATTAACAGATGCTGAAATTAAACACTTAGATAATATGATGGTAATGGAGACAATAGATGATAATGTTATATCCATTCATCCTAAGCGTGCGAAGACGTTAATTGGTCATACTTTTACGCTTACTGTTACTGATATGACAGGCGAAAGTCGCTCTACCATGGATGTGGAGGTAATAGGATGAAAAGAGATATAGCCAATATAAAACGAGATTTGGATAATCGTAATAGTAATGACATAATTTATAAAAAAGATCAGCTTATGAAAGTATTTAACGAAGACCCAGATCTCAAAGAGGTATTAGGTGCTAAACAACCTAAGCCTCTGAATAAATACAGGGATAAAGATAATCCCACAGAAGAAGAATTAAAGAAACGTCAGGAAATATTAGATTACAATGAAGCGATTAAGCATGACCAGATTGTGCCTTGGATTAAGTTAAATGGGGTACAGAAGGAAGTGCTTAATTTTATTATGTTTGATATATGGGATCAGACAGATAGATATGATCGTGGTGGTAAAGCTGTTAAAAATGAACTTATCGAAGTATATTGTGTTGTTCACGAAGATGATATGGATACTGAATATGGTATCGCACGCACTGACCTGCTGAGTTATATCATTCGTGACCTGTTGTGTTGGACAAATGCATTAGGTAGACAACTTAGATGTTATGAAGATAAGCCTATGATTATTGATGCACAATATTATATCCGTAGAATGAGATTCTTTATGAAAGCGCCTAATGTCGTTAATGGGCATATGGGCACGAATAATATTTACGATGACTTCAGTCAATTCTAATATTACTCAGTTGCAGCTATTCTACGGAGATGATTTTAAAGTGAATAATTTCATTACTATTCATCAGCCTACTATTGGGGATATTTTGGAATATGATAAACAATATAGCGAATCCAGTTTCTGGACGATGTTGAATGTATTTACAGCGAATCCTACGAGTTATCGATTATTCCTTTGGAAAGATATGAATATTGATTGGACTTTTTTAAATGATTATCAGTTATTTTTAATTCTTTACAGGACTCTGAGTATAGAGCAGACCCAATTGATTTTTGGAGATTTAGATTTTTCTAAGTTTGAAATATATACTCTGCCTGAAGAAGAATGGACAAATATTGATGAAAAAGGGATTACAGATATTATCAAAGTTTTACGAAATTCGACCCTCTATAATCCTGAATTAGAATTTGAGTTAGACGAAGATAGTTATAATGTAATCGTTTATTATTTAAGAAGTGCTTTTAATATGTTTCCTAAAATAGAAAAAGCAAAAGATCGTACTACTAAAGAGTGGATGATTGAAGAAGAAGAAATGAAATTAAATGCTAAAAAAGATGAAGAAACAAGTTCTACATCTTATCTTCTACCACTAATATCTGGCTGTATAAATCATCCCGGTTTCAAGTATAACAAACAAGAATTAAAAAACGTAAACTATTATGAATTTATGGATAGTGTGCAAAGATTGCAGATTATTGAATCTACAAGTGCTTTGTTACACGGTTCGTATTCAGGTTTTGCTGATGTTTCTAAAGTAGATAAAGAGCAATTCAACTTCATGCGTGAGATTAAACATGAATATGACAGGGGAATTGCTAAAAATAAAAAATAACAAGAAAGGAAGGTAATTGCTATGGCTTTTAAACTTGGTGATTTGATTATTGATAGAATTTCCATGGGTTATGCCGAGAAATTTGATGGCACACCTCTTTATGTCCTGACTCAGCTTTCTGAGGCTTCTATTGAGATTTCCGCAGAGTCTCGTGACGCTGTTGATAAGGACGGTACGCTGATTAAGCGTTTCTGGAACGCAAAAACTGGTGAGTTTACTGCGACTAACGCAATGCTCAACCTGAACGTTATGGCAGCTCAGTCTGGTAACGATGCTAATATCGCTACTGCTGATAATGTTATTGTCATGCCTAAGATTATCACTGTTAAGAGTGGTACTACTGTCGATCTGGAGGGCTTTGTTACTGGTAATCGTATCAGTGTGAATGCTCTGGGTACCAATGGTGCTATGGGTAAGGCTTATACTCAGGGTACTGCTGCTTCTGCGACTGAGTTTGGTCTGAACGGTACTAAACTGACTCCTCCTACAGATACAACTGAGGCTCAGTATGTTGTTAAGTATGACCGTCAGGTTACTGAGGGTGTTGATATTCTTAACTCTGCTGATAAGTTCCCGGCTACTGTTCGTCTGACTCTCAAGGGTCTCTGCGTCGATCCCTGTGAGGCCGATGTGCTGCGCGCTTTGTCGCATATTTATAATGATTTTTTCGTTTATAATATGTAAATGACGATTATAGAGTAATCTATATACACTTGCACATCGTTAAAATAAAATAAGTGTCAATAACAGCTATATCAGGGGAAGCCCAGAGATGGGTAATCCTGAGGAAAGACTTGGTAATATTATCAAGAATCCGCAACGACTACAGGATAAGACAACTAATTGTTTTATCGAAGCTGTTGCCCACAAGAATGATGTGGGATGATATATAGTCTGAACTCACGCAATAATCTAAATAAGAAACGTGAGAGATAGGTAGAAATTCCTATCCGCTATAGTAATATAGTCAGTACCCAACAAGCACTGGGGAAAGTAACAGTTTGGTTTACATCGTGCTTCCGTCCTTCCAGCCTAGCCCTGAGACCACTATCGCTCTGAATAGTGATAATCCTACTCTGGACTTCAACGGCAGCTTGCAGGTTGACTACTGCTCGACTGATAAGGCACTGTATCATGTTTACTATGCAACAGCTGATGCTGAGCAGTAATACTTGACACATGTCTTTTACATGTTATAATTAAATATAACTAATGGCATGGTGGGTGTCACAGCCCACCATGTTTTTATTTCAGAGTTTCAGGGAGAAAAAGAAGGAAAAATATAAAAAGGAGTATTATATGCGAAAATGTGATTTAACAGAGGTTCCTAAAATTCTGAAAAATGGTAAAGAAGCCTGTGATTGGAGAAATACTATTGGATTAAGTATACCATTTGAGTATGATGGTTTAAAGGATAGTTTTAAAATTGTGGACTTCGAATCAAGAGATAAGGTATATGTGATATATAAAAATAAAAAATATATGCTTTATGGGAAATATATAAAAAAGGGCAGAATTGCCAAAATATTTGGGCAAACAATAGAATGGAAATATGCTGAAGGTGATATAATTAAAGATCATATTGGTTCACATGATAGAAATATATTAATAACCGCAAGAAAATACGTTGAAATAAATAATAATCCAAATAATAGAAATCATAAATATTATCAATACAGATGTTTAATATGTGGATATGATTGCGCTATGGATGATTTCTGGGTTAATGAGGCAGATTTAAGAGACGGTAAAGGATGCGGTTGTTGTGCGGGGACTAAGGTTATTGTAGGTGTAAATGATATATCTACTACCATACCTTGGGCTGTTCCTTATATTGATGATATTAATTATGTTCATACACATACTAAGACCAGTAATAAAAAAACTGATATGACATGTCCTATTTGTGGTTTTAAAAAGAAAATGTGTGTGAGCAATTTATATTTTCAATCTTTTGCATGTCCTAAGTGTTCTGATGGGTTTAGTTATCCAGAAAAATTTTTTCTTAATATTTTAGAGCAAGTAGGGGTGAAATATAAGACTCAATTAAATAAATCTGATTTTGAATGGTGTGAAAAATATCGGTATGATTTTTATTTGCCAGAATACCATTGTATTGTAGAAACGAATGGCGCACAACATTATGAAGACGGATGGCATAAAATAGAACTGCAAAGAAAGATTGATAAACAAAAGAAAGAATTAGCTTTGCAAAATGGAATTAAACACTATATTGAGTTAGATTGTAGTCGTTCTGAAAAAGATTATATCATACAATCTTTAATTAAATCTAATATACCATTTGATTATTCTAATGTTGATTTTAATAAAGCCGACTTAGCAGCACAAAAAAATGTGTTAATTGCAACTTGTAAATTATATAAGAATAATCCTAATATGACTCTTGCTAATATTGCAGATGAATACCATGTTCATATTGGTACTGTGGTGCGATATTTACAGAAAGGGAGAGAATTAGGATTATGTGATTATCGAGAATCTTTAAAAGGTAATCATAAGAAACGAAACAAAGGAGCGTAAAAATATGGGAAAATATGATAGAACTTGTGTCGTATGTGGAAAACATTATGAATACTGCACAAATTGTGATAGATTTCTTAATTACCCTTCATATATGACAATGTATTGTAGTAAGGAGTGCGTAGATTTGTTTGACGTACTTTCCTCTTTTGAAGCGGGACAAACCTCTAAAGAAGATGCCCGTAAGGTGCTTCAAGGAATGGATCAGGGTAAAATGAAAATGCTTAAAAACTCTATGGCTGGTAGCTATAAAAAGATTATGGTTGAAGACCAGAAACCTGTAGAAGAGTCTGAATCCGAACCTGTTAAAGAAGAGGTTGAAAAACAGATTGCGGGCGACACAGTTAAGAAAGCGGTCTATGATTCCACTCGTGAATCTAGTAAAAACATTCCTCGCTCAATCGCTTATCGTAATGGTAAGAAGCATTAATTATTTTTGAATGAACAGTGATTATTATTTTGACTTTTGACAAACACTATCCTATTACTAGTTTTTTATTACATAATAGAGGATAGTTATATTGATAAAAGGGCATAGCTTACGCTGTTCAGGCGAGGTTATGCCCTTTTTTTGTACGGCAAAAGGAGAACAACTATGTTTTATAGAGAAAATAATTCATATAAGGTAACGAATGGATTCTATATACGCCATAAGCAACACAGCGATTTACAGATCGGTATGCAAAATTTGGATGTGGATAGAGTTTATATCTATCTTTATAATCCAGAAACTGGTAGACATGAAGGTCAATGGGTTTGTCCCAAGGACTATTTAAATAAGAAGAGAGAGGAATAAATTATGTTTGGACATGATCTTATTACGCCTAATCTTCATCCACGACCTTATTATCCATCTGAAGTAGTACGGATAGTTAATTCGAAGCAATTTAAATTATATATAGCGAATGGGATTTATCCTATTGATGTGTATACAGGTATGGACAGGAAGACAGGCAAGACGATTTTAGTAATGATTTTCTTAAAAGAGGAAACTAAAGAAGCCTATGAGTTATGGTGCAAGTATGAACTTGAGGAGGATACGATATGACTACTCTTCTATCTCTTGACACCAGTACTACATCTACGGGATGGGCTATTTTCAAAGATGGTGAATATCAAGAATCTGGTGTCATTGATGATTTTAAAAAAGTAAAGAATGGCTATGAACGTCTTAAATTAATGACAAAAGAGTTATTAGATAGTATTGGACAATTAAAGCCCGATATTATTGTTATTGAAAAAGATGTTGTGTTTGGAAATATGAAAGTTATAGATATGCTCATGAAAATTATTGGAGCGGTCTATGGTTTTTGTTTATTTAATGGAATTACATATTATGAATTTGCGCCCAGTGAATGGCGTAAGTATGTGAAGCTTCAGGCATTTGGTAGAAAACGAGATGAGTTTAAGAAAGCTTCAATTAAATATATTAAGGATAATCTTAATATGGATGTAAATGATGACGAAGCAGATGCTATATGTATTGGGCTGGCATACTGCAAAAAGTTTGGATAAAGGAAGAAAAGGAGATTAAATTATGGCAAAGAATACAAATCAGAATCAGGAACCTAAGGTAAGACAGTATTTTACTGCTGATGATAATAACATGATTAAATATGTGACCGCTAAGGATTTTGTAAAGTCACTGAAGAACCGTTCATCTGATGACGCAAGACGTGTTTATCTTGAGGGTACACTTGCCATTAAAGAATATGAGCGATATGAAGTGGTATGCGCTATTTGTGACCAGATTATAGCGGCTAGTTATTTTACAGCAGATGGGCAATTTAAGGTTGATTCCTGCAAGAAATATTTGTTGTATGTGAGTGCGTTGCTTAATACATATACAAATATTGTAATAGATAAAGAAGACTCGTTGGGCGATTTTAACCTGTTGCAGAAATATGGACTGGTTGATGTGATTATTAGCTATATCCCTGAAGCGCAGGTAGCTATGTTTGATAGCGTGCTTAATATGAAAAGTAATGATATCATGACAAATTATTATGAGCCACATGCTTTTGTCAAGGAACAGGTAGTAAAATTTGCTCCGCTTATTCATGCTTGGGTTGACAACTTCTTAGGTGCTGCTGAGGGAGTACTTGAGGAAGTTGATATGGATAAGGTGAAAGAGATTGTGAAGAAGTAAAAGAAGAAAAGGACGCAAAGCCGTCCTTTTTTAGTATAAAAGGAGGGCTATTATTATGGGAAGATTCGATAAACAGATTAAAGATTGGGCAACAAGGTACAAGAAAGCAGTTGCAGAAACTGGATGTATATTATTAACAGAAAAAATGCAACAAGTATTACAAGAAGATTATTATGATCAATATGATCCAATTAAGTATAAGCGTACAGATAATTTTAAAGATAATTCTTATGAACCTTATTTAGATAAGATAATGGGCGGTGTCCTACTTTCATCTGATAATATGGAAGAATATTATCAATCTAAAGGGACAAAAGACCCTTATAATAAAAATTTGATTTTTGAATTAGATATGGAAGGATATCATGGAGCAGCACAAAGGACTTCTCCATTTAATTCTATTAAACAATTTTCAGAGTCTGCCGAGTTTCTATCACAGGTACAATCGGTAGCCTTAGTACAAGCTGGAAATATATTTTAAGGAAAAGGAGGAGATAACACATGGCTGTAAATGGTACTATTATATCGGTAATGGCTGATACTACTCAGGCCGAAAATAAAATTAAATCATTAGGTGATTTATTAGATAAAATAGAAAAAGAAGCCCAAATAAAACCCGAACTTAATATTGATACTAAATCAATAAAACAAATGCAAAAGTATGTTAAAGGGGCTTTTAGCGAGTTAAATCTTGATAAGGTATTTAGCGATATAAGTGGGACATCATTGGATAAAATTAATCAAAAAATAGACGCTTATATTTCTAAATTTGAGATATTAAGTCAAGCTGTTAAGCCAGAAGATATGTCTAAATTGGCGGCGGCTTCTGATACAGAAATTTTTAAAATTTTTAGATCAATGACCGCAAACACTAATCCAACAGGTAAACCTTTACAAAGTAAGCTGGAAGAATTATATAAAAAATATCCTAATGGTATAGAAGGATTAGGTGGTTCTGGTAAAGGTGGTGGTTTTGGTGCGTCTGAAGAAGCGCTAAATAGAATTGGGGATACTTTAGATCGAATAGATGCTAATGTCCAAGGTATTACTGAATCTCTTCGTAATGGTACTGGTACGTTAAAGGCAGCGTCTCAAGATGCGGAAGAGTTTGCTGGAGATATAGAAAAGGCTGAAAAAGCAACTGATAAATTAGCACAAAAGCAACAAGATTTAAGAAATGCAATAAGAAATGAAACAGTAAATACGGATTGGGATTGGACTTTACAGTATCTTAATGGAGTTGACTCAAAAAAAAAGACATCTTTGTCCCCAAAAACAGAAAAATCTAAAAGTACACCCCAAAAACCCAAAAAACAAAAAGGCGATTCTCAACTAGAAACATCCGTTTCTACTCCTGATGCAAAACCAATTAAAAATGTGGTTAAAACAGAGGAAGAATTACGTAATGCTGCGGAAGGTGCTACTAACGCTTTAAGAGAGCAAAATAATGAAATTAATAATGAATCAGGAAATCAGCAAAAACAACCTCCTGAATCAGCAATAGAAAAGACAGAAACTCCCAATATAGAGTCTGCACAAGAAGGAATCAAAGCTGAAAATGAATTAAAAAATGCGGTGGAAGAAGTTAATCAAGCACTTATAGAACAAAATGCAACAAACAATGATTTGTCTTCTTCTGGTGCCACAAATAATTTACAACAACTATCTGAATCTCAAAAAGAGTTAGGCGAAAACGCCCGTGCAACTACTGAATTATTAAGGGAACAAAATCAAGTATTACAAGAAACAAATGAGCCGTCTTCTACTAAAAAGTTAGGATTTAAAGAAGCAGTCCAAATGGCTAGCGATGCAGAAGGGACTCAAAAATTTGTTTATTCAATAGACGAAGCCGAAGCAAAACTTAAAGGGATTAAAAAAAAATATAGAGGGAAAAAAGATGAAGAGGCTCAATTATCACCTGTTGATGTACAAGAAGTTTGGAATGCAATAAATTCTTTAGATCAGATTTCTTGGATTAGTTCAGATACAGACGCAGATCGAATTACTAAAATACTGGATCAATATACAGACTGGACGGATTTATATTTGGGCCAAGATTCAAACAACATAAAAATAGATACTTTTTCTAAAATATTTGAGAAGATTAGTAAATATCAAGAAGCTTTTAATAAATCAAATCCCCTTGAGCAATTGCGGGATTTATATAATTTGAACATTGAACAAAGAAGTTCAATAATGACACCCGATAATACAGTTGAAGGGTACACGTATGCTCTTGATAGAATAAAACTTATTCTTGATGTTATGGATCAATATAAAGCGGCTATAGAAGACGCTCAATCTAAAGGAAAAGAAATAACAGAAGCAGACCAGAAATTTTTAGATAATTATGATCAAACAAGAAATCAATGGGCAAGAGCAAATGAAAGGGCGCAGAGAAATTTAGAGCCATTACAGGAACAAGAAAGACTAAAAGAAGAAACAAGACAAAGAATAGCACAAGAAAAAGAAGATGAAAAACAACGCAGAATTTTTAAACAAAAATTAAAAAGAGAAGATCGTCAAGCAAGAATTGATGAAGATCAACAATTTGAAGCTGATTTCCAAAATTACGATATTAAAAATATTGAAAATATGGATTTAGAGGAAATTGACCGACAGATTAGCCAAATGGAAGAACGCAAACAAAAAGCGTTAGAATTAAAAGGTGAATTTAATCAGTTAGAAAAGACTATTAAGCAAAACAATTCGTATGGCGAAAGTAAATTTGACGATGAAACAATAGCCCTTATGCGTCCTACCGATCAAGAGTCGCAATGGTTAGTGGGATATGAAGCAAGAATGGCTAAAAGGAAAGAATACGCTGAAGCTTTAAAAAAAAGAAAAAGTCAATTAAATAAAGAGCTATTCCAAAAAGAAGAAAAAAGCACTAATATTGATACAAAAGATAATGGTCAAAAAGATGTTGATCAGGCTCAAAGCAATGCAGAGAAAGCTCAAAACGCTGCGGATAAAGCAAAAAAAGCCGCTGATGAATCCGAAGAAGCTGTGAGACGTGCTAATGATGCTCAAAAGAAATTAAATCAAAGTGCCTCTAAAGGCACAGAAAAAACGTCTGTAACTGAATCTGCTAATGCAAATCAAGTAGCACAAAATAATGCTAATAATGTAGAAGAGTCTAAAGAGATATTAGAATCTAATTTATCGCAATTACAAAGTCAAGTAAATAAATTACAAGATAGAAAAAAGAAACTAGAAAAAACGAAGGAACAATTAACTGATACAAAAAAATATGATGATGCGTTTTTTGAAATAGATGCTCAAGAAAGTGGTAAGACGGCAAAAAAATATCGTAAAGATAGAACGAAGGAAGTTACAGAAGAATTAAAGAGACTAGAAACAAACTTAGAGGAAAAACAAACAGAGCTACAAAAGGTTCAAGAAAAAATTAACAATATAAATGAAACAGAACAACAAATTTCTGATTCGCAACCTCAAACGGAAAACGTAAAAAAAAAGAAAAGTAAAAAACCTAAAATTATAATGCCTACCCAAGAACAACAACAAGGAGCAATTGATGGGCAAATACAAACTCAAGTAGAGAATGAGAAGAAAAATACCGATGCGGCGCAACAATTAGAAGATCAAACACAACACACAAACGATAATTTAGAAAAAGCAAAGAGTTTGTCTGATGTAGAACAACAATTATTAGATTCTATCTTTGGCAGTGATGGAGAAAAAAGTGGGGATAATGCTGGAAACAGTAGTGGTTTACAGTCTGAAAGTGAAGCAGTTTTACATTTAATAGATGCACTTAAAGATATTCCGTCTGCTACTCAAGCACTTTCTGAATTTGATAGTGTTAATGCTAATATCGGTAAGAATGCCCAAAGTGCGGCTGATGCGATGCAAGTAGAGGCTGATGCCGTTTCTGCTATGGTACAGGCTACTCAGAGAACTGATGGACAAAACCTCGAACAACCACAAACTCGATCCAAGTCTACTATTAAACCATCAGCAAAACCTAAAGCGACACTCGCAAAAGAATCTGAAGAAATTAAACAGGTTAAAGAACAAATTGAACAATTACAAAAAGCAAAAAACGATGCTGAACAGAACTTAAAGAGTATTACATTAGACGATTCCACATTTGATGTTGGCGAAAAATATCAAAAACGCAATGCTTATTCTCAAGTTAAACAATGGGCAGATGATTTAAAAAAAGCGCAAGAAGAAGTTAATAGCTTAGGTAAAGATGCTGATCCACAAAAGGCACAAGAAGTATTAGACAATTACGATAAAATGCGGATTGGTTTTTCTAAGGCATTTAAAATAGCAGACAATCTTGATGTTGGTTCTTCTAAAAATTTTGCAAAGCCAATGGAAGAATTTAAAGAACTGTATCAGAATTTAGGAGAACCGAGTAGCGATTTTAAACAAGTCGAAGAACGATTCGCTCAGGCGTCCACTCAGGCTGCGGAACGGGCAAAAGCGCAATTTGAACAACAAAAGCAACAAGCTGAAGTAATAATGGCAAGATTGCAAGCACGCTTGGAAGAATTGCAATCTAAAGAAAAGGCTACTACCTCTGCTCCAGAAAAGCCGAAGGCAACTACTGAGCCGAAACCTTCTAAACCAGTTGAAAATAAACCTGATTTAGGTGGCAATCAAACTGGTAACGGTGTTCAAACCGAAGGTGATAAAGCCGCTGATGCAGCTGCTAAAATGAAAGAGTTGGCTGATGCTAAAAAACAAGTAACCGAAGCTAATCAGAATTTAGCGCAAAGCGCTCAAAATACTACTGGTGCTCTTAATGGTGAAGGTGGCGCTGGTGCTAATGCGAGTAAAGCTTTTGATCCCAAGCCTCTTCAACAGGAAATTGATGCTTTAAAGCAGGTATCCGAACAACAGAAGAAAACAATTGATGAGCAAAAACAAGCCATTGATGATTTACAAAAAAAGCAAGAAGAGGCTACAAATAAAAAGATTGAAAATTTACAGAAAGAAAATGATGCTTTTACTGCTCAACAGCAACAAGATTTACAAAGATATAAGGAAGCCGAATTACAAACGCAAATGATGCTTGCTCTTCAAAAACAAGCGGCAGAAGAAGAGGCTAAAGTTCGTGAGGAGCAAGAAGCTAAAGCCGCACAAAAAGCTAAAGAGCAAGCAGAAAAGGCTGCTCAAAAAGCGCAGACCAAAGCTGATGATAAAGAATTAGCACAAGCATACGGAAATTATGGTAAAGATTTTAATGCTGTTCTTAATGCGAAATCAATTCAGGAATTTGATACGGCTGTCGCTCATTTAACAGAAACAGAGCGTATTTTCTGGGATGCAAGATTAAAGAATATGGGTGATAATTATACCCCGAATTCTAATATGTATGCTCAAAACGATTTACCAGCGGATTATAAAAAATCTACCGAAGCACAAACTAAAGGTTTAAAACAGAGGCAAATGCAAATTGCTGAATTTACCGCTTCATTAATTGCTGAAGCAGAAAAACAGCAAGCAGCCTTTGAAAAAATGGATACGGCTTATAAAACTAATACGCAAAATCCTACAAAGGGGCGTCTTGATTTTATTAATAACACAAAAATAGATGATAAGCAAGCCCGGTCTTATATGTCCGCTGTAGACGGTGTTACAGAATCTTTGCAGAAATTGCAGTCTGTTGCAGAGTCAATGAAAAATGGCACCTTTGATTTTGGTGATACTAATGCTTTAAGAGAATTGCTTGAGTTGCGCCAAACTTTAGATTCTCAAATGAGTACGCTAAAAGTCGAAGATAAAGGCTATAAGGCCGCTCAATCCGAATTAGAGGCAAATGCGAACAAGACTGCTGAAGGTTTAAAAAAATCACTTTCTGGAGTTGCGGATCAGATTGAAGGTATTCAAAAAAAGAGTAAGAAATTAATTAATCCCGATCAAGAATACCAAGGACAGTTACAAGCGTCAGAGCAATTACTACAAGTAATCAAAGAACTTATTGCAGATATTAATAATAATCCTCTTCAGTTTATGGATGAAGGTAATGTTAAAGGGTTTAGATTATTAGTTGACGCAATGAAGGAAGATGTTGGTGATTTTCAAGATAGATTTGATTCTCAACAAGGTATTCAAGGACGTATCAACACTTATTTTACTAGTTATAAAGGTGCCTATACAAGCTTCTTTAGAGAAATAAAAGATTCCTTTAAGTCTCAGGCATTAGGCGAATTGCAGAATGAAATTGATCGTACATTTCAGACATTTGAAGATAGTATCACAAATCTTAATCGTGCTACTGGATTAAATCAAGGTGATTTTCTTAATAAAAATCTTAACACCAATGGTGGCAAAGCTACTGCTGGTCAGATTGAACAGCAACAAAAAATCAGAAATGCTATTGCTGAAAGTTATCGTGGATTAATTACAGATATTTCTGATGAACTTACTAAAGTTCAAGACAGAATGGGTAACGTTTTAGGCGAAGGATTTTTAAGTCAGGATTACTTTAAGAATTTTGGTGAAAAATTCACTGCTGGATTGGGTGATGCAAGTGAGTTTAAAGAATTTCAAAATAATGCACAAGGTGCTGTTGATTCATTAAATGAATTGCAAAAAATTCAAGAACGCATGGCTAATGGCAGTCTTGATTTGACTCAACTAGCACCTGATAAATTAAAAGATCAGATTCAAGAAATTGTTAAATTATTTGCTGATCTTAATAAAAATTATGCTGAAGTAGTTGAAAAGTCTAAGCAGTTTACTTTTGCTGATGTGGGGGATATTGAAAGACAAAGGGCGGGTATTACTCAGTTTATGAAGAGTAATCCGGGTATCAGTGCTGATGCTAAAGCACAATTACAAGGATACTTTGATCAATTACAACAAGGAATAAGTCAAGCAGATTTTACAAAATTATCAGATGGATGGAAACAAGTTGCGGATGCTGAACAAGCCGCTGGTAGGACTGGTGCTACATTTATGTCTGAACTCCAGACTCGTTTCAAATCCTTAGGCGCTTATCTCCTGTCCTTTGTTTCATTCTACAGAGTAATCGGTGTTTTCAAAGATGGTATTAATATTATCCATGAACTTGATGACGCTTTGACGGAAATGCAAAAAGTTTCAGATGAAAGTCTGAGTAGTTTAAGAGAATATCAAAAGAGTACATTTGATACAGCAAATCAGATCGGTACGACTGCGGCTCAGTTACAGACAAGTACTGCCGATTGGATGAGGCTTGGCGAGGATTTACAGACAGCATCTCAATCTGCACAGACTGCAAACGTACTATTTAATGTTTCTGAATTTGATAATATTAATGACGCAACAACTGCATTGGTTGCTATGAGTGCTGCGTATGCTGATGCTGAAGAAGGTATCGATAAGATGGACATCGTAGATAGATTGAATCTTATTGGTAATAATTATGCAATAGCAACTGATGAATTGGCAACTGCTCTTCAGGATGGTGCGGCTGCATTACAAACTGCTGGCAATGATCTTGATGAAGCAATTGCTTTGACGACAGCAGGTGAGATTAAATTGCCTGAATATGTGGCAACACATATATAGAACACATCTAATTGCTGGAAATCCTATTAGGATAATCAGCAGCGAAGCCATATTGACATGTTATAATTAATTTGTATAATATATATGGAACGTTCAACGACTATTCCCGTGTCGGGATTAGGACTAGAGAATACATATCCTAATCAATAGAAGTACGGCTCAATCGCAAATGGAGTGGGTGAAAATCCCTTAAATGGAAATGGTGTGCTCTCTTTTTAATAAAGAGATGAAGATATAGTCTGATCCTACGGGTAACCGTAGAAATAATATGTTTATATAAAATATACATATTAACAGTTATATCTTGCGAATATAACTGAACACAAATGAACTTAATCACACAAGATGCTAGTAAAACTGGGAAGGGCGTCAGAACAATCGCCCTCCGCTTGACAGGCACAAAAGAAGCGGCAGAAGAATTGGAAGAAATGGGTGAAGATACATCTGACATGATAGTATCTCAATCCAAAATGCGTGAACTGATCATGAATGCTACAAAGGTAGCTTCAAATAATTACAAAGGATTTGATATACAAGACGAGTTAGGTCGTTACAAATCAACTTATGAGATAAACAACATTGTCTCTATATAACTATATCGGTTAAAGTCTTAGGGGAAGATAAGACCGAGGTAAGATGTTTTAATTAATTTCATGAGGTAATACGATGTATCAAAAAAGTTTCGACAAGTGGTGTATAGAACACCATAGAGAAGATTTAATTACTATATGGAACAATGAAAAGAATGGAGATATTGCAAATTCTCGAATGTCAGATGGAAAAAAATATTGGTTTACAATAAATCCAGATGAAGAAGATGTTTCTTATTCTTTAGCTAATATTCGTTCAAAAAAAGGAGGAGACCCTTTTGATAAATTTAATAATAGTTTTGGACATAATGTTGTAAAAAAATATGGTAAAGAATATTTATATAAAATTTGGTCACCGACTAATAATAAATCTCCATACGAATTTACAAAAGGAAGTACTTTAAAAATATATGTACGTTGTGCTGATAACCCTGAACACCCAGAACACATTACTACTCCTGATACTTTTATTCGAGGACGTAGCACATGCCCTTATTGTAATCATAAAAGAATTCTACCAAAAGAAAGCTTTGCTCAATATCACATAAATAATACAGATGGAGATTTTTTAACTAAATATTGGAGCAAAGACAATAATGTAGATCCATTTACAATTGCACCACAAAGTAACAAGCCAAAGGTATTAATTAAATGTCAATCAATAGATTATCATATATATTCTATTTCTCCGGCGAATTTTACGAGGGGGCGAAGATGTCCTTATTGTGAAGACGGGAAGAAAAAGACTCATTATTTAGATTCATTAGGACATAAATATCCTCAAATTATAAATATATGGTCAAATAAAAATAGGCGCTCTCCATATACCTTTAGATGTAATAGCCATGAAAAAATCTGGCTAAAATGTGAAAAAGGGAAACATGAGGACTATTTAAGAACTATTAGAGATTATACTGTATCTGGTGCAATTAATTGCCCAATGTGTACAAAAGAAAGAACAGTGTCTTATATAGAAGAGAATGTACAGAATTATATTTTATTACTTGGGTACAATCTAAAATGTGAGTATGGATGTTCTATTATTGCAATAAATCCCAAAACAGGATTTAAAATGCCCTATGATAATGAAATTCCAGAATTAAAATTAATAGTTGAAGTTCACGGGATACAGCATTATGAATTAAGTGGATGGCATATTACTCAATCAAAAAATTCTGGGAAAACGCCAGAGGAAGAATTTCAATATCAAAAGCAAAAGGATTTGATAAAAAAAGATTATGCAATAAGTAAAGGATATCATTATCTTGAAGTCCCATATTGGACTTTTGAATCAGAGGAATATAAAGAATTGATTAATAATAAAATTGAACAAATTAAAACATCAACCGTAGAGACTGCGGGATAGTATAGGCAATTATACTATTGAAGTTATACATATTTTATTTAAATATGAATATACAGTCCGAACTCACGCTATAACCCCAATATAATAAGAAACGTGAGAATCAGCCAGAAATGACTGGTCGCCTATTTTTTATAGGTCATAAAAGTAACAGAATGAATGCTAGGTCTCTCCCAAATCTGGGATGAGATTCGTCAAGCAGATTTAAAAACAGGCGATAACCGTCAGAACTTACTGCTTGAATCAATTGCAGGAAAGAACCGCGCGTCCATAGCCAGCAGTATCCTTCAAAATCCAGATGTTCTCCAATCCGTCTACGAAGACTCTTCCACCAAAGCCGCGGGATCAGCATTAGAAGAAAACCAGAAATATTTAGATAGCATCTCAGGTCACCTTGCAAAACTTCAAAACGCTTGGCAAGAACTTTGGGCAAATGCTGCTAACCGTGATGTCATCAACATGTTCATTGATTTAGGCACCACAATCCTTAACTTAATCAACGATGTTGGTGGACTTCAATTTGCATTTGCAGCTTTGTTTAGTGGAACAGTTGTGAAAGGATTATTTAATGCCAACAGCTTATTGGTCAAATATGTCCAATTATTAAACAGTTCTAAATCCGCATCAGAAGTCTTAACAGGTGTCTTTGAACGTCTACCTCATCCTGATGGTTTAAATGAAATTAAGAAAACATTATCGCCAGCGACAGAAAGCACAGAGGATGCAGGAAATGCGGCTAAAGTCGCCTTAACTAATGAAGAAACTGAAGCGCTAGAGAGACTTAATGAGGCCAAGCGAGAAAATGCTGAAGCATCTTCTTTAGAGGCTGAAGCAAATCAGCAAGCAGCAACGACTTCTGAAATGAAAGCAGGGGCAACTGTGGAAGAAACAGAAGCAGAAGTAGCCGATACAGGTTCAAATACCGCAGAAGTTGTGTCTGAAGAAGCTGTAGATAAAGCCAAGCAAGAAGGTATTATTACAAGTGAAGCTTTAACAGCAACTCAAGAACAAGAAACAGCAAGCCAGATGAAGGATATCACTACAGATGCTCAACAGGCCGCTTCTCAACAAGGACTAAATGGGGCAAAGGCAGCTGGTAGTGGTGGTATGCTTGCCACAATAGGATCAATGGCAACTAGCCCATTCTTCTGGGTGCCCGCTGCAATAATAGCACTTACTACTATTTATGGTATAATAAAAAGAAATAATCAAGAGTTAATCGATGGGGGTAAACAGGCAGCGTCTGCTTGGAGTAGTACTGAAGATTCTTTATCTGGATATACACAGAAATATACAGATTTAACCACACAATTACAGAATCAAAATTTATCTGATGCAGAACAATTAAACATAAAGAAACAAATATTTGATTTACAACAACAAATTTCAGGAGAATACGGCAAGGCAGCTGAGGGTATCAATTTAGTTAATGGTAATTTAGATGACCAATTAGAAAAATTAAGGCAAATTCAAAAAGAAGAAGCTAAACGTAATTATCAAGATAACGCTAAAGAATATGATAATGCAATAGATAAAATGTCTGGCACTGTTTCTCGCGGTTTGTTTGGGCTTGATCAAGGATATACTTTAAGATTAACGTTAGATTATGGATATGAAGATTTCAATAATAAATTAATTAAAGATGCAGAAAAAGCTGGTTTTGATGTTCATACTCTTGCTGATGGCACTGAAGCAGTATTTACATTAAAAGAAAACGCTGAAGATTCTGACGAGGCTTTACATGCATTATCTGATTCAATTGCAGAAGTAAGAAATGAAGTTGGAAAAGATTGGGATGATAGTTATTTTTCTTCTTTTGACGACCAACTCTCAGATGCAAAAAAAGCTAATGAAAGCTTTCTGCAAGATTTTCAAGAAACAGCATATACCGGACTTAAAAATAAATTAGCAGATAGTCCAAATGCTGAAGGTTGGGATTTATTACAAGAGTATGAAAAAGGACTAAAAGATTATAATACTGCTTTATTACAACAAGATGATGGACAAATTGAAACCACACGAAACAATTGGAATGCTTTAATTGAAAAAAGGGACGAATACTTATCTAAAGGAAACAATTCTGAATTTGCGCCTTTATTTAACCAAATTGATGAGGGATTAGATAAATCCTTACAAGATTCTTATGATCTTCGTAAAGAGATGCACGCTCCTGACAAACGGACATTAATCGAATCAACATTTGGTACTATGCAAGAGAATAAAAAAGTATCTAAAAACTTGCGTAGACAACTATTAAATACAGCTACAGAGGTGTTAGGGGAATGGAAAAAAGCAAGTGCTAGCGGTCAAGAAGCTGATTTAGGTTCTGATGCTATGCTACGCCTTGCTAAGTCTGCTGAAGCCGCAGGTCTTCCATTAGAAAGAGTCATAGATTCTCTTAAATCAACTGGTGGTACAAGTGCTTTACAACAAATGCTTGATGGTACAAGGATTAGCGCAGAGCAAATTGAAGCCGCTTTATATGACACTGATTCTGCAATTGCTAAGCTAGCAAGTGAGCAATTTGATATTAGAGTTGGCGAAACGCCAGATGATCAATTAAAGACATTCGCTGCTGAATTTGCTTCTATGGTAGGAGCCGTTTCTGAATCGGTTAATGAATCTTCTAGTTCTCTTGATAATTATTTTCAGGATACATCGTCAAAGATTGAGCGCATCAGCAGTTTGACATCTACTCTTCAAAAAGGTCAATCACAAACTGGACTTACTTTTACTAAAACAGAGGAAAATGGTGAACAAGTCGCTAGTGAAGTTAAAAGTATTATTGATGCTTATAAAGACCTTGAAGGATATGATCTTGGTTCGTTGTTTGAAGAGACAGCGACAGGTATTAAATTAAATTATGATGCTTATCGTGCTCTTGCTCAAGAAGAAGAGGCTGAAACTAAACGTCAATATATGTTAAAGCGTGCTGCTTTAGAGAATCAATTAGCAACTGCAACAGGCGCTGAAAAAGCCAATCTTCAAAAACAGATTACAGAATTGGACATGCTCTCCTCTGCTTATGATGGTGCCACTTCAGCATTACAAAAATATCTTAATCAGCAGAATGCTGCCGATTATGGTGATACTTATGCAATGCTTAGAGATACTACAATCAAACGTGCAGACGAGTTAATGAATCAAGGGATGGTTGGCACTGAAGAATTTAGAAGTATTGCGCAATTATTCTCTAACAAATCGTTGGCAACCACTTCTGCTTCTGAAAATGTAGATGCTTATCTTGCGGGTTATGAAAAAGTAAAGAAATTCTTTACTGAAGATAATTTTACAGGAATGAAAACGTTTGCTGATGAGCTTACTACACTTGATGAAAAATTTGGTTCATTCACTAAAGAAACCGTAGATGGAGAAGATATTTATAAATTCAGCGCAAGTGACGACCAATTAGCTTTATTAGCAGATCATTATGGTGTATCCGTAGATTTGATTGAGGCTTTATTTGACCAATTAAGAGGTATGGGTTTCAATTTACATTTATATCGCGATGGCGGCTTTGACGATTTTGAAAAGCTTGATGCGGATATAGAAGATTCTCAAAAGGCTTTAAAAGAATTAAAGAAAACAGCTAATGACCCCAATTTAATTCCCGATAGTTTATTTGATTTTAATGCAAGCGAATTAGATACGCCTGAAGAATTAAAAAAACAAATAACTGAATTGGAAAATACCAAAGCTAGTCTCCCGCTTAACTCTGAAGCTTATAAAGAAGCACAAAAAATTATTGATGACCTTAAAGCAAAGCTAAAAGAATTAGAAGAACATGACGAATACTCGCCAAAAGTAACTGTTGAAGGGTATAAACAAGCTGCTACTATAGTAGAGCAGTTTAAAGAAACTGAAGAAACTGTAAGACAAATGGCTGCTGAAGATGTCAATTTCGATATTGAAGCGGCTATTAAAGAAGATCCAAAAATTGCTGAATTTATTGAACAAACTAAACAATTACCACCCACTTTACAAACTAAGGTAATGGCAGATTTAGATGTGGTTGGTTTTAATCCAGAAACCGATCATGATAAAATTGGTGATTATATTCGTCAGGCATTAGCGACAGATGAACCTGTAGTAATTCGTACACAGCCTGAACTAAATCTGGATACTGGCTTAGGATTGGGATATCAAGGGACTGAAGGATTAACCGTTCCTATAAAAGGAGACGTTGAGCCTCTTAAACAAGAATTGAGCGTTCCTTTCGCCGCTAATGCAACTGTGACTGCGGATACAACAGGAGCTAAACAAGATATCCAAGAACTTGGCAATGAAACTCCGTCTCCTACTGTAACGCCTCAAACCGATAAAACACAAGCGGAACATGACTTAACTAATTTAGACAATGAAACCGTGCAACCTCAAGTTAAACCCGTTATGAATGAGGGAGATAAAGCCACAGTACAAAACGATTTATCTAATTTGGGTAATGGGTCTGAAGCTAAAATTGGTATAGGTCTTGATTCTGGAAGTGCAGAAGCCGCAAAACAACAGGCTGAAGATGCTATTGCGTCTGCACAACCTCAAGTTGAAGTTCATGGTAAAATATTAGCTGATACTGATCTTGGTCTTGAAGCAGTCGCCCAAGTTGCTTCAAATGCAGATATTCATATTAATTTGGGAGCAGACCCAAGCCAAGCGACTGAAACTATTGATCAAGTTAAAGCAGACGCTGAGGAAGGTGTAAAAACGCCTCTTACCATTGAACCTAAAAATAGTGTGCAAGATGCAGCCAATCAGGCTGGTGCTCAGCAAGGTGTTACTACTACTAACACAGAAAACAAAGTCATTAATGAAGAAACGCATACTACAGTAACAACTGATGCTTCTCAATTGGATGCTTTAGGACAACAAATGCAATCAGTTCAAGCGATGAGTGGCTCTGCAATTACCATGTCTGTCAATGTTTCTGGTATTGAAACTGTTACTCAAGCATCAGAAAAAGTTGACGCTCTAGTAGCTAAAAACGGTAAAAAAGTTAATATTACTATTGGTGGTAATACAGCGGCATTTAACAAAACAATTACAAATACAACAACTCAATTAGCTACATTAAGTAAAAAGAATACTACTCCCGCAATTAAAGCTGATAATAGTAAGTTAATGTCAGCCGCTAATGCAGCAAAATCTAAGCTCGACTCTATTAAAAGCAAGAGCATTACAATTAGTGCTCATAGTAATGGTTTTGGCTCAATTCTTTCTGAATACAGACAATTAAAGAGTAAATCTATTACACTTACTACAAATAAAGTTACAAATATTACAACAAATAGGAATGCAGATGGAACAGCGCATAGTGCGGGTACGTTAATGTCTGGTGGCAAGGCATTTGTTGGTGGCGATTGGGGACTTCCCAAAGCAGAAAAAGGCGCACTTATCAATGAATTGGGGAGTGAAATAGTAGTAATGCCATCTGGACAGTGGCAAATTCTTAACAACGGTGATCCTACTTTTGCCAACCTCCCTAAAGGCGCGATTATATTTAATCATAAACAGTCCGAAGACCTTCTTAAAAACGGATATGTAACAGGTTCTCATGGCAAACTTGTTGGAGGTTCATTTGCTCGTGGTACAGTTGATGAAGATGAAGACATTGACGAAGAAGATTTAGATGAACTGACTGGTGATGCCTTTGCATTAGGTACTACTGGATGGAATGGACAATTATCTGGTGAAGCACATGCAAATAGAGGTGGAGGCAGTTTTAAAGCTGCTAAAAAAGGGAAAAACCGTTCCTCTTCCAAATCCAGTAAATCTTCCGGTGGTCATTCCAGTAAATCCAAAAAATCCAAAGGTAAAAAAGGCAAGAAATCCAAATCCTCCAAATCCTCTTCCAGCTCTAAAGCAAAGGATTTCCTTGAAACACTGGACGCCATTGAGATTCAGATTAACCGCATAGACGCTCTGTTCCAAAAACTCGACACTGATATTGGTAAAACTTATACTACATTTGGTGCTCGTACAGGCGCACTCACAACTGAATTCTCTGCGTTGCAAGCAGAAATTAAACGTGTGGACGCATCATTAAAGGGTGCTAACTCTTCTACCAACTACCTTCGTAAAGCAGCTGATGCAGCTCGTACAGCTGGTCTTAAGAAAGGTGACGAGGGCTATAAAGCAGGTTCACAAGGTGCATCTGGTGTTGGACTTAGTAGTGCATGGATTGCTAGGATTCAAAACTCTGTTAATACAGGCTCTTATATGACGCTTAATGACGTCAAGGATGAGGGACTTTGGAAAAAGATTCAGGCTTATCAGACTTGGTATGATAAATACGTTAAGCTTCAACAGAAGAAACAAGACTATATTAATAAGCTGTCTCAACTGACGATTCAGAAACTTCAGCTTATTCAGTCTCAATATAATGCATCGCTTGAAACAATATCAACCACATTAACTAGAAACCAGAATTTACTTGACTTGCAAACCAGTCGTGCAGCGGATCAGGCAAATTCTTATTTTAATGGAAAATACACAGCTTATAACAATCAAATTAAGACACTCCAAGCTGAAGCCAAAGCACTCACCAATGCGCTTAATGAGGGTGTGCGTAACGGTACTATTACTCGTGGTTCTGAAGAATGGACTAAATGGAGCAATCAGATTGCATCTATTAACAACGATATTATTAAAGCACAGAAGGATATTGCAGACACTGCGGTAGCACAGATTCAATATGTTCAGGATAAGTGGCAGACCACTTTGGATATGCTTGAAACTAATATGGATACATATGAGAAATGGATCGACAGATTCCAGTATACTCAAAATATTTATCCTATTCAGACAAATGCTACTAATAGCAACGACTCTACTCTTAAATATTATGAGACAGAGATATCCATGAACAAGACTCGCATGGCAGACCTGCAAGCACAGGCCAATGCTATGCAAGCGGCTCTGAATAGTGCTGTAAACAATAATAGAATTCAGAAAAATTCCGAAGAGTGGAAGAAGTGGCAGACCCAGATTCAGCAAGTTAAGAATGAGATTATTGAGACTCAGAATGCAATCAGCCAGTTAGCGGTTGACAAGCTTGAACATATTCAGACACGCTGGGAAGCTTCTATCGACCATATGAGTACTGTGCTTAAACGGTTTGAAGCATTCGCAGACCTTGAAGAGACCAAGGGTTATGATATTAGTGAAAAGTATTATCAAGAACAGATTAAAGGCAATAATCAAATTCTTGATGAATTAACACGTAAAGCGAGTAATCTTCAAGAAAGTCTTAACGAGGCAGTTATTCATGGACGTGTCCTTACTTATTCTGAAGAATGGTATAAGTGGGCTGAATCTATTGAAGACGTCAAGAATGAAATCGTTAGTACTCAAGAAGAAATCGCTGACCTCAACAACGAAATTCGTCAACTGGCTTGGGATCGTTTTGAGCGTATTCAAGATCAGATTAGTGACGTTGTAGATGAAATGGATTTCTTGAATGGTCTCATTTATGAAAATGACTTGTTTGAAGAAAACGGAATGGTCACTGATAAAGGTCGTGCATCTGGCGGCCTGATTGCACAGCAATATGATTTGTTAATGAAAGAAGCCCAGAATTACAGGCGTGAAATTCTGGCAATTAATGAAGATATTGCCAAAGACCCGAATAATCAGAAACTTATCAAACAACGCAATGACTGGATTAAGAGCCAGCAATCTGTTATTGAAAATGCCCGCAAACAAAAAGAGGCAATGGTTGACCTTGCTGAAAAGGGCATCAAGAAACAGATTGATTACATGAGTGAGTTAATTGATAAGTATGAGGAGGCTCTGGACAAACAGCGTGACCAAGAACAGTACGCCAAGAATATAGCTGATAAACAGAAGTCTATTTCCAATCTTGAAAAACAGCTTCGTTCTATGGGTGGCGATGATTCTGAAGAAGGTCGTGCAAGAAGGCAGCAGTTACAAGACCAGTTGAAACAAGCCCGTGAAGATTTACAGGATACTCAGGAAGATAAGCGACTCTCTGACATTAAAGAAATGCTTGGAGACATGCAGGACAAGTATGAAGACGTCCTGAATGACAGGCTCGATAATATTGACCAGTTATTCTCCGATGCTATTACTGTAATTAATCAGAACGGTGCTGATATAGCGGCTACGATTAGGGCTGTTGGTGCATCCGTTGGGTATAATCTGACTACTAATATCAATAAGACCTATGAAGGTGTTGCTAATACTGACGATAATAGTTCTGATACTGCGTTAGTATCTGGTACAGTTAATGGTAATTTTAATAATGGTAGTGCGACTACATTGAAGACAGCGCAACAAGCTGAAGCTGACGCTGAACGTGCAAGGCAAGAAGCTGATAGTACAGCAACTAAAAATATTGCCAGTGTTACTACTACCACTGTTAAGACCACTACGACTACGACTACCACTACTACTACCACTAAGAAGCCAACTACAACTACGAAGAAAGCGACCACAACCGCTAAAAAGGTAGTAGCAACCACTAAAAAAGTAGCAACTACTACAAAGAAACCGACTACAACTACTAGAAAAGCTGGTTTCCAAAAAGTAGGCAATTATTATTATTATTACAATTCAAATGGCACTATTAAAAAAGGCAATTATACTGCAAATGGATATAAAATTGAATCCAATGCTTCAACAGGTGCTGTCAAGAATGGTATTGTAAAAACTAACGATGGTTATAGAAGATATATTAAAAATGGCTCTATCCAACATGGTTGGCAAAAGATTGGCAATAAGAAATATTATTTCAGTGTTCCTTGGGATGGAGTTATGCTTACAGGACTTCGAGAGATTGGTAATCATACTTATTATCTTGATCCAACAACTGGAGCACTTCGAAAGTCTGACTTTACTCTTAATGGGCTTACTTATGATGTCGCTAGTAAAGATGGGCATATTAGAACAGCTAAAAATAAAAAAGGGAAGGTTGTTAAAAGATATGCCAAAGGTACAAAATATGTCCCTAAAACAGATATGTACCAAGTCGATGAAAAAGGACAGGAAGTCTTTATTAATAGTAAAGGTAAGATTTATACCCGTCTTGAAAAGGGTGCAGCGGTTCTTCCTCATAAAGCGGCACTTAACCTTCTTGATGGTATGTCCAATCCTGTTGAATTTATTAAAGATCATATGGATTTAAGGCCAAGCAAGAGTATTACAAATACAACGACAAGTGGCGACACTTATAATAATGTAACCTTTAATCTGCCCCGTGTCACGAATTATAGCGAATTTATGCGTGAGGCTCAGAAAGACCCGAACTTCACAAAATATATTCAAGAAATTTCGATTGGCACATTGAATGGCAATAACTCTCTCAAGAGTAATTCTATTCGATTCAGGTAATTATTTTATGACAGGCGCTCTTAATCGGGCGTCTGTCATTTTCTAATAGGAGGACAGCGATGAATAATATTAAAGATGAATTTGATGAGATTGATGAACTTGTGAATGAGTCAACAACTAACGATAATGATAAACAATTATTAAAAGATGCTTTGACTGAAGTCAGGGAACTAAAAAAAATGTATCAGCAGGAAATTGCTCGATATAAAGAAGTAACACGTCAGCTCCAAGTTGGATTAAGTGAATTAAAAACACTTAAGGAAGAATTTGCAGAACTTCAAGATTTAATGTATGAAGATGAAGATGAAGATGAGGCTGACGAAGATATTGAAGAATGAAAACAATAAGAAAGGCGGTGTTTCATTTTGGCAATAAGCAGTTTCACATATGATGGCATTAGCCTACAAGATTTTAATGACGGAAAGTATATTTTAGGATATTTTTCAGCTGATGAGAATCCCAAAGAGGGGCAGCGCAATTATAATAAGACGTCTCTGTTTATGGGGCTTGAACAGCCATTTGTCTATTATAATTATGAAGACACCATTACTTTTACACTTGGTATTATTAAAAATCCATGTTTAACAAATGAAGACGAGATCACGGTTAAAGAAATGGAAGAATTAAAAAGATGGCTTTGTAGACCAGCACCGCATTCTTTTAAAATAGATGACCCTAAATATGAAGATGTATTTTGGGAGGGGACGTTTCAATTAGAAGAAGATATTACAGGTTCAAAGCGTACAGGTGTGGTGTTAACTTTTGAGAGCACCCGTCCCTATGCATTACAAGAAGATGTAATATTAATGGGCGATACGGAAGCTGAAGACAGTATTATAATTTTAGATGAATCTGTAGAAATTGGCTATATCTATCCTGATATGGTTATTACCTGTAAAGAAAGCGGCGATTTAACAATTAACAACTCATTTGATAATCGGCAAACAATTATTAAAAATTGTGAACAGGACGAAACCATTACATTTTCCAAGTATTTACAAATTACATCCAGTTCCGAATCGCACGATATAGCTAATGATTTTAACTATAAGTTTCTAAGGATAGGCAATAACTTTGATACACAGGAAAATATCATCTCTTTTTCATTGCCTTGCGAATATAGCATTATTTATAATCCTGTGCGCAAGGTTATTCCTATTTAATAGAACAGGAGGACACAGATATGGATAACTATTATATTGAAACAGATTCAATCAAACAGCCTATATCTCCACCTGTTATCCTTGCGCATAAAAGCGGTAGAAAAATTGGTGTATTAAATATTGATGAACGCACACTTGTTATAAAAGTAGAATTGCAGGATTCTGAAATCTTATATTCAGAGTGTTCATTTGATGTCCATAAATACATTAATACTTTTTTAAACCCTTTGTGGAATGAAGTAAAGAATTTTAAAACAGTCTGTATTCCTATATCTGTACCTCATATTCAAGCTAAAAGTATATGGTATGAAATTGAAGTGACGATAGATGAAGAGGATGATACAGTTAAACATATAACAGGTACTCTTGCACAATATGCTGAGTTAGATCAAGTAAACAACTACGAAATCGAAATAAGAACTGAAGAAGATATGGCAAGAGACGATTATAAAGATACAACCTTTTATAATCCAGACGATCCTGATGCTTCTATCGTTCATAGGGTATTACACGATAAAGCTGGACATTATGTGATTAATCATGTAGATGAAAGCTTATGGGATGTTAAACGGACATTCTCATTTAATGGCTCCTCTGTTATTGATTGTTTAAAAGAATTAGCAGAAACGGTAGACTGTATTATTATTTTAGGAGAAAACATAGACGAAGATGAATGGTCATTACAGCGTACCATTTCATTCTATGATGGTAAAGATTATTGTCCTGAGTGTGGCAAACGTGGAGATTTTAGCAATGGCTGTACGAATCCTGAATGTACTCATAGCCAAAAAATTATTCCAAGATACGGAAAAGATACAGGGATATTTGTTAGTAAAGAAAACTTAGGTGAATCTATCAATTTATCAGTTAATACAGATAATATTAAAAACTGTTTTAGAATCACAGCTGGTGATGATGAAATGACTACTGCTGTGATTCTTTGTAATCCAGCAAATTCAAGATATATTTGGCGCTTTACAGATGATATGAGAATGGACATGTCTCCAGAGTTACGTGAAAGATATTCTGAATATGAACAAGAATATAATACATACAAGTATGAATATACAATGTCATTGGTGACACGGGCGGCTGATTATAATGAATTGTATGACAAATATTTGCCCTTATTAAAAAAAGAATTGGGTCATGTAGCCCGACCCATTAAAGGGTATATTGATTTAACCACAGCTTATTATTATTCAACTTATTTGCGGGATTTTTTACAAAATACAATGTTCCCTGATTCCCCAGATGTAGTAGATACAACTGCTGAAAAAGAAATGAACAAATTCACAATCACAACAGTGGGTGTTCGTAGCTTAACTGGTTTGTCTAAATCAACAACAGCAGATGATGTTGAAGAACTGGTCAGAGTTTATGTAGATGATGCTCGATATTCTATTGAAGTTGTGACAGATACATATGAGGATAAACAGTGGACAGGTTCTATCACTCTTACATCATTTACAGACGATGAAGATACATGTACACGTACTTTTAATTTAACCTTTACTCAGGCAACCGCTGAGTACCTTAAAGATCAGGTAGATATCTATATGAAGCGCAAAGATGCTGTGGTTAGTGGCGCTAAGGATTTGTTCAAACAAGAAGATAATATTTTTAAGGCTGAGATTAAAAAGTATAATCTTACATCTTTGATTGACATGAGAGCGGCTGCGGAAAGTGTGCTGTTAATGTTAGATGATGCAGGAATTACACAAGCAACAGCGCCCGATGTTTATCGTGATATATATAAGCCTTTTAGTGATAAAAAGGACTATCTGGCACAAGAAATTACGCTTAAAGATACAGAAGTAGGAATGTTAAACGCTTTGATTGCGCAGATTGAACAACAGCAAGATGTTATAAATACGGCATTGAATTTGGAAGACTATCTTGGTGAAACCTTATGGTTGGAGTTACTGTCTTTTAGAAGAGAAGCAGATCAAAGTGACAGCACTATTATTAGTCAAGGACTAACAGAAGCTGAGATAATAGAAAATGCAATTGAATTTTATAATCGAGCAGATGAAGATATTGATAAATTAACAGAATCTGTATATGAGATTGATTGCACATTAAAAGATTTGTTATTAATGCTTCCAGATATATATGAAGAACGTAAAATAGAGTTTGATGTGGGCAACTGGCTTAGAATTGAAGTTGATGATAAAATTTATAAGTTGCGCTTGTTAAGCTATGAAATTGATTTTAATAATTTAACTACCATTCAGACATCTTTTGGTACAGCTAATAGATCGAACAATACTATTTATTCTACTTTTAATAAAATGCTGCGCACGACAGCCGATAACAATCAAGGACTGGCAGATATTTCAAAACGAATGACGGACGCAGAAAGAACATCGGCAATTGTTAATCAAATATCCAGTTTTACATATACGCCTGATAATCGTTTGGTCGCTAATATTGATGGTAAAACGATTATCATGAACAACGATGAAACATTATCTGAATATTTAAAACGGTCTATTCGTGATGTTAACGGCGCTTTGGCTATTATGCTGACAAATGAATTTGAGGGGATCACTACTGATGAAGATGGTAACAATGGAGACTACTCTTCTTGTTATACAGATGTTCATATTTATTACGGTGATGCTGATATAACTGATAGTCCTGATATCGAATGGGACGTTGCTATTCCTTCAAGCGCTACTGGTACATGGGATGCAACAAATCATAGAGTAACAGTAACAAATACGACAGCTGATATTGTTATTATAGAAATATTTGCTACTTATAAAGATTTAGAAGTTAAAAAGGTATTTACGATAAAGAAAATTAAACAGCCATCTTCTCCTATTGTTGTTAATATTGATTCCAGTGCGGGCAATATCTTTAATAGCAGAGGTATAAACACTATTCTTACATGCACTGTCATGAAAGGTACGCAAGATATAACAGATCAAGTGAAAAATTTCCACTGGATTAAATATGATAAAGATGGCAACGAAGACCCTGATTGGAGTAGGATGAGTGCGCAAAAGATTACTCTCTCTACCGCAGACATTCAAAGCAAAGGTATTTTTAAATGTGAAGTATCTTTTTAATATACGATTATAGAAAGGAAAATGGATTATGGCACAAGTTACATATGGTTCTATAACTTTAGTTGATTTGACTGATGTAGGACAATTATCTGTATATCCTACAAGCAATCAACCTTTATCAATTATATATGACCCAGATCAAAATACATACACTCCTAACTGGAGTACTTCAACTACCAATCTTGTGTTAACCCCAGTTATTTATTATAACAATACTCCTTTAACAGGTAGTACAACAGGGGTAACAATTACTTGGAAAAGACGAGAAGGGGCTGGAAATATTACTAACCTTACGTCAGGAGAAACTAAACAGGCAAACGGTAATTTAAAAGTAACTGCCAATAAATTTAATTCAAACTCGACAATGATAAGCTATATAGTAACTGTTGAGTATGTAGAGCCTGAAATTCAAAAAACACTAACAGCCGAAGGACAAATTACTTTTAGTTTAGTCAAGCTTGCTTCTTCCGCTAAAACATGTATTATTTCTGGTGATACAGTATTTAAATATAATACAAATGGTACGTTAGTTAGTGATTCATATATTACACTAACCGCAAAAACAAACAACGTATCAATTCAACAATGGCAATATAAAGATGCAGATGGAAATTGGACTCAAATCACAGGTTCTGGCACTAGTGAGACATTAGTAGTAAATGCATCTGACAATACTCTCTTTGTTAATGATGTTGCAACTATTCAAGTAATTACTAATGATGAAAATGTTTATGATATTCATTGTATTAGTAAATTAAGAGATGGCGCTCCCGGTGATAAAGCAGTGACCGCTGTTTTAACCAATGAAAATCAGATGATCCCTTGTAATTCTTCTGGCACACCTATAAGCGGTGCGTTTGATGGGGCAACTTCTCAGATTATTATCTACAACGGTGGTACTGATGACACTGAAAATTGGACTATTACGGTTGCTGAAACGGACGTTACTATTACTAAATCTACAACTACTCAGACCAACGATACCGTAGCTGTAACAGCCTTATCTGCTCTTACAGGTAAAGTTACATTTACATGTACACGAAGTGGTTATGATGATATTATTAAAGTTTTTTCATTGGTTAAGGTTACCGCAGGTGCTAATGGTACTACGCCCACCATTTATTCGTTAGAATGCGATGCTATAGCTATTAATAAAACCACTCCTGCAAGTGGCGGTACTGTTACTTATACCCCTTCTTCTATTGAAGTCAAGGGTTATTCTCAGACTGGAAACAACGCAAGAGCAGCTTATGCGGGACGTTTTAAAATTACATCTAATTCAACCGTTATCTATACTTCTACAGCTAATGAATCCGCTTATACAATTAGTGCCAGTAATATAGCAACTGCGGCAGCTAATGGCTATATGGTAGTAGAATTATATAAAGCAGGTGGCACTACCGTTCTTCTTGATAAACAAACTATTGTTATTACAGCGGATGGCGCAAAGGGTGAACAAGGTATTCAAGGTAATGCTGGTAAAGATGCTATCAATGTAGTAATGGGCAACTATGCTGATGTCATTCCTTGTACAAGTGGTAACAAACCTATTAGTGAATTTCTTATTGATATTCCATTTACTGGATATAAGGGCACAACTCAGGTCGCTTGTAACGTAGCTACGCCCGCAAAGGTTTTAAATGTTACAGCTCAAGTAACTCAGGCAACTGCAACAGCTGTAGGACATGTTAAATATACACTTCCTACAACAACTGATGTAAATGCAGCAAGTGGCACATTATCATTATCTTTTACTTGTGAAGGTAAAACTATTGTTCACACTTATACATGGACTCGAAGCACGGCAGCAACTAACGGCGTAAATGCTAAGTTGTTTGAATTATATACTACTAATGGTAATGTATTCACAAGTCGTGAATCACAAGATATTACTATTTATGGGCGTCTTATGGATGGTTCTTCAGATAAAACAAGTTCATGTACAAACTGGACATGGGCTAAATGGCAAGATGGTGCTTATACCACTATCTCAGGTCAGACGGCTAGTTCAATTAAGATTAACAACTCTACGGTTGAGGGATTTGCTTCTTATAGATGCACTTGTAAATATAGTAATGTTACATACACCGCTTACTATTCATTAATTGATAAACTTGATCCTATTCAGGCAACGGCTTTTTGTTCACTTGGAGAACAGATTGTTAATGGACAAGGACATGGTGCGTTTTATGTTATTGTAACTGATACAGGTACGGGGAAAGAACTTGACCCTCTTAAATCCGACAGATTTTTGACAGCGGCTCCAAGTAACCCAGCAACGGGTGATTTCTATTATCATCTTAATGCTTCACAAAAAACTGTAACATTAAAGAAATACACTGGTAGCGCATGGGCTGATGCTGGTAGTGGAGATTTACCAACTGGTACATATACATGGACATTTCGTGATTCAAGCGGTAATGCAACTACATTTAATGGTGCTTCGTCTGCAAGTGGTAAAGTTATTTATGTAGATGGTACACTTGTAACAAAGAAAATCATTGCAGATGTTAAAGTTGAAATCTGATAGTTATATTGGTATTCAAATGCTGATATAACTATCAGCATTTTTTATTTGAAAGAAAGGAATAACTAATATGATTACATATGGTTCAACAACACTTACTTCTTACAATTCGATTGTAAAAACAGAAGTGTACTATTATAAATCTACAAGTGCTACTTCTTTGTCAGGTGGGTCTTGGTCTACAACTAAACCCACTTGGGAGAATGGCAAATATATTTGGCAAAAGATACGGACAGTTTATGAAGATGGGACACATACTGAGAGCGATCCTGTTAATATTACTGGACAACAAGGTGCAACTGGAACCGCTGCGTATTCGTTTAAATTAAATTCTTCTGACAGTATTATTGGTAAAACTAAAGACGGGGAATATACAATTAAAAAAATTACCTTTAGTGCGACATATAAACAAGGTACAGGTGCCGTTTCTGCATATAGTGGAAGATTTAAAATCGAATCAACCACAAATGGTTCTACATGGAAAACGGAATATACATCAAGTGGAAACGAGGCGTCTAAAGAGTTTACTATTCCTGATGATATTATAGCGATTAAATGTTCGTTATATCAAAGTAGTGGTACTACCGTGTTATTAGATATCGTAACTGTACCTGTTGTTAAAGATGGTGTGGATGCAATTGGATTAAGAGATAGTATCCCTTATTATTTAGCATCTGATAAAGACACTGGTATCACCAGATTAACTCAGGGATGGACAAGATATAGACCACAATTAACAGCAGAGAAAAAATATTTGTGGGTATATTATGTATCTAGATATAGCGAAGGTACAACAGAACCTGAATTGATTGAAATCAAAGATGATTTGGTACATTTTGTAAATAACGGGGATGAGTCACCTGTTGAAAGTTGTGTGGTTGATATTGAACCTGTGCAAGATTTACACGGGTATGACAGTCCTTGGCCTGCGGGAGGAAATGTAAACCAGATTACTGTAAACAGAACAGAAGGGCTATTAAACGGTTATAATCCTGATACAAAAAGGGTGTTTGAATACGATAAATATTATGTCGGGCTTTCGTTTAATAATTATTATCAAAAAAGTACTATCACAGAATATAGCGTTGGGAACAATACTGTTTCATTGAAGACCACAAGAAATGCATATGGGATTGCATTTCCAGTCGCCGTTGCTCCAAACACTAAATATTTTATCGGAGCAACTTATAACGGAACGTCTCGAATAGCTGTATCGTTTTTTGATGCTGATGGAGGCTTGATTAGCTATTACACATTACCAGTTGGCGAATCGAAAGCCATAACAACTCCTGATGGGTGCGTAACATGTGTCCTGGTTGTTTATGATAACAGTGCGTCTGGTCAAAGCGTTGGGATTGCTGACGTGTTTTTTAACAGTCCATCTTCGGAAACTTCCTATACTCCTTACTCCAACATCTGCCCCATCACCGGATGGACAGGGGCGCATGTGACGAGGACGGGGAAGAATCTTTGCCCACTATATACACAGCGGAATTTTCATGCCGGCATTTCATACGATATAACGAGCGAAGGCATTCATGTACACGGAACAGCATCCGGTTCAAGCTACTCATGGAGTTCTTATAGCAGTTATGATGATTATCCAATTCATCTTAACGCCGGAACTTATAAAGTTTCGATTGATGAAATGTATGGCGACAGTGCGAAGAACGCGTATCTTGTAATTTTAGGCAAGACATTAAGCGGGCAAGATATTCCAAGTTCGACTGTCCATTCTCGGCAAAAAAATAGAACTCTTGTCCTAACTGAGCCCACAGCTATTCAATATGGTATCTTTATTGCATCCGGTTCAACTGTTGATTTTACAGTTAAACCACAGATTGAGCTCGGCTCCACTGCCACCGATTACGAACCCTACTCCGGACAGACTTATGACATTACTTTCCCCTCAGAATCTGGCACTGTATATGGTGGGCAATTAAATGTAACAACAGGTGAGTTAACCGTAGATAGGGCGATGGTGAGGATTTCTGATTTATCATGGTACTACTCAAATTATTATGGTTATTTTGGAACCCAAAGAGATGTTGCAAATATCAAGAATCCAACTTCTGCCACAACACTGCTTAGCGGGCTGATTTGCTCTGCATACAAAAGCGGAGCAGCCGCAGAAACGGGTAGTCAGAAAGTCAATGGCACGATTGGGGTTTTCCAATCACGTATCCGCATCCGCGATGAAAATTATGGCTCTGATGTAAATACGTGGGCGAGTATAATGGGTAATGAAACCATCGTCTACCCTCTCGCCACTCCGCAGATTTATACTCTCACTCCTCAAGAGATAACCATGCTCTGTAAAGAAAACAATATTTTCGCAGATACAGGTCAAACCGCCATTTCCTACTATGATAATCAAACATCAACTGATCCATATGTAGATTATTCCGCAACATCAGCGTTTGAATATTCTGTAAAAGCATATGAAGCAACGCAACCATTATACACAAAAACATACACAGGAATTATCGGTACTGCCAATACATTTGCAGATGCCTCCTTTTATTTTGCCAAAATACACCCAACTGCATATACATCTAATTATAAAGTCAAGATGAAGATTCGTGTAACAGCACCTGTGGATTATGCTGAAACAATTGATATCCAACTTGGCGGTTATGGTAGTTCGTTCAGTAGTTATGATTCTTATACTACCAGAACAGGAAGTATTGGCATTTATTATGTGAATCTTTATAGAGCAACACAAGCTGGTATAGAAACTAATGAAAAAGGACATGCAATTGGTTTTGGGCTAAGATATTCTACAAACCCTACTGATGCAAATTACAAAAGAAATATAACAGTAGACATACTAGAATTAGATGGCTGTACTATTGAAATGTTAGATACTCCTGTTAAGTATGCGGATATGGATGGCACGGGAAGTACAAATTATACGGGATATAATGAATTATATGTTGCATCCCCTGGACAAAATGCAACCAATAATACTAATACGCATTATACACAATATAATAACTCTGTAAAAGCAGGTACATTTGGAGTTAAAAGATATACGTTACTGATGCGTGACACTCAAGATACATGGGTTTCATTTGTAAATCAAGCTAATATTGTAGCAACCACAAAAACAGTTTCCACTAATGGACACATATTAGGAAAATTAATCTATTCCGCAGGTGGTGCTGAATATGCTTCTGGTGCAAATACATCTACAGTATATGATGCATATCCTTTTGATTTTAGATATTCATCTAATTGTGGAACTACATTAACGACCAACAAACCCGTATATCTTGTGGGTACAGTTAAAGCGGATGGGCTTTTCTATTTTGACACAACTACGTGGTGGACTCAGACTGAACCTACATCAGCAGATAATAAAGTTTATATTTATGTGGGTATGGCATATAGTAATTATCAAGTTTGGTTGAATACAGAAAACCCCGCTTATCAGTTTTATAATGGAGAATTTCTGTCGTATGATAAAGTTGTAACACTAAAAAGTATTAGTGACCTTAAAGAAACTCTCGAAGACCAAATTGATGGTAAGATTGAAACTTGGTGTCAATCTACCGATCCTTCAACAGCATGGACTACTACTGACCTTAAAAATCAGCATGATGGAGATTTATGGTATTACACTGGCGAATCTACTTCCAGTTATAAAAATAACACGACTTACAAATATACCGCTTCAACAAATAAGTGGACAGCGTATTCTGCTAACACAGATTTGTTTGATAAAATTGATAATAAAACGGCGATTTATTATGGTGAGCCAACTACTGTGACAAGCGCAGAAGAGGGCGATTATTTAGTTGATGCTACAGATGGGAGCAGTTACAGATGGAATAGTGGCGCTTGGGTTAAAGTTAGTGATTATAAATCGGCTATTGATGCGATTGAAATTGGTGGAAAGAATTTATTAAGAGGTACAAGAACACAAGATGTATCATTAGGAAATTATAAAGATAAGGTAACTGCTACTGAAGAAACATTGTTTGGATGTACAGTTTTTACATCATCGATTAGATGGTCAGATATTGGATTTGATTTTAAAAAACAAATTTTGGATAGAAATTTAGTGAAAGCTGGTGATTCAGTAACTTATAGTATTTGGGCAAAGACAGACGACACAGAACCAAGAAATATATACGGTGTATGGGTTGGCAGTTACTATGGCGGTACTACAATTGCTGTTTTATCTTCAGAATGGACACAATATTCAAAAACTTTTGTCGTTACAGAAGAGATGTTAGAGGCTACATCTGCTGTTATGACTCGTTTTGAATGTAATACCAATTGCACAGAAGGTAAATACATATATTGGGCTGCGCCTAAGTTAGAGCGTGGTACTAAAGCAACCGACTGGACTCCCGCACCAGAAGACACTGAAGCTGAAATTTCTGCTTTACAAGAAGATTTACAATCTCAGATTGATGAAAAAATTCAAACCTATTATCAATCAACCAATCCCGCATCTGCATGGACAACTGCTGACATCCGTGCAACTCATGATGGTGATTTGTGGTGCTATACAGGGACAACAACTTCTACTTATACTAAAGATAATGTGTATAGATATAATGCCTCCAATAACACATGGACTACATATTCTGCGTCTGGTGATCTGTTTGATAAAGTAGATGGTAAAACTACAGTGTTCTATGGCAAGACAACAGATACATTTACTGACGTAGAGACTGGCGATTATCTTGTAGATGCTACAGACGGAAGTAGCTATAGATATGATGGTAGTAAATGGGTTAAAGTTACGGATTATCAAGCCGCTATTGATAATATGTCAATTGGCGGTAGAAACTTGTTTGTAACAGCCTCTCGTTTTCATCCAGAAGAAAATGCTTTTACCACTACATCTACGGGCAAAGATAATCATATTGAAAATTTCGATGCAAAGGGTGGTATTTATACTGTGGAACCGTTTAAAGCGGGTGATGTCATAACCTTACAAGCACAGTCTAATTTACCATGGAACAATCGCCATGCTAGTGATGGTACAGCGCCAAACACAGTAGGTTTTTGGATACAGGCATATGATACGATGGAAGACGCTCGTGCAAGAAGAAATTTGAAGCGTTCTCGATTCTTAACAAATGATTTAGGTGAAAATCACACTTCGTTCTTACACATATTTAATGTACCACAGGATGACGATGGCAGATATTATAACTTTAGATTTAATTCATATTCTGATGGCACACAATCTGTCACAGCAAAATTCTGGGATTTACAACTGGAACGTGGTAATAAAGCAACTAGTTGGTCACCTGCACTGGAAGACTTACAGGTTAATATCGAAGGTGCAGAAAAACGCAATTTATTACTTAATACCCAGAAAAAGACATACAGTGGTTACACTATGTATTACGATTTATCTGAATCTGGTCGGCAACTCCAAGAGGGTGAAGTAGTCACATTCTCTATGAAAGCTACGGTTCCCGCTGATAGAAAACGTTGGGCTATATATAACTCAGGTGGTTATCTTGCTATAAGTCAATGGGAAGCTATTGAGCCTGATGGAGAAACAGCAGTCATTTATACATGGACAGGCGTATGGAAGTTATATCAAAACGATGAACCTGTAGCTAACGATAAATTACATGTATATATTGGTACGTCTGGAGCCACCAGTTCTGTTACTGTTGAGTGGGCAAAATTAGAGCGTGGCAATACTATGAGCACGTACTCTCCTGCTCCAGAAGACATTAACTCGTCAATTAATGCCGCTCAGACTACAGCAGATGAGGCTCTGGCAGCGACTCAGCCAATTTCGTCTAAAACTTTTACTGGCGTTATAGGAACGGCAAATGATATTGCAAATGCATCTCTTTATTTTGCTAAAGTTCATCCTACAACTTATACCGATCCGTGGATGGTTAAGATGAAAATTAAGGCATCTGTTCCTAGTGACACTAACTTCCGTAAGACTGTAGATATCACCATTCATGGATGCCGTAGTAATTTTATATCGTATGATTCTATAGTAGCAAATTATAACTCTAATCCTATTTATTACTTGAATTTGTACAGAGCAACACAAGCGGGTATAGAAACAAATAAAAAAGGACACGCATTGGGCTTTGGATTAAGGAGTGCTACGTCTCCTACTGATACAAACAAAAAGCGTACCTTTGAGGTTGATTTATTAGAAGTTGATGGATGTACAGTCGATTGGATTGATACGCCTGTTAAGTATGCTGATATGGATGGTACAGGTTCAACCAATTACGTGGGATGTACTGAATTGGGTATAACTTCTAATGGTCAGAACGCAACTAATAATGGTAATACATATGATAGAATTAAATATTCTACCATTAAAGCCGCTGAAGCCATTGCAAGATACAATATCATAGTAGGTACGAGTGACGGCTACAAGCATTTAAAGTCTGGTACACCTTGGGATATTACTTATCCTATTTTATATGCGGATGCAGCATTAAATGCTAATGCAACTGGTTCTAGTAACTATCTTACAGTTCCTTTTACAGTCACTACTACACAAAATATGACATTAACGCCTTATAAGCCTGTATATATCGAGGGTACGCTTGATGGTACTACATTTACTCCCATAGATACTACACCATTAACGCAGACTGTTCCAACCTCAGATAATGGACACCAGTATATATTATTAGGTTCAGCTTATAGTACAACTGCAATTAACCTTGAAGCGGAGCACCCTATTTATCAATTCCAGAATGGTAACTTCGTAACAGTTGCTGAAGCTGCTTCCAGAATTGGAGCGAATGCTGAGAACTTAATTAAAGCAACTTATGCCGTATGTAGCACTGCGGCTGGGACTAATGCTAAAACAGCGGATTGTACAAATTTTGAGTTATATGAAGGTGCTCGTATTCAAGTCACGTTTACTAATGCTAATACAGCAAGTGCTCCTACTTTAGACATTAATAACACAGGCGCTAAAGCAATCTATATTAATAAAACTATTACATCGGATACTAATCTTCTACTCTGGACGGCTGGTTCAAAAATGGAATTTGTATATGATGGTACAGGATGGATTGCACAGAATGTTCCTTATGCTTTATATGGTACATGTTCTACTGGCGCGAGTACTGCGGCTAAGGCTGTAACATGTAATGAAGCAGTTATATGTAAAGGTACTACAATATCGGTTAATATGACTCATACCAATACAGCTGCGGATGCAACAATGAATGTTGGTTCAACGTTAGCTAAGGATATATATGCAAATGGTGCTAAATTGACTACGAATAGCCGATTTAACTGGCGTGCAAATACTACTCAGAAATTTGTATTTGATGGTCAAGTCTGGCGTATGGATGATGATAGTGTTAAAGCACTTGCGACTGCATATATCACAGAAATTGATGACGATGGTATTATGGTGCATCCTGAAGATGATGATACAAGTGGATGGGCTATTTCTGATGCTATACAGCTGTTTAAGAATGGAATTAGTTATATTAAGTTATGGATTGAGAATAATATTCCGAAGATTAGGATTGGTAAAGAAGATCAGGGACATATTATTCTGGATAATGATAGTGTTGACATTAGGAATGATAATAAAGTGTTAGCGAGTTTTGGTGCTACTAGTGTCATTGGTGACACAAATGATTGGCACCAAACAATTGCGGCTAACCAAATCACTTTTGCCAAGGGCGATGATATTATAACTTATATATCCCCCGATAAATTATATACGATTAACGCAGAAGTAGCAGACGCTTTTTATATTAGTAATTATTCAATAAGGAATGCATCGGATGGAAAATTGGTAATCGGATTAAGGAGGTGATTATATGGCGATAGCAAGTGGAACACAAGGAACATGTAGTTGGAATATAGATGATAATGGGAAGTTAACAATTAAACCTACTAGTGGGAGTAGTGGGGATTTACAGTTTGATTCAAGGTACGCAAACTGGTATGACTTGACACAGACTGACCTTCGTTGGCCTTGGTATGCTTATCGCATAAATATAACAAGTGTCGTTTTATCCGGATCTATAACAAATACATATACTTTTTTTGGTAGCCCCTATTCGGGCGAATTTACCGGTATGTTTTATGGCTGTAGTAAATTAACAAGTGTATCTGGATTAAGTTCAATTAAAGGAGCAATAAAACTTACAAGCATGTTTGCTTATTGTTCTTCACTGCATACAATTGATGTAAGTTCTCTAGATGTTACAAATGTAACAGATATGAATTATATGTTTGAGTCTGCTGGTTTGACTTCGATAACAGGGATAAAATCTACAAACAAACTAAAAACAGCGGGATCAATGTTCGCTTATTGTCAATCGTTAACAAGCTTAGACCTAACAAATTTCAATACAACAGGTTGCTCTTTTGATCGTGAACACTCAAATTATTGGGGATTAGATAATATATTTAACCAAACTACGCTTTTAACCACAATCAAATTAGGAAATAATTTTTATCTAAAACCATGTTCTCAATATGCTGTTAATGTTTATGACGTATCTCGGACGGAGATAGGCGAAGCTAAAAATATTACAAATGGCATTATAATTTCCTCAATAGTTGATGCAGACGCATATTTTTCCGAACTAACCAACGCTCAACGTGCGGGTACTTGGCAACGCAACGTCTTATTTACATATGACGTCTCAGCATACCGTTCAACATCTGGTACAGCAGACGAAGATGGTGAAAACGCTTCTTTTGATATTCGATGGGCTACTGATGCAACCACTACAGACCGTATATTTAGAATATATCAAAAAGAAGCAGGTGCTGTCTCCTATCCAACATCACCTGTATTAACTCAAAATGTTACTGGTAATTCAGGTAATACTACTTTAACAATAAATAATATCGGTGATAATGCATATGATTTTAAAGTTGAATTCTATGATGGAACAAACACTTATTTAGCATTCCCTTCAATCCAAACAAACATTCGTTTAATTACAATAGACAAAACAGGTAATGTCTGTTTATATTTAAATACATCTGCTTCATCAGGTACAACAGATGCAAAATTATATGACGCTATTGCAGCTCTTGGTTGGCAAGGAGACGTATTAGTATAAGGAGGTAAAAAGTATGTATCAATTTTATACAGCAGAAATTAAAAAAACACAATCGGGTGAATTTGAACATGACATCCACTGGTATTGGGATGAAAATGAATACCAAGCACAACTTAAAGGCGAAGCGGCTTTTTATGAAATTCTTTCGAGAGCGGCTGTGTCTGATAATCTTGAGCATGCGGCAATTTTATTCTCTTCAAAAGGGAATAGGATTATGGACAAATGTTACACTCATACGCCTATTACACCCCCTGAAAACGCAATAGAGGGAATGGAGTAACAGGAGGTAATTAAATGTCGAACCTTAATAAAGAAACAAAACTGGGCACATGTCATGATACACTGTATTGTGACGTGTGTCCTGCCAATTACTTGTATATTAATGTTTTTGGAGAGGGGGTGAGCGTATGCTGGATCTTAAAAAATTGCTGACAAAGCTGTGCGAGAAGGTGGGTGTAATTGGTACGGTGTACACAGCACCGTGGATAGCGACAGAGAGTCATGCAAACTCAACACAGCTTACCAGTCCCATAACTATTCCTGCAGGTACATACATTTTGTTGGTGATTACTCCGCCCGCATCAACAGAGTATTTTAGTATCTCTGTTGCTGGAAAATTCTCACAGGTAATTGGTGCGGGAGGCGGCTCTTTTGCGACAACTCTCACGACAACTGCAACATCTACAGCTGTAAGAAGCGCACAGTCTGCACAGGCAACTTTTTCGTATATCGAGCGTGGCTCACTGACAGCAATCCGCATCGCATAACCCTTCGCTTCCGATGGGGGCAGTGGTGCGCTTATAATCCGACAGTAACCGTTGTCACATACAACATGAATAATGGACGGTATCAATAAGGCCGTATGTAGACAGCTTTTAGGCTCAACAGCCGTAACAATAACATAAAGATGTTATGAATATTACACTATTTCGCATATCGAAGGCGGTCATATATTTGCAATTAAACTATAAATAAATTAAATATCGAGGTGATATAAATGAAAGTTACGCCAAAATTAATTCTTACAATCATTCACTCTCTCAAAGGCTCTGGCGCTAAACAGAGAGTGAAAGAAATTTACAATACATTTGCTTCAAAACATGGCAAATCAAAAACGGACGGAAGAGCATGGTGCTCTGAAACAGTGAGTGCTGGATTTATTAAAGCAAATGCCACTGAACTAATCGGTGGCATTGCTCAATCTTCTGGTGATCACAAGCGCCACTTTAAACAATTAGGTATTTGGAAAAGCGGACATGATAGAATCCCTAATGTTGGAGACATCGCAATTTTCCAAGATAGCCACGGTAACCCTAACCATACTGAAATGGTGTTTTCTGTAAATAAAACAAAAGGTACATTTGTAGCGCTCTCAGGCAACTATCTTGGCGGTATTGGATTCCGAACCAGAAAAATCCATGCCTCAAACATTCACGGTTACGGATGCCCTAAATATAATTCATATAATACAGTGACGCCTACTGTTGTTATGAATGTATTAAAAGGTAAATACGGAAAAGGCGCTAAAATAGGCACTACTAGATATGACCAGCTTGCAATGAGCGGCTACGATCCTGATGCTGTACAAGCTAAAATTAACTGGGTCATCAATACCGCTCAAGATATCAAGAATGGCAAATCTAATTACGGAAATGATGATGAACGCAGACAAAAGCTTGGCATCTGGTATGATGTCGTACAGAAACAAATTAATGTACTTTACGGCATAGACAAATGGTAATTAAAGAGGTGATTTATATGAACGATAATGTGATTAACGCCACCTTTGACCACAACACAGAAATTACAACGAAGCCCAGTACCCAATGGAATCGTGGACAGGTATTAAAGATTAGTGGAATCTATAACCTGCCAGCAGCATTTGAAGTTGAGGTATCTAATGATAGAGAACGTGGTGCTAAGAGATATCTGGGACACGATTATGAGTTTGTAATCCCAGATGGGTATTTTGAATCTGGCAAGATGATTTATATCTGGATTATGAAGCGTGTCGAACCTTCAGATATTACATCAAAATATCTTGTCAAAATTCCTCTTAGGACACGTCAGAAACCATTGGATTATGATGTCGATCCTGAAAAGAGAGATATCGTAGCAGAAGCTATCGTAGCACTTCAGGATGCTGAAACTGGTATTAATACTAAAATGGACGAAGTAATTAAACGTGAGAAAAAGGTTGAAAGAATTGAAGAATCTTTTAATAATCTTACGGCACTTGCAACTACTCTTCCAGCTGGGTCTGAGGCTACTGTTGACAAAGAAAAGGTAGATACTGATGAAGAAAATTATATGATTTTTAGATTCGGTATCCCGCAAGGTATCCAAGGTGAACGTGGAGAAAAAGGTGAAAAGGGCGATGTTGGTGAAACAGGAAATGGTATTCAAAACGCTGTATTAAATTCTGATTACACACTAACAATTAATTTTACCAACGGAACTTCTACAACTACAACGCCTATTCGTGGAGCAAAAGGTGATAAAGGTGATGCGTTTACATACTCTGATTTTACACCTGAACAATTGGTATCTTTAAAAGGCGAAAAGGGTGACAAAGGTGATAAAGGTGATAAAGGTAACACTGGAGACAAAGGTGATACTGGTGAGAAAGGCGAAAAGGGTGACAAAGGTGATACAGGAAACGATGGTCATTCACCTGTCGTAACGGCATCTAAAACTGGGACAATTACATCTGTTAGTGTAGATGGTCAGGTTATAGCGACCATTAATGACGGAGCAAAAGGCGATAAAGGTGATACTGGTGAACAGGGTGTCCAAGGTGTAAAGGGTGATAAAGGTGACAAAGGTGATAAGGGTGATCAAGGGATTCAAGGCATCCAAGGCGTCCAAGGTGAGAAGGGCGAGAAAGGTGATAAGGGTGATAAAGGCGATACCGGAGAAAAGGGCGACAAAGGTGACCCCGGTGAAGTCACGCTTGCGGATTACTACAAAGTTTTTCCCGCTGATACTGCAAGCGGTTCAATCGCGTCTTTCCCCGATGGTGCCGACTCCATCCCCATGAAAGATGTGCTTGTGCATATCGAGCCTGTGCAGGCAGGAAGCGGCGACCCGAGTCCGGATAATGTTCGCCCCATCACTGGATGGACAGGGGCAAAGGTGACGAGGACTGGGAAGAATCTGCTTGAACCAAAGTTTTATACCGGATTCAACTACGGCAAAGACGTGGGTGAAGTGTTTGCCAATTCTGTTGTTAATGTGACCGAAAGCGTAACGAAAAACGGAAGTGTCTACAGCAAAACGGGAAGTAGTTGGAACATTGCTATGTGTATGATGCTCGACATTGAATCGTTGGTTGGGCAGACGATAACCTTATCTGGGTTTTTTAGTGGTTCGCTAAACACCAGTAATGGATTAAGGTCTGCATTGTTATTTACCGATAGCAATTATAGGATTACGCGAAAGTATGGTCGTTGGAACATAAACCCACCGTGGACACTAACGCCTCAAAATGGTGAAAAATACCTTGTGTGGTATATCAATTCATCGGACAATGGAACGATAGAATTGAATCGCCCAATGATAGAACTCGGCTCCACCGCCACTGACTACGAACCCTACTCCGGCGACACCTACAATATCACCTTCCCGACTGAGGCGGGGACTGTCTACAGTGGCACACTGGATGTGGTTACGGGTGTGCTGACAGTTGACAAAAATGTTGTGCAAATTCCTACATCCTACTGGAGCTATAACAGCAATCTTGCCATGTTCTGGTCGAGAAAAAGGGACAATCCTATCCTTGCAAATCTGGCAAGCCCAATAGTCGGTGGGTATGATGTCATCTGCTCTGCGTATAAGCATTTTAACGGGACAAAATATACAGATATTGTTGACGGAGAATTTTCTGTTGGACTTGTTAACTACTCCGCGCAAGAGTCTTTTATTATTCTCAAGGATACACGCTTCACAACCATAGAGGATTTCCGAACAAACAGCGGCATTGAAAATGTATCCTTTGAAATTCCCCTCGCCAATCCCATCACCTACCAGTTAACGCCGCAGGAAATCACTTCCCTCCTTGGGACAAACAACCTCTGGGCAGATACGGGAGATTCTGAGGTGGAGTATAGAGCGGATACGAAACTGTACATAGATAACCTTACCCGCTCTACAGAAGATGATATGATAGCAAACACCAACATCTCTAAAGATGCATATTTTACTATCGGCAATACCCTTTATAAAGCATCTACTGCTATTAGCAAAGGTGAAACAATTGTGCCAAATACCAATTGTACTATTGTCAGTTTAGCGGACGCCCTTAACACTCTTGCAGCTTCAACAGGAGGTAATTAATTATGCAATATTATATTATAGAAATTCAACAGTATGAAAATGGTGAATATGGTCACCTTGTACATTATGCTTATGATGAAAATCCTGATAAGGCTCGTCTAAAAGGCGAGTCTATTTATTATCAGGTGCTGGCAGCAGCCGCTATTAGTGAGCTTCCTAGTCATGCGGCTATTATGTTTACAGCTGATGGTTTTCCGATTATGCATCAGAGTTATAAGCATGAAGTTGAACATAAGGATACAGAAGACGGCAATAACTGAATATAGGATATAAAAAGAAGAACTAGATTATTAGTAACGTTTTAATTGAAATGAGGTGATCACAATGGGCTTGAATGAATTAATTGAACAAATTCTTCATCAACTTCATCCGTTTGAAAATCTTAGTTCTTCTATTATTTTTATTGGTGTCATACTCTGTACATTTGTACAGATATCTCCTATTAAAATCAATCCATGGGATGTAATGCTTGGATGGATCGGAGAGAGATTTAATTCAGGCATGAATAAGAAAATAGAAGGAATGAGTAACAGGGTTGACAATTTGGAGAAGCGGTTTAACGAACAAGTAGAAGATAATAAATATGAGAAGTTGAAGAAACAGCGTAAGTATCTGATTGAATTTGTTGAAGAAGGCGTCAATGGTCAACGCCACACAAAAGAATCGTTTGAAAATGCTATTAGAGCATGTGACGAGTATGAAAAATTTGTTAAAGAAAATAATATTGAAAACGGTGTCATCAACTCTACAATCCACGCAATCAGAGCAAAATATGAAGAGCATTTAATTAACGCTGACTTCGCAACTGAAGAACATTATATTAGTCAATAGGAGGAAGTAAAATGGATTTAGTTAGTATTATCGCAATCGCAATTCTTACAGAAGCACTTATTGAATATGCAAAGACTGTTATCGACAGCTTTGATAGTAAAGATTATAAGACATTTAGGACTCAGCTTGCCAGTATTGTACTGGGCATTGCTATGAGTTTTGCATTCGGCATCAACGCATTTGCATCTGGGTTCACTGTGCATCCAATTATCGGTACAGCGATAACTGGTATCATTATTAGTCGTGGTTCTAACTATGCAAGTGACCTGCTCAGCAAGCTTACTAAGTAAAAATTAAATAGGAAAATCGAAGATATTTTTGATTCTGACACGCTTCATGGGTGTTCCTCTATCTAAGGGGAGCACCCTTTTTTTAGTGCGAAAAACGCATTTATTTTGGGAAATACAAGGAGTATATAGATATGAATAGATTAACTAATGAAGATTTGAATTTTCTCGTAACCCGTGGCATAATAGACTTACCCGATATCCAATCTATTATAGAGATGGAGAAGAAAAAAGAGTTAGTAGAAAAACACCCTTACAAAGCATGGCAAGGGAAGAATGGAAGTTGGTATGTATATCTGCCAGACAAAGAGAAAGGGAGGGTCTTAAAGAGGAAGAGTACAAAAGCTGGGATTGAGAATGTAATCGTTGCTTACCAGAAAGAACAGATGGATAATCCTACTATTGAGGAAGTATTCAATGAGTGGAATGATTACAGGCGTGATTTAAAGAAAATCGCTAAATCATCTCATACCAGAATGAAACAGACATTTAATCAACACTTCAAAGAATTCGGCAAGAAGAAAATCAAAACTGTCACTGAATTAGAAATCATTGAATTTCTGGAAAGACAGATTCCAGAACACAATCTCTCAGCCAAATCATTTGCCAGTCTAAAGACAATTATGCGAGGCATTTTAAAACGAGCAAAAAGAAAAGGCTATATCTCATTTAGCCCTGAGTTACTATTTGCGGATTTAGATGTTTCAGACAAAGAGTTCCACAAAACAATTAAAGAAGACTATGAAGTAGTGTTTGATGAGCATGAAACGGCGCTCATGCTGAATTATTTAAAAGAACACTGTGATATTAAGAATGCAGGAATCCTTTTAATGTTTGTGACTGGTGTTAGGATCGGTGAACTGGCTGCGCTGAAACATGAAGATTTAAATCCTGAAACTGGAACCGTCAAAATCAGACGCACAGAGACACGTTATATGGAGAATGGTTCTACAGTATACGGCATAAAAGATTATCCTAAAACTCAGGCGGGTGTCAGGGAAATTGTGGTGCCTACCAGTTATCAGTGGCTTGTTAGAAATTTATATGCCAGTTCTTCTGAGGGAGATTATATCTTTAAAGAGAATGATAAACGCCTGACCACATACCATCTTCGTAAAAGAGAGTATTATGTATGTAATCAAACAGGCGTATACAAAAAATCGCCCCATAAGATTCGTGCCACATACGACTCTATTCTGCTTGATGCAAATGTAGATAGACGTATGGTCAAGGATCAAATGGGGCATTCGGAAATCAAAGTATCTGAAAATAACTATCACCGGAATAGGAAAAGTTTTGATAGAAAACAACAAATACTTGATGCGATACCTGAATTTTGTTGATTTTGATTACATTTTTATCAGATGTAATCATAAGAATCCTAATAAATACAAGGGTTTGAGAGTTTTCACGAAGTTCGATTCTCGTTGCCAGCTCTCCAGAGGAAGTCCAAACCCCAGTATTTATCAGGGATTCGGGACTTCCTCTTTTTTTAGCCTGATTACAAAGTAATCAAATGTGTAATCACTATTATAATATATAGAGAAAGGAGCGATTGGATATCGGGTTATTTTCATATTGTACCATATTTAATACAATCATAATCCCCCTATAAAATCTTCATATAATTCGCTGTTCTCAAATTCCACACCAGCACTTCCGACAGCGCCTTCATGATACATCTGTACTCGTTCAGCATCTTCATTATAATGATTAATAAAATCATCTTTAGTACCACCGAACTTCAAACAGTAGAACTGAACAGCTTTTCGGAAATACCTCTTTTGTGCGCCTACATCCAATTCTTCGGTCTGATCTACAATCAATGCCTGTAGCAACATATATCCAAATAATACGGCATTCAAATAATCTTCTTTCAGTCTCTGATTTAATTCTTCATTGTCATATACTATCAAATCCTGAGTCAAATATATCTGACACAACAGATGATATTTAATAAGATATTCTACCCAATTAGACATAGCATATGACTTACCATCTTCAATATCATGATGTACTTCATATACTGGATAATCATAATGCTCAACAGTAAAGTCAGGAGCAATATATTCAATGAATCGTGTGATTTTGGTATTGAAATATTCATCTTCAGCCATGCGTAGAACATCATGTGGATACAGGTCATATCCAATTAAAAATTCACGCTTATAAAAATTGCCCCCACATGAGTTATCAGCGTGTCCAACATTCTGTGCTACAAAGTTGCCAGATTCATAATAAATAGTCTGTGTATGTAGAAGTACCAGACTCTCATCGTAATTATCAATCTGTTCTTTCACATATCTAAGACTTGATGGTGTTAGGCAATCATCTGCATCAACAAATGTCACCCACTCCCCAGAAGCAACCAGCAACCCTGTCTTTCTTGCTACACTAGGATTATGGTAACCGTCACTACTCATTACTTTAATTGGGAAAAACGAATTAAAATCATCTATTAGGTCAAGTGTATTATCTTCACTGTGATCATCGACTATAATAACCTCATAAATATAATCACGACTACTAATGAGTGACGCAAGTACTCTGGCAATAGTGCGTTCACCATTGTATACAGGAATGATTACAGAAAATATTTTATTATCACTCATGATTAATTAACTCCTGTTGAGCCAAGACCACCTCTTGCATTATTTCCAAGTGTGTTTACTGGAATGATGTTGAGAGGCAACTGACCTTCCTGAATTCTAAACTGACAGATTCTGTCATTCTTATGAATAATTGTATCACGAGTAGCGTATACAGGCATCATCCACCTGTCCTGATCTGAGGAGTAACCGTTATCAATAACACCGAATGAATTTGTCTGAATAATACCGTACCTCTTAAACGTACTACTTCTTGGTGCCAGAATCGCTTCATATCCTGCTGGAAGCGCAATCGACACACCAAGATCGATGTATTTAAAATCACCCTTCTTCAGTTCCACATCTTCAGCACATCTAAGGTCGCACCATTCTCCACTATGCGCCTGAGAAATTGGCTCAAGACCGTTTACGTGATACTTTACTTTTACTACTTTTCCGATGTCCATTTTTCTTCTTCTCCTTCTTCTCTACAATTCCCAATGTCTTAAATCTGTAACGGATTTTATTTTTCGCCTTTTTAATAAAGTCACCATATCTCCCATATTCATAACCATAAAACGGGGTATACAAATTATTGAATGTATCCATTACATCATAAGAGGCACGGGTTAAATCGTTGCTTAAATACACTCTACAAAACAGCACTGGATGGTCTTCCCAGAAATGCACAGGGAAGCTGTATCTCCAGCATTCTCTGTCCTTATCATATGTGAAGCCCAGTTGCTTATAATTTTGTTTACAATAATCTGTGACAATAATCATATCTCACCCTTAATAACACATCTGATACGGCAATTACTAATTCCAATCTTGTCATATAAATTTCCTAATTACAGGTCTACATCTTCTGAGATATAATAACCTGTCATTTTATTTGTTTCACAATAATTTTTAATTCTCTTCTTTAAATTACTAGAACGTGTATATTCCAGCAAATAAGTATCAAATTTGTGCCTTTTCAGGCGTCTCATGTAAGACTTGTACCATTTATGCATATCCTTAGTCTGCTCTCCAAAAACACCCTTTTTTCCATCTTTATCACGCTTAGAATAATCTTTAATCAAGGAGTAGACTTCTTCCTGAGTTACACCATTGACCGCATCAATACCAAGATGTTTAGGGTCGTGATCCATAAAATAATCAAAGAATTCAGAACCGCCATTAATCATGACATAACCGCCAACGGCTTTCACCTTCTGAATAGCACCCAAGCATGCACCATACATGGCCTTTGACTTATGATATTCATATACATCCAGATTATCAAGCCAATAGCCATCAAAGCCCATTTCTTTATATTTCTTAGCCTGAGTTACCAAATGCTCTTGCCATGCACCCCTACGCACATCCACGTAGTATTCATCAGGCCAGTCCTCAAGCCGACTAAGATTATATTTCTTATATGTATTATACCAGTTGCGCTTTTTCTCATTTGTGCCCAAAGACAGGTAAGCTAGTACACGGTAGCCTTTCTTACGAATAACTTGTACTTCTTCAGCTGTATAGTCTTCAGGTTCAATGACAATAATTGGTCGTGGGTTAACCTTTTTAGCCTCAAGCTTAGCTGGATTAACTTTTGTGGTTAAGTATACCTTATATTCAACCATTCTTCTCCAATTCCTTTCTTGTAAACCAATTCCAAAGATACGTTAAAAATACGTTTATATTAAGTGCGACCTGAGAATATACACTAATTTTCTCATTCTTAAAATCCTTAGGAAACAGCGATGTCAACTCAATCTCCCACTCACATTTGTTCCAGAAATAGTAATGCAATTCAATAATAATAGATTCATTAAATCGTTCAATCTGTTCTTCTACATTATTAGGGGCTTGGTCATGTGCATTCATCCAATGAATCTGACACATATCCCAAAATTCATTGTGATCGAAAATGTTATATTCTTCGATACATTTCTGATTATAATTTTCTCGATACACTTTCCAAACAGGTTTATTCTCGTTCATTTAATTACCTCTTCTTTCAGTTTTACTGACTCTGCTGTTTTATTGTCTGAAATATATACTTTCTCAAATCTTTCAAACAATGTTTCGACATTATTGTCATGATATTCATTCCAATGTGTAAGCATTAAAGAGAATGTTATATTATCTGTGCCAATACCACTAAAATGTAAATCAGTTGAAATTACCACCTCACGATAAAAATTGTTTAACATTTCTTGCACTGGTAATAAACCATATCTTAAATGTCCTTGACAAATATTAAAAACATTAGTCCGATCATTCATTTCTGGATTTATGTCTTGTTTTTGACACAAATTTGGGATGTTACCCTGACCATGCCTAGTCATATAAGTCCTTGAAACATAACAGATTTCAACTTTTTTTTGCTTAAAATCTAAAAAATTTATACTTCGTATTATTTCAACAGCATATTTAATACCAGTATTAGAAGGTGTGCAATATTTCCAGTCTTTTTCTGGCTGCTGTTCACCAATCATTAACCCTTGACCATTTTCAAAGATGACATTTTCATATTGATTAATAATCACATCATCAATCCAAATAACATGATGGAATAAGAAAAACATATCATCAATAAAATGACGCTCCAAACCAGACATATTAATAGATGATGGCATTGAATCTAAATCTTTTTTATAATACTGCGTTATATCTTTAAATGAAGATTCAGAAAAAGTAATTAGTTTACATGCATCCTGAAAACTTACAGAATATATATCATTATTATATCTTTCTAAAGTTTTCCAAAATCCGCATCCTGTGCTATTAAATTCTCCTGTTTTTCTAAGTTCAACTAAATTAGAAAGCATATCCCAAGGCGTAACAAACTTACAATCGGGATGCATATATACTTTAGGTGAAATACCAAAATTACGCTGTAATTCTAAGTATTCTTCTACAAATTTTATGGGGTTGACTACAAAATATTTAGAAATATATGTGTCAGCCCCACGAAATGTAGCAGAACTAAAATGACTGAACACATGGTGTTTACCATCAGAGGTGTCTACTGTATGCGCCCTTTGAGAAGATCCATTTGTTAAGACGCCAAGAATATGACCCTCTGCTTTTGAAGCAAAATAATCTGTAGCCAGACCTTTGCCCTCATCACCCGCAAGTGCTCCTACTATAATTTTAATCTGCTGTTTATCCATTTAATTATCACCATGTAATATAACCAGATTCGCTCTTTTCATTATTCTGTACTACTTCTGTCTGAGCACCACCATTCACAGAATCTTCAATACAATCAACAATAGTCATTGGAAGTCTTTCAATTGTAGATACTTTCAGACGGTTTCCAAGAATAGGGCTGAATGTTGAATTAATTCGAGTATCATACCAACTATAGCTATCTTCAGGATCATCAACGGCAATATGATAAATATCAAACTTCTCAGTTGCCATCTTGTACAAGTCTTCCGTCTTTACGTCTGCTTCTGGTGTATCTCCAAATACGCCTCTGATATTGCGTTTATATAGAATAGGATTAAGAGGCTCGTCACCCATAGTAATAATAATGCCCTTTTTACCACGCTTCCAACAATCAAGCTTTGTATGTCTCAGACCAAAATACCAAGCAGCGGTATAGGATTCATAGCCATTTCCACCACCACCATGTTCCATATAAAGCTTATCAGTATGTTCTGCAATCCTTACATCAGATTCAAACTGAGACACCTGAACAGGCGCACGGTCACACTCAAGGTCTCCAACACCCATTACAAGGAATTCAATATCAGTAAATTTCTCATAAAGCATTGTCATAATTTTATTCAGGGACTGCGCAGTTTTTACACAAGCACCGCCCATCGATCCGGTCAAATCCAGCGCCAGAATTACAGGAATTGTGTGGGGATGTTCTTCAGAATCTACGCACTCTCTTGTAACATTATAAGGCACCATATCTTTGTGAATATAATGCTGAGTATAATAATCTGTCAGGCTATCATTGGTCACAAAACCAGTACTGCTTACACTACGTCCACGACTATTGGAATAACTTGTAAAACTACTTGTTGTAAAACTTCCGCTACCCATTACTCTTCATCCTCCTGATTGTCATCTTCTGCATCATTATCAAAATCAAACATTCCATCAAAGTTGAACATGTCACTCAGACCACCGTTACTCATCATTCCAAGCATCATAAGATTGCCCATACCATTATTAGCGCCACCATTTTTACCGCCCATCATTTCAGACATCATCTTATACTTCAGGATGTTCTCGAAGCCGTTTTTCTTATTGCCGTCCTTAGAGAAATTGAACATAGAAACGATTTTGCCATAAAAATAAGTATTGCCCATAAACATGTGGCGCTCAGGAAGAATCTGCTCTACTGTAGAATCTTCATAGTTAATGACAGTAATAAACGAGGGATTCACATCTACAACGCACTTAGGCTTACGACCGCCATCTTTACTCTGAGCAAGGATAATATCACCCTTTTCAACCTTGTTTGTAGGAATTACAAAAAAGAACTCTTCGCCAATATCAAAGACGAAATTGTTACAGTTAATCAGCTTGCCAGTCTTAGTATTGTAAGACTTGTAACCATTTGTTGTGCGAACAGCAATATTACCATTCACATCAAGTCGGATGTTGCCCGGATCAATCCTACCAAACATACCATTAAAAAAATCAGTGTTCATCGTTTTACTCCTTTGCTTATGAATTTAATTAATAATTACTAAATACCCCTACAGGGACTCGAACCCTGAAGCCTTTCAGCATTGGTACTTGAAGCCAACGTGTTTGCCAATTTCACCATAGGGGCTTAAAGCGGATATTAGATATCCGCAATATTGTCTTTAAATCTCTGCATCAAATCCTCAGGAATCTCATATGTGAGCCAACTCCTTGACGCCAACATATCACATTCGTGAATCAGCATATCCATATCATTCTGGGGTTTCTCCATAGTACCGATCTTTGGGGTTCTGTCCCAACCATAGCTGTCAATCCTATAGGTATTCCATTGTCCAGAATGACGTTCGCACATATTACACAGCACCTCAAGGTATTCTTCTTTAAGAGGATGCTCAGTCTTTTTATCCTGATTAATCTTAACCAGTTTCTGATGTGCCAAGAGTGGATGCTCACCAGTAGTATGTTTCATCCTACCCGCTACTCCATATTTACACATATCATGTAATGCAGGGACACAGCGCATCAAATCTCGTGCGACTGGATAGTTGAATTTCTGTCGATTATACTCCAAATCAAGAAGCATATTCAAAATATCAAAGAACATATAGATATGAATAAGCTGCCCGTATTCTCCAATCTGCTGTTTATTATGATATTTTCCAGAGCTACTTGCAGGTTTATAGAAAATAGCGTCTGGAATTTTTGTCACTACTTCTTTAAAATAGTCTAAGACTTCTTGTGTTTCAAAATGTTTAAACATAGGTTCAAACACTGCAATTTTTTGTTCGTTTGTCATAGGGTACACCACCTTTTTCATTAGTTGGGCTATGGTGATATTAATAAACCACACATAGCCCATAACGGAGGAATACTAGTAACATATTGTTATTGTATATGTTTAATTATTGTTTGTCAAGATATTTTTTCTGCATACTGGTTATCAGATGCAAGATTAACACCAAGGACAGGATCATAATGTGGTTTTACGTCTGGAATATATCTGCCATATTTAATAATTATATTTGGGAATATATGACCAAGTTTATCTGTGTAATGATATATTTCACGAGAATCATAACCAGTATAAATCACAATGTCATCATCGGTTCTTTTTCTAATTTCAATTATTAAATCAAACATATCTTCACAAGAATCTAATGGCTCTAGTCCTTGAAATACCACTGCTTCAGTAATTGGGTTTTGCAAATATCTTTCAACTATTTTTTTAGCGTCAATTTCAATAATAGGCTCATTAGTAAGAGCGCTATTTTGACAAACAGGTTTACCACATTCCTTATCACATTTAAACGAACAATAAGGAAATTCAATTACCATAGATGGTTTTTTATAATTAATGAAATCTTCATCTATAATACCAAGAATTTTCATGATATAACCTCATTTTGATTAACAGGTTCCCATTTCCTCATTTTATATTCAGCTGTTCTTTCAGTAGACCACGATTTAATTTTAGTATAAAAACCAACGATTCTTGTATATTCACTGTCTACAGGTTTTCCACAAACTGGACATGTTGTACCATAAAAAGCATGATTATTTTCACAGCACTGTATTTTAGTATTAAATGCAAAATAGGTCAGTCCTTGATCTGCAATATACTCAACCATTTTCCATGCTTTTTCAAAACTATCAAACGGTGCATCAATATTTGCATGGAGTATCGATCCACCATTACAATATTTATCGAATTCAGCTGCTATCCTAATTCTTTCTTGAAGAGTAGTTTTAATTCCAAGAGGAATAAACTGATTGCCATAAAGAGGAAGCACATAAATAGTTGCTCTTGGGTAAAAGAACTTATCTTTTTTCATTAATTTAGCAGCAGCACTTTCGCCGGGAATTTGCTCTGTGTTAATTTGATAATCACATTTATATTCCTTAATAAAACCATCGGCGACTTCCCGCATTGTTTCAAAAATCTTTTTTCCAAAAGCAGAAGCCTTATCTGTATAAAAAGTATTTCCAAACTCATCTTTATAAGTGTATCCAAATTTATTCATGGTCTCATAAACACCAATAAAGCCAATAGTATTATACAGGTGCTCAAAATCAATTAGCCCATAAGTAAAATTGGGGAGCATCCCCTTTTCAACATTTCTCTTAATAATGTGCCTAACTGCATCAAGGGCACACAGACAAATATAAACACGATTTTTCAGTTCTTCAAGATATTCATCTTCTGAATCAGTATCTAAGGCAATGCGTGCAAGATTAATTGTGTTAACTTTTACAGAGCCTACTTTAAGCGCTGTCCCGCCGATACTATTAAAATAACCAAGATCTTCAATATTACTCTTTAATCGACAACAATTTGAAAGAGAATTAACAGTCTCATCAATAAATAAATTGCTATCAGACCATTTCATATTATGCTTAACAGCCCAACGGGCAAAATCTTCATCTACAAATTTACCATCTTGACGAAGTAAAGAAATTGTACTTACTGGAAAAGTAAACATATTAGTACTACGAATTTCAGACATTACTTCCATATACCATTTTTGAAATTCAATGATTTCTTCTTCATAATCAATCATAAAAGTACCATCTGGAAATTCTGCACCACCAAAAAGAGCCTCAAAATATGGACGATCAAACACACTTGTATTAGTAAAAGCCGATTGGCTACCATCACGTACATATGGCTGATTAACAGCATAAATAAAACGCTGAAAATTTTGTTTAGCATAATACTTTTCATTATGACTTGACCTAATTCCTAAATAATCTTGATCAATATCTTTCTTCCAAAAATAAAACATATAAGGAATAATATTAGGAAGTCCAACTGCACCAGAGGTTCTATTACAAGCAAAACTTACATACTCTTTTACAAAATCAACAAAAGTGGTCAGATGTTTAGCAGGTTCAGGGTTCTGTCCTTCAATAAAGAACAATCCTTTTTCAGCCAGATCAGTTAAATCATATGCAAAACAATAACTACGGAATGTACTTGAAGGAGCATCATGCATATAAAGCTTGCCCATCCATTCCATCCTAAGCCAATCGTTTGCCGTTTTAAATCCAAATTTCTTAGAAATCTCATAATAAATTTTATTAAAAGCCAGAAGTTTGGAATGAGGCTTTGGCATTTCACGCTCAAGAGTAACAATATCTTTATGACTCACATTTGAATTGCCATCAATACTTGAATCAGCTACTACATCTTCATCAATAAAATTATCAATGAAATCTGTATAGCTAAGCTGACCATCATCAAATCCATTTAGTTTTGCAATATCAGTACCGAACTCTGCTTGTAATTTATTATATTGTGAAACAAAATTCTTAATTAATTTAATATCAATCTTCATGCCTTTTCCCCCTGTTCTTAATCCAATTAACAGCATCCTTAAACTCAAGAAAATCACCGTCAACGTCAAGAACAGGTACAGACTGAAAGCCCTTCTCGACTAATTTATTTATATCATTTGAAATAGAATACTTAATTCCATCTGTATTCAATTTTTTTTCAAGCACTCGACACTTAGGACATCCAGTGCTATATAACACTACCGACATTTACATCTCTCCTTCAATATAATCTAATACTTCTTTAACAACGTCTCCTAACTCACAATCCAAATTATTCCAAACAACCTTATCAGCAAAGATGTCCATCACACAGAAATCATTACCGTCAGAAATAATACGTCTTTCAACTTCCTGCTTGTTATCTCTGCGATGCTTGGCACGTTCACGGATTGTGGCGTCTGTACATTTCAAATGCACAATTCTAAATAAAATATCATTAGTACGCTTCAGTTCAATCATCTTATCCACACCAGAAGGACTCAAAATAATGACCTTTTTTTGATCATCTCTAATCTTCATAACGTCCTCTTTAGCGCTGCCATAATACCATGTCTCACCAGAAGCTACCTTGTACGACCTATACTCCAAAAAGAATCCATCCTGAATCTTCCCCTCGAAATCCTTTTTGGAGATGTAATGATAATCTACACCATCTGTCTCACCTCTTCTCTTAGGTCTGGTAGTATATGTCACTACCTTTTTAAAGCCTTTATTGATTAGTCTTTTTACAACAGTGTCCTTACCAGAACACATCTTGCCAGTAATAATAAGTAACATATTTAATTATCCTCTTCTTCTTTGCACATTTCACGAAGCTTAAACACCATATCTACAATACCACCCATGCGTGTAGCAGACTCAGCCTGATCTTTAGCATCGGTGCCATAAATTACATCAGTCTCTTCTTTAAGCAGTTCGTAGCCCGCCATCATTACATCGTAAAATCCAATCATTTTCATTATAAACACCCTCCACAACAACCATATGGTACATGCTCATTGAACAGTTCATCAATTTCTTCTGCATAAGGATGGAATTCCTTTGGAAGATAATCTACATCAATTCTCCAGTCATCATGATTTACATATGATTCTGAATAATTGTTCCTAAAGCCGCAACCACCGCCACTTGTCCAAAACTGAGGCAACATTTTTACATCTTTATATTTGCCGTCATAGTCATAGCCAAAATAATATCTTTGATCATCGATTTCTAATACAAGCACACCCATACATAGAGTCGGATATTTACCTGTATATTCAATGAATTTAACATGTGACGGGGTATATTTAGTCCCGATTAACATAACTCACCTCAACGTTTCTTTCGAAAAACTCCACACGGATTCCACACATATACAGCGAACCATATCCAATATATTGCGAACCAGATATTTAAGGTATGTAAGACAAATGAAAAATAACATATCTGTAGTACAAGAAGACAGCCTATACATAGCATGATTATTCCTAAATTAGTCAACATCAATCCCCCTTATAAGGCTTGCATTTTTCTTTCCAAGCTACGACTTCAAACTCAGTTTCATCAATGTGCCAGCATTCTTCCATAAACCAGACATCTTCATGCCATCCTCTTGGGACATACCATGTATTAGTGAACTCGTCCCATACGAGATCATCATCCTCATAATCATCCCAATTGTATGCGCTGTCGTCTACAGGGATAGACCCATCTTCATAGAATGCATTGCATGTTGCATACCAATACTCATCAGGATTATTAAGTTTCTTCCATCTGAATGTAATTTCAACAGGCTTCTCAGATTCAGGAAGCCTGTCAGTTACTTTAATCCAATCTTTATTCTTTCCCATAATTTTAATTATCTCCTTAATCAACTTTTTTAACATATTTTGTACCACCAAATACACTGCCTATAAGTCCCAATATAAGCCATACACCAAACGCCAATCTCCAAGAAAATGTTTTATGAAAAGCCCAACATATACCTTTAATAATCAGTCCCGTAAGACCAAAACTGGCTCCTAATATAAGAATAATAGGTATAATAGAAATACCGATAATTAATATATAGCCTAATATATTTTTAATCATTTTGTTCATTTTTAGTGTCCTTTATTTAAATCTGTACTTTAGCAAGAAATTCTCGATTAAACCAAGGCATCTGGTCTTCAATCTGATCCTGAATCGCTTCTGCAAGTTGCTTAACTTCTGGATTTGCAGTTCCACTCTCATTTCTCATACGATACACATGTGCCCATTGAGCCATATTACATTTGAATATGAAATTGGAGGGAATAGACTCCATATATAATCCACGCTTTACATCACGATTATCTTTTAAATCCTCTTGAATATAGCCGTTCGCTGACCGAACATAAGTTACATTATCTTTTTTAAATTTTTCAGGAACATTAATCCCCAAATACCCAAGTGCTACACCCAAAGGAATGATTTTATCCTTATAATAATCAGACATTTCTCCTTCAGAAAAATCCGCAAGACGTGTAGAACTACGAATAATTCTGTTATCAAAACGTTTAGCGTGGGCATCCCAATCATCCTGTCCTGCTCTATGAATTCCTTCAACTGTCACCGAAATGGTTACAAAATCAAGCATTGTAGTATGCTTCCATGCATATTTACAAAATGATTCGATTAACTGGCGAATCAGTTGCAAATCTCCATCTTTCCAAAAACGTCCTTCTAAACTATATAATTCGTTTACTTCTTTCCAAGCCCGTCTAATATTTTCTTCTTTTTCTCGCGTCCAAGTACGTTTACTAAAATATAAAGTAGTAAGTCCATCAGCCATACCTGTAATTTCATTCAAATATACATTCATATTTAATATTCCTTTCTTAATCTAAAACAATAGTTCTCCATTTTTTATTCTTCTCATATTTCCACTGAAATTCGCCACAATAAATCCTCGTCTCAATAGAATCTACATGATCCATTCCAAATAAGAAGTCTCGAATCTTATCACAATCTTCAGTGCTGAAATTATGAGAAGTTTTAGCACGTTCCAAATCACGCTCAATCTCTTCCTTAGACCATTCTTCATCAGTCAATTCAGATTGACGCTTCCACTCGGCTTCCTGCGCATCAATAACAGCCTGTGCTTCTTCATAGGTTTTAAATGCTTTGTTCTTCTGAAGGGTAATATGCGGATAAACATATGTAGAATTATCATGTTCTTTCCTGATACGCCAACCAAGCTTATTACTTACTTCAGAATGTGGAACTGTCTGGTCGTAATCTTTAAGATATATCAAAAACCCATGCTCTAAAGCTGTCTTCACATCTTCTGGACGGTCTAATCTAAGAGACATTTCCAACAGATGTTCGTCTGAATCAATAGGGACTGTGCTCTTCCATTCAACCTCAAATAATTTAGTATTATAAGTCCATCCCTTAGGGAGCTTCTGCCATGAAGTTACATTAGGAAAATCTTTATAAGGAATACCATTAATATAACGGTTATCATGCATATGCAACCTATCGACACACACAGCATCAGAAAACTCTTCTGTTACAATACCGAAATCTACATACATATCTACTGACCATTTGTGATGTGCAACCCAATAAACTACATCTCCCGGCTGAAATTTCATTTAACACTCCTTCTTAATAATCAGTTAAAATTGCGACATTATCATCATTAAATGTTACTTCAGTGACCTCTGAAAAATCAAGGTTATATAATAATTTAAACCTCATATATGCCACCCCTTTGTTAGGAGCATATGTAATAGCTACGTCATCTGAAAATTTATGATCTTTCATGGCGTCTGGTTTTGCATAAACCCACAATTTGTCCATTGATTATTAATCTCCTTCCACAACAGCGAGAACAGTTACTTAATACTCTGTTAGTATAACTGCTCTCACTGTATATGTCAATATTTAATTTTTACATGTTTAAAAGACTAATTTAGGATGCGCAATTTCATATAGACATTCCTGTAAGTGTGTCTGCTTCTGACTTACTGCTTCTTGTGCCGTGGCATATCTAAGCGCTGATGTTTGACATGTCAGATAGCATTTCTTCTTAGCACGAGTGATGCCAGTGTATACAAGCTGACGAGTCAGGAGGCTGTAGGAGTCGAAATCTAAATTAAGTATAATATAATTTGATTCTGAACCTTGATATTTATGATATGTAATAGCATATCCCAGATCAAGATTCTTCCAATACTCTTTAGGAATTTCTACTCTGCCAATACCCACAAAATCGATCACCATTACATCAATCCAATCACCAGTTTCTTCATCTTCAATTGTTGTAATATCTTTAAGAATACCAATATTACCGTTATACACAACAGGGTCAACTTTATAGTTATTAACAGTATTAATCACTTTATCCCCAACACGGAAGATTCTAACCCCAGATGATGTAGTTAAAACAGTTTCTTCTTTTTTATTACCAGAAGCAGGATTATATAGTTCCTGAATATCATTATTTAATATATAAGTATTCGCTGTTCCACGTTTCTTTACAGGTACAAGAATCTGTGTCTCCATAATATCAAAATCTTTTTGAGACTGAAGAACCTGAAAGTGCTCCATAACCTTATAAAAACTATTACTTTTATCAAGATAGCAATCTAATACAAGGTCTTTCAATTCACCATCTGTCCTTGTCCCAGACCAGTCTTTATCTACAATTTGCTCTCCATGCCTAATAGCCAGACTATCCGTAATAATAGCTGACTTAGCAGCTTGCCTGTGAATTTTAGTAAGTGGAATATCAACAATTTCTTCCGAATGAATTAAATCATGAGCGATATTTCCACACCCGATACTTTCAAGCTGACCATCATCACCCAGCATAATTAACTTAGAACCAGATGGAATAGAACGAATCAAATAATAGAACAAACTGGCATCCACCATTGAGATTTCGTCAAGAATAAAAATATCATAACCAAGCTGTTTATTTTGGTTGTAAATAAAATACTGATATTCTGGATCGCCTTTAGGATATCCTAGCAATCTATGAATCGTATATCCTTCTTCACCTGTTAATTCAGCTAATCTTGCGGACGCACGACCAGATAATGCACACATCACATGAGAATAATCGGGGAGGGCTGCAAGAATGCCTGTGACTAAGCTCGATTTTCCTGTTCCAGCACTGCCATGTACAAGAATGATATTGTTTTTTAATCCAGTTTCAATACCATTTTTTTGTTCTTCTGTATATTCCCAACCTTGTTCAGATTCAATTTCTTTTATTCTTTCTTGCCACCCGCTATACTTAAAATCAGATTCCGCATCACGCAGACGAAGTAATTCCTGCGCAATCTGTTCACTTAACCAGCGATAATAACTCAGCCCGATTCTTTGCTTATCGTCACTGCACCATAACTTATCGCCCAACTCTTTAATAGCAGCTGTAATATCCTCATCAGCGACATCTTCACTAACATTGTCCAGAATCGCTCCAAGTAATTGGTCTGTGGTCACCCATGACATGCCGTTTTTACCACACTGATTAAGATAATATTTAATATACTCTTTAATACGGAGCACGCCCAAAGGGTCAACACCACCCGCAATAGCAATGTCATCAGCTTTAGACCAACCAATCCCCTCAACTTCATTGACAAGGATATATGGGTTGTTTTTCACCTTGTCAATTACCAAGTCTGGAGAGCCATAAGTCTTTAACAAACGGTCAATCATATTATTAGTAAGATCATAACCCTCTAATTCAATATAGATTTTTGCACGCTTATAACTCATATCAAATCTACGAACCCATAAATTAGCGGTCTTAAGTCCGCATCCTTTAATCTTGATAAGCGACTCCATGTCATGATTCTTGAGCGCCATAAACGGGTCATCAAGTGCATCATACATCATATTGACCTGTTTTTCAGTGAACAGAGAGGCAAGATATTTCTTCTTGCCCCTATCATCTGTTTCTGCAAAATCAATCCTGTCCCAGATGGAAACAATATTATACTGGTCACCGTATTTATCATCATGAACAAAGTCGGCAATCACTGTACACATCTGACCTTGTTTCAATTCAGGCATCTGTCCTTTAAAACAAGCATTATTAAATCTACCTAACTGGACTTTACCCTCAATCTCCCGATCAACAGAACAAGAGATAATACCCCAGTTGTCTTTGAAGAATAATACCTTTTCAATAGACACATCAGCCTTTATTCTTGTATCACTCATCTACTTTCGTCCTTTCAAACTGCAATTCCAGTTTACCATCTGGAGTTATATTTTTAATTAAATTTACTGTATGGTTATAAATTGTGTCTTTATATACAAGAGGGAAGAATTGATCATCTCTCCTAATGCCACTAATAAGAAGCTTGTTACCACGTTTAAGCCAGCTTTCTTCAAGTACCTTCTTCTTGCCATCTCCTAATGGCTGCGAAATACGCTTATTATAAAAGGCATAAGAACCTTTATAGAATTTCACGTTGACTACACCATAGCATGTAAGGAGTGCTATAGAGTGCCTGTTATTGTCACTTTTTAAGACAGTGCCCGCAATACGGCATACACGATATTTAGGCACATTCTTCCACTCACCATCAACCTTTCTCCTATACCATGTATAAGGTTCAGGATTCTCAGGCAGATTAAAATAATTTACAATACCATATTCAGCTTCGTTAATGCCGTCCAATTCATGGTTCTGGTCATAATAACAACATGCTTCCATATTCCAAGATGCTTCAGTACCAGATGCTTTATCATTCCAAAGAGACTGGAAAAGCGCACTGTTATAGGTATTTAAAGCATCTTCAGAGCCAAACCAATCACGCAAAGGCTGCGTTAGCATGTCACATTCTTTCAAAAATTTCTTTTCTGAAATAATGTAATATCCGTCCTTCACATCAACTATACACTCCTCTGTAAAGTATTTTTTGACAGCTGGTTGCGACATATCATCCAGAATAAAATAACGGTCATGATAGCCACGTTTAGGAAGTTTTTTATTAGGATCAATATAAAGTTTATATAATCCCTCATCATCCAGAACATATTGTTTAATCTTAATGCAATTCAAACTGTTTCGATATTGTTCTGGAAGAATACCAAACTCCTGCATCTTAGGAAGCTGTGTCATCGTTAACTTTGACAACGGTTCAAAACAATAGTTGCGAAGATACCATTCCATCGTTTTAAAACGATCTGGGTCATGTAACGTAAGGAAGCAACCACCTTTAATTAATTTAATCATCTGAGCGGGATGGATGATTTTAGTATCGAGCATGCGTGTTGCAAAGTCCTGCATTGAGGCATAAGGTGCGTTCTGAATAATTGACTGAGCCAATTCAGTGTTGACACCATTCACACCTTTCATACTAAAAATAATCTGCTCATTTTTAACATCAGGTACAAATTCAAACTGAGGATTATTAATATCAGGATTCGATATTGTAACACCCTCATGCTGAATCGCTGCAATAGCAACAGCCATTTTACCATAATCTGTGGCATCGTTAGCATCAGCGTTATATGATCCTGAACGAACGATAAGATTAGCGGTCTGCCAATAAATAGGATTGTATTTATAATTCAACCATGCTTCTTGTAAACCGATACAACTGTAGCAAAGTGTATGACTTTTATTAAATCCGTAGCCTCTCTGAGTGTATATCAATTGATACCAAACATAATTAGTCAGATTAGGAGAAAGATTCTTTTCTTTTGCATTCTCAAAGAATTCTTTTTCTAGTCGTAGGAAATCTTTAGGGTTCTTTTTAGCTACTGATTTCCTAAGTTGGTCGCTCCATCTTAAATCAAAGCCACCAATCTTAGGATGCATCGTCAAAAGTACCAGATATTCTTGTGCCTCACAGATACCATATGAAATACCTAAAATATCTTTTAAGATGTCTTGTTCTTCCTGAGTCAATCCATATTCAGTCATCTCATCATACCAAAGCTGAATATTCTCATGAAATCTCGCATATTTTTCAAGAGGCATCTCATCACCTTTATTCTGTGGCATGAGTCGAATAACTGAATTAATAGTTGCCAAGTCATCTACTGAATGCGGCTTTACTAGTGACAATGCTTTCTTGCCCGAATCTTTATCAAACTGAAACAGATTCATAATTTTCTGGTCACCAATCATTTTCCAAAGTTCAGGTGCATCTCTATCTATATTATATATTCCAAGATATTTCATATAGGTAGAATACAAATCACCTTGCCACTGTATCTGATTGTCTTTTAAAAGAAGATTCAAAGTAGCATGTAACAAATCAGTAGCGTCTGTTGACAACTCGTCAATCTTAATCAATGAAACTGCTTCATCACCATGCAAATCAAATTGTGTAATAACATCACCTGAATTTGTACGCATTAAAGCAGTAGATTCAGTCAACGGTTTATCGCAAATAATAATTCCACCCGCATGCGATCCGATACCGCTAATTAGTCCCTCAATTTTCTGAGCAACTTCCCATAGCTGCGGTCTGGCATTCATTTCTTTTACAAATTCAGAGACAGGTGGATTCTCTTCATCTCCATAATACATTGTCTTTAAACTACGTGCTTGTCCTCTGTCAAATACTACCAGAGAAGCAATATAAGAAGCTACATCATTTGAAATGCCAAGACCACGACTAGCTGTAAGAATAGCACTCTTGCTTTTCTCAGTTTGAAGCGTCATGACCTTAGATACTCTATCTGAACCATAAGTGTCAATGAATTTTTGGATAACCGCTTCTCGTTTGGCTGATTCTATATCTGTATCAATATCAAGAACACTCGTTCGATATGGATTAAGGAAGCGCCATGGATACAATTTTGTCTTTTCTCGTAACGGATCAACCTGAATAATATCTAATAGATATAGTAAACAAAAGCCACCACCAGACCCACGACCGGGCATAACTAATGTTCCTGCTTCCCATGCAAGCTTAATATAATCTCTAACTTGCATCAGGTATTTTGACCATCGAACCTTGTTAACTTCAGATGAAATCTTAATATATGATAAACATTCATCTATCATTTCATATCCACGTTGACATTGATAATGTGTGTTCTTTGTATCAATAGATCGTAACAATTCTCTGGTCATATGTCTGTCAGCAGGATATTCAGAATGATAAAAGAAATCCAACAAGGGAATGTTATCCTTATATTTAATAAATAATTCTTTATCAGGCTCTGTCAAATCAAAAGGAATATAAGGAATATCTAATTCTTTGGTTAATGAATAATACTGAATCTTATCATAAATAAGCATAGTATTATTTAATCCTAACTCAACTGCATCATACCCGATTGATTCATCCATATAACTATGAACTTCCTCTTTGGTCATGATATAAGTCGTAGTATAGAAATCATCAACTTCTCTATCACCTTCAGCAGCTTTCAAAAAAGCTTTATGAATTTCTCTATCTTCCTTTTTCAGATAATGGGCGTCCAATGTAATAATATAAGGAACGCCTAATTCCTGAGATAGCTGAATAATAGCTTTATTAACAAAAATCTGATCTTCATGTGGATTTGGTTGTATCTCTAAAAAGAAATAATCATTACCAAACCAATCAATCATTGTTTCGATCCAATAATTAATATTATCCCAGATTTGAGCACGCTTCATAGGGTCTTGTTCATCTCTATATTTAATAAGTTGTCTGGGAATACTTCCCCCCAAACATGCAGAGGAACCAATTAAATGCCCTTTATATTTCTCCAATAACTCCTGCAAATCAGAATAATAAGTTGGCACTCGATACATCACAGACATAAATGAATTGTTGACCCAAGCTTTGGTACTTAATTCACGAATAGCTTTATGACCCTCAGCATCGAGCGCAATTAAGATAAAATGAGGATAAAAATTACTTCCTTTATTATCTGCTGTAATTGATTCAGGACATAAATAAATCTCGTTTCCAAGACCCAATTTAAATCCTCTATATTCTGGCTTGTCCTTAACTGAGTCAAAGTATTTTAAAGCGTCAAGATGACTACCTATTGTCTCATGCTCTGTTACCACACAGCCTGACCAACCACACTGTCTATGATATTCAATAAAATCAGGCACCTTAATAATAGCGTCTCTAAGACGATAATTTGAATGATCCGTATGCCCATGACATGAAAACATATATATCTCCTACTTAAAAAATCAATTTACGACCACTATTTAATTTTGTATTGTTATTATCTACTTTTTTACTCGCTTTGTCAAGCGCATTATAACGCTTGTTGACACGCCAGTCTTTATTCTCTGGTGTCCAAAGACTGTAATATTCACAGTCATCTTTAAACTCATGTGCTTTAGGATTCGTGACACTATAGCTACACCATGCACAAAGCGGGCTAGGCTTCGGAATCCAGATACCACTCTTCTTATTCTGATCAATTTTATCAAGAGTATTATCTAATGTTCTTTCCAGCCTTTTCTCCCAACCTTTGGTCATAGCTTTCTGACTCTCATCAATTAAAATAAAACGATATAAAAAACTAATAGGAATCCGACCAAACATCTGATAAATCGCCAACGCATAAATCCCAAACTGAAGTGATGTCGCAATCTTATCGCTTTTATATATAGCTTTCGAAGTCTTATAATCTACTGTACGAAAACTACCATATATATTCTGATCTACTCTATCAATGAATCCATTAAAAATAACCCTATCTTTATATACAAATTCAAACGGCAACTCAGTATATACAGGACGCCAGATTGATGTATCTTCCATTTCATGATACATACTCTTTTTAAACACTTCCATTTTTTCTTCGTATGTCATGCCTGAAGCATTATCTGGCGTGTACCATTCTTCAAAATATTTCCGCTTTAATTCATCTAATCCTAAGATGTGCTCTCTCGTCTTTGAATCCGTTTCAACCGTACCATATTTCAGTATGAATTCCAGATTATCATAATCAATAGGCACGCCAACGATAATATCTTTAACACGTTCTTCCTCTATTTTGTGAAGCAGCGACCCCAATTCAAGTGCTAGTGTGGTATCTTTGCTATATTTCTTTTCACCGTATTTAAGGTTATATTGATACGGACAGTTTTTGTAAACTTCCAATCCACTATAACTCAGTCTAGGCAGCACACCTCGATCAGCATTAGCAACAGACCTCACTTTCCCCTTAAAAAATTCATCCATTGACTCATTATAATTCTCCACCAAATCATTACCCATATTTAACACTTCCCCTCTAATCTAAAATTAAGGGGCTTTTGATGGTAATTTTTGATGCCATCTACTCACCCCTTCATCCCCTCACGGGACTATCCAGAACTCAAAATTTAATTCTTTTTTCCACTTATTTTTTACTTCTGCCAGTCAATAGAGCCATACGGGTAGCAAGCCATACCCGTGTCTTCCCATCGACCACTATTTGGATTCAGCCACTGATAACAACGGCGATTAGCATTATATCGACTCATCCTACCAGCGGTCAAATATTTTACGCTTGTACTATGGCGATTGAGTTTAATATATCTACTGCTTTTTGTCTGCTTCTGACCATTACTCTTAAAGTAATACATCTTACCATGTCTGATCCTAAGAGCATCAGTTGTACAAGAACCCTTTGGATAAGAACTTGAACTGGTTTTATGCCCATAATAAGTTTTACCGTGATATTTAAAATATCCTGTTCTGGGCTTACCATTTTTCATAATATATACGTGCCCAGTCTTAGGATCAGTCCAGCGACCATTCTTGGGTTTAGCCGATACAGATGTCGCAAAAAATGCGACTACCATCATCATACACAGAGCAGCGATTACAAGTTTCTTCCAGTTCTTTTTCATATTATATTCTCCTTATTCAGAAATAATTGATACTTCATAACCGAGTTCTTCTTCAATTTCTTTAAGCGTCATAGTGCGTTTTTCTGGCTTGTTTACAAGTTCCAAATCCCGACAACCGATAAGAAAAACTTTCTTATAATCATCGTCATTATAACTCATTGACTCAGGTGCTAAAGTGATTAATGCATTAGGCGCCAGCGCATCATCTACATACAACACTTCAAACACTCTATCATCATCGTTTTTATGATGAAAATAATTTGTAGAATCATTATAGGCATAGCGGATAAGATAATTGACATCCAAATCATGAACATGGTCTAAAAACCACGCACTATTTGTTGTATAACCACCACCCCAATTTGTGACTTTTACCAAATTTCCGACTTTCATATCTTTCACCTCCAAACCATTGCATATGTGAACACTACCATCAGTAGAAGCGGAATCACCGCTGTCATAATATCCTTAAATGTCGCATCCTTCTTACCACCAAAGAATGTCCGACAGTTTAATCCCGCAGCTATAAGAGCACACATGCCACCAACGAGTTTCACAATCAGTTCAATAATCACATTCATAATTCTCAGTCCTTTCTTTTCATTACATCATTAACATCATCCATCGTTACTAAAATTTTTTCTTTCATTAACTGTAGCAAGATATCTTTACCCTTATCAGTGGGAGAATCTTTATACCCAAGCCTATGCTCTTTATCAAGCACCAGATAAACCCTGACATATGGTACAAGAGGCGCAACCTTTTTAATCAGCTTCTGGTAATACGCAGTTGCTTCAAAACTATCTGACTCTTCATACTCTCGATCCAGTCCTACGATAACCTCTTCGACTTGTAGCTGTTCCAATATAATTTTAATTTGTGTTTTTGAAATGTTTGATCCGCACAGCCCAACCACAAAGCTATCATCTCCAAAATACGAATAAGCCTGTAGCACTGATTTCTCAGCTTCAACCAACATCACTTTTTTACATTGTCGTATCTTATCTTTAGCGACATGAATACCATATAAGTTACTACCAAGCTGATGACTCAGGAAGCGTCCACCAATCTGCAATGGCACATATTTACCAAAGCGTTCAACATCTTCGTCATCAAGGAACCGCCCTCTAATACCAATAAGCCGCTCATTAATATCTCGATGTGGAATAGTTATCTGATTAGTTAATCCGTAATATCCTATTTCAAATCTGGACATTGCTTCACGAGTAATATGCTCATCAAGCCAACCTTGATATGGCGCATACCAAAATATATCAAGTATATTCTCATTAATCTCAGTCAGATTAGGTACGGCCTTTGAGTTTTTCTTTGCAGATTTAAGACGATTAATCCATTCAAAGTCTGTAATGGTTTTTTCAGGTGGAATCTGTTCAGGGTCTTTTTCATATAACCGACCAGTTTTAGAAGCTATATAATATAAAGCACGATAGTAAGTTAATGTCTTGCCTTTTAATCTATGAGCACGAATAACTAATTCAATAATTCCATATGAATCTGAGCATGTCCAACATTTGAAACGGTGAGAATCATGATAATACGTTAATTTATAAGGACTATCCCCGCCGTGACAAATAGAGGTCGAGAACAAAAGATTCCCCTGACTATCTCGCTTATATTCTGGTGAGCCAAGTTCTGCACAAATTTTAATGATATCTTCGTCAGTTAATGAATCTAATATTTTTTTCTGATCTAAATACATATCTTCTCTCACCAATCAAAACTTCTATGTGTAGGCTGTTGTTCTTCTTCAATTATTTCTGGTACAGATTCTTCAACTATCTCAGGCTCTTCATCGTGTACATGAGATTCCAGAACAGAATGCTCTTGAATCTTAGCCTCGACCTGTTCAATTTGAGTAAAATCAATATCAATAAGATTAAAATCAAAATCCGTTACGAACAGGGCTTCTTCTGTCATCGTACCAAGATCAATATCGCTCCAAATAATTAATTTTGTCAAACGTCCACGCCTAACTTTATACACCCAATGCCCCATATTCGGCATCCGTAATCCAAAATGAGTTTGAATAATTGTATTAAGTTTCTCACTCTCTCTAGCGTTAGGCGGCATTGAAATAATACCAACATCCAATTTATTCGCTAATGCTTTTGCCCCAGCAAGAAGATTCTGATCTTTAATAAGAGCATTTTGTGCTTCACCATTAAGCTGTGATGCGGTAGCAATATGAATATCTAATTGTTGTGCAAGGGTTTTTAGTTCTGTCGAAAAAACTAACAGAAGCTGGTGTTCTTTTAAACCGCCCATCCTAGTTTTACTGGACACTTCTGACATCAAACGCATACTATTCCATATATAATCAAAATATATATATTCAACACGATATTCCCTATTATATTTTTTAATTATATTTTTTATATCGTCAATTGAAAAATCAGGAATATGGACAATATATATAGGTGAGGATTTAATATATTGAACGGCTTGTTTTACCCTGTCTAATTCCCCCTCTTTATATTCTCCATACAAAATATGTTCTTCATTTACTTTAGAAACGGTTGCAATAACTATAGTTTGAATTTCATCTACAGTCATTTCTGTCGTAATATATAATGTGGGTTCAGACAAACCAGTATATTTCCAATCTTTTGATTTACTATCATAATAATATGGTATCGAATCTTTTACTGCATCTCCTACAGCCATACGACTTTTCCCGAAACCTTGGGCTGAAGACCTCATATAAAGGCACCCTTTTCTTGCACCTCGTGTTACAGTGGTTAACCCATCATTATTCAATGGCATGCCGACATCAGGAATCTTCATGAAACTCTCAATCAAATCCATTGCATCATCAGCCGCCTGAATCTCAGTAGTTAACATATTGGTACAGTACCGAATCGTAGGAGTGATAACTAAATCCGTTTCTACCAAACCCACAATATCCTGTTCAGTGTAATTATCGAACTTCTCCATCTCTTTGGTCAAGTCTTCCACACCGACAGTTGGATCAAAAATCGTTTTAGTATTATACCCCTTTTTCTCATAATATCTGAGCAGAGAATACTTCCTGAGTCTGTGATAATAATAATCATAATTATCTAAACTGCTCAATTCTCTAGCATCAGCTAAATATTTCAATCCATCATTCGCTTGAAATATCTCATACTGTTCTTTATACGATGAAAGATATGAATCGATTGTAAACTCATCAATATCTTTAACCCCTTGCATATACGAGTTAAAGATAGCTACATAGATCAATTCATACAATGTTTCTGTATCGAAATCCGTCCTGTCCAAAGGTCGGTCAATATCATCAATCAAAGTGGGGTCGAGCATTAAACACCCAATCGTATTCAGAATTGCCCGTTTATCAGTTAGTGTTTCATACATTCGCATCTCCCCCAATAGATGTTATATCTATCTGTTTAATTTTCTTCTGTTTCGTGTCTATATAGACAGTTTTATGTTTATACATACCTTTAGTGTTAACATCTTTGTTCCTGTCCTCAACACCTTTAACAGCCTTATAATGAGCCTGTGCTTCAGTATAGTAATAAGGGACAAGACCAACGATATCTTCACCGAAGTCTTTTTCAAGAATGTTCCGCATGTAGGTAAGTGTAGCATACAGTCCTTGGAATGTAAAGGCATATTTTTTAATATAGTTTTCTGTAAGCGCATACACCTTAACCGGAAGTTCTGAAACGCCTATATTCTTTTTTAAATAATCATAATATAAATTCTTCTGAATATACTCTTCATCTGTAAGACCGTCTTTAAGTTCGACCTGCGCTTTAGGCTTTGCTCTGGTCTTCTTTTCTTCTGCTTTCTTCTGAACTTGTTCTTCCTTATCTACATGAATGGCCTTGGCAGCAGCACGGAAACATGTGATATGCGCATAGCGATTCTTATAAGGGATTGATTCATTATTATCTTCAATTGGAAGTCCACATAACACACATTTCCGCTTTCTGCCTTTAGCCATTACATTCTCCTTTTTAATTTAAATATGACAATCTACAATAGTTGCGACCCAATCAAACTCAGCCGTATCAATAAAGCGCTCTTTAAAATGAAGATCCCATTCAAGTTCATCGGCAGGATCACCATCTGTACAAGCCCACCAGCCCATTTGAGACGGCTCATGCCAAATACCATCTGGAGTTACAACCGCATGATAACAAGGGAGTTCCTGAGTTTTGATATATGTCTCTGCATCTTTAAAACGCTTTTTATAATATTCAGGGTTATAGAAGAAGTACTTATCCTTTTCTCCATCAGCGCCTTCAATATTCACATTCCACCATTTAATTATATCTTCTCTTTCTTTCGTGTCAAGAGGTTGCACCCATTTAACATGACGCACAAAAGCACTATTTGTATGATGAATATTCCCATATCCTGCACGAGCAGTTGGAATTATTGTCAGCGCATCACTAAAGCGACCGCCAACCTGATACCAATCCCACTTACTATGAGGATTATAAGTACTTAAAATATTGTTATCATCATCTACCATATTACCATACCATTCACATGCTTCTTGGAAGATTTCATCATCAGACATATCTTTACATGTATTCGGATATTCTTCTCGCATCTTATTAATAGCCTGAGTACGTGTATACTTAATATAAGGCTCTACTTCCAAATTCTCATTATAAGGCGCAAGCAGGTCTTCAACGAACTGGTCTTCTTCATGTAGAACTAATACTGCAAAATGACTCATTATGTACTCTCCTTTTTCTTGTTAATTCCATTTTCACAAATCTGCACTTCATTACCCATCTGCGCTGGTTGACCTACATATGGACAATTAATACAAGCTGGGTGTGAAGCACAGATTTGGAGCATTTGTTGAGCATAATTATTTTGTTGATTACCCATGATGTCTATATTGATTCCGTTTATATTCATAAGTATTACCTATTAAATGTGAAAAATATCTTTCAAATGAATTGTGGATATTCATTTGAAAGATATTGAATTAATTAATTATTATTACTATGAGCACTTAGATCTTGTTTTAATTTTTTCTAATGTCGAGTCTCTTAATTGATATCTATCAAATTCCAAAGCTTCCTCTACTGTATAATTACAACTATTTAATCTTGCTTTGGTTCTAAAATAGTCAAGATTAAGTTCATCGCACCATTGTGCAAGTGTTTGAGTACGTCCTTTATAAGTGAGAAGCTTATTGGTAGAAACATTATTAGCTTGCTCTGTAACAGTCGCCCATCTACAATTTGATGGTTCATAATTACCATTGCCATCAATTCGATCAATTGTTAAATCATCTTGATATCCATGTGACAATGCCCAATCTTTAAAAATAAACCAATCATACCACTCATCGCATACTTTAATTCCACGTCCACCATACAAGTCATAATGTATATTATATTTAGAATCGCATCTATTTCTCATAGCACCCCAAATACGATACAAGCGCTCATACTTAGGATTTGTACTATCGCCATTCCAACATCCAGTCTCTTTATTCCTCTGAGCGGTTAATTCTGATTGTAAACATCCACATGATTGAGTATTACCAGTACGCAGTAAAATTTGACTCACAATCACTTCATTCCCACAGTCACATTTACATCTTAATTTACGATCACTTTTTTCATCGCAACCCAAATCTTCTATTACGGTTAGCCGACCAAATTTTTGACCGACTAACCAAATACCATGACAGCGAACGCATCCCGATTGGTTCTTTCTTACATATTTTTTTAAATCGCATCCATGTTTAGTAGATAAATTCCCGCATTTACTACATTGGCAATTCCATGTCAACATTCTTTTATTATATTTAATTTTAGTTTTTTCTGTTTCTTCTTCATTTAATCCTAGAACTACTAAATCACCGAATTGTTTTCCTGTTAAATCTTCATATACACCCGGCTTACTCATTAAGCAAATCCTTCATATCTGAAAGAATAACTTCTACAGCTTCCTGCTGCTTAGGTGTGCAATTAGAAACCAATGCACCTTTGCCAAGAACATTTTCAACAATTTCAGTGATTTTTTCTTTAGAACCAAACTTCTCAACAATCTGAGCGCCAATTTCTCCGACTTCATTCATGACATCTTCAAAGTCTCGTTTTTCGGTTTCAAACATAGCATCACGCTCTTCTTTAGAAGTTGGTGTAATACCTTCAGCCTTAGCCTGTCGATCAATTGCATCATAATAAGCTTTTACAAGATTACCTGCTGTAAAATCCTCAATAATTGGATCAAAATATTCGTTTCTTGTTCTTGCAAAACATTCTGGTGTATCTACAAGTAACAGAGAAGAATGAATTGATTTTCCGGTATCAGGATCAGCCCCGTTGCTTTTTACATAGCCAATAATTTCACTATGATTAATAAGGATAGGAAGCATTCTCTTCGCATCGCCTACAGGGAAATTCTTTCCTGTATCATCTGTCATGGTATGAAGAATAAATACAACACAGAATCCAGAACCAATTACTTTAAGAATTTCTGACTCCCATTCTGCTTTCAGGTCACCCCATAAGCCATAACCACCATTACCTTCTTTAATTTTGTTAACACCTTCTGTATTAGCGACATATTTTTCACAATAGGAATAAAGAATTTCCATTTCATCAAGAACAAGAGTTTGAAAATTTTTATGTATCGTTTCAAAATTTTTGCGATTACAAAATACTTTTACAAAATCTTTAAACTCTTTCCATGAAAGAATAGGCTGAAAAGGAACATTATTAAGACCACTCAGTCCACTCTTACCAAAAGCAAGATAATATGGACGCTCCATTTTTGTTGCAACAGGTGTCTTTCCTAAACCGCCTCTACCATAAATCGTAATAACCAAACCATCAGTTGTTTTTTGAACCCTAGACATTTGAGGATTCATAAGATCGTCTAATGAAAATCCCATAATTATATATCTCCTTTATTGAATATTTGTCCCCAATAATATACATTATTAGGGACAAATTTAATTTTATTATATATCACATATCATATATTATTTATATCAGATATTAAGATTCAGCGTCCTACCATGCCTTGCACCGCTAGGTCTTGCATTATCCGCACCAGCACCAGTCTTCGACTTATTTTTACCCTCTTCAATCTCACGCTCACGCTCCTTAATAGCCGCCTGAATCGTTGCCATATCATAAGGAATATGATCCTTGTCTGTCTCTTCATCACCGTCATAAGGCTCAGAACCACCTGTCACAAGCAGCTCATTAATATAAGTCCTACGAACCTCTTTCTTAGGTTTACCGAAGGCTACAGGCTTCTCGATAGTCTCTTCAATGCTGTTGTTAATAATATCACCATAAAACTCAACTGTCTGACCGGGTTCATAAGTGGCTTCACATGCATCCGCAAGTTCCTCAGGCACAATCAGGTCAATAGGTTCAATTCCGTTATAAGTCGGCATCCAACCACTAATCTTGAGTCTACCAGTCTCACTCATTTCACCATCAGCATCCTTGCCCATTTCAGGTGTAATAGACTGAATAAACATTTCAACCTCAAATGTAGCGTCAGGTTCTACATCAGCTTTATTGCGAATCCTATTAAAGAAACTACCACGATAGCCAACAATCTCATTACCATTTTGTCCTCTATAAGGATTCAGCTGACCATTTGCACGAATTACATCCGCAGCATCATCACCTACATCAGCCACAGACTGGAATTCATTCATCACAGTAACCAGTCCTGCATAGGTTTTGTTCTCAGTTTTATCAGCCTTCTTCTCTTTAGAACGCACATTAAATGTGACAAAATTCTTATCACTAGTCTTCACCGTGACAGAACCCTCAATATGCTTCTCACCAGTCTTAGGGTCTGTCTTAATCTCAAGCTTCTTATCTGTCAGAAGTCCTACTGCTGTTGCCTTTGTCTTTGCCTGTCTCAGATTTGTTTCCATATTATTTTCTCCTTTGTTTTAATTATTAATTGTTTTCTGTTTTCATTTTATCAGCAAGCAGGATTGCATCAGCCATCATCTGAATTTTCTTCTGTCTGCGCTTCTCTGCACGCTTTTCTTTCTTACGCTGAATCTTTGCTTCAATCCGCTTCTCTTCTTCTTCAAATTCTTTACGAGCCTTTTCAAGTTGCTCATTCCTCTTCATTACTTTATGTGCATCCCTAATAGCTTTATTAAACATAGAGTTGCCAGTCTTTTCATCTCTGCTCATCAGTCGCTTAGTGATGCAAATACCAATACCAACATCCAGATTAAAGGCGTCATCTTTATCACAGACCGCTTTGGTTGAAGTACCGTCAGCAAATGTTACAATTACTACTTTGTTATTAATTGTTTTAACATCTGTGATTGCTGGTGTTACAAAAGCTACATTAAGAGGTACAATAATTGGTTCCCACTTATTTGCATCTAAATTCATAAACATCGTCTCATCACATGGCATAACAAACATTTTCGTCATCTCCTTTAATAAAATAATCTTTCATCATTGTTAATATCTTCTGTCCAATAAGTTTCATATTTAATTATTTTTATTCGTTTACATTTTGGGCACATGCATAATTTAGTACTGCATGAACCTACGTCATCCCACCATGTCTCTACCCCCTTATCTGGTAACGAAAAGGAATGATCACAGTGTTTGCACTGAATCAATTCCATATCAATAACTTCCTTTCTATAGAGTACGTTGAGTTATATATCTCTCAACGTCTGTCTATATTCTATACTTTTAATTTTATATTGTCAATCATCTTTTTCATCTTCGTTTCCAAAAGGTATCCTATAAGTAATCTCAGCACCACAATTGGTACAATGACACATTTGATAAATACCCTCGCCCTCTTCTCCAAAATCTTCAAAACTGAAATCTGCATCCCAGATCACAGCTCTTGCTAAACAATGAAAACACTCATACACTATCATCACCACCTTTTTTGATATATTCCAGTAATTCACTTGGCTTACCAACAAAGAATGGCTCTTCTTCCCAACTACTTACTTCAATAGTCAGAACATCATCTGCATTTCCATTATTATTAAATTGATGAGTTACTTTATAATTATAGTCACACCAGTCTTTTGTTTCCCAAGTAGGCGCATATAAATATAAATTTCCAACTCCATCTTTGAAATCATGAACATATTGTGCAGCCAGATCGGTTATTCCGTTTGCATAATCATGCCCGTAATCAGGAATCCCGTTAACCATAATCTTGTGTAGCAGCCATTCACATAATGATTTACCTACACCTTCAAGATAGCCATCAAACTGTTGATATACATAAGCTACTTTTGATTCACCGTTTTTGCCCTTTTCAATAAAACTAATCGTACTTCTTGTCCCCATTTAATTACCTCTCCATTTGTAATATGCTTCTAAAAAACCAGTACCACAATAAATTCTTTCACCATCTTTCCACACATGATATACACAATTAGTATAATACCGATTATTCTTGTACCAATATTCATTTAAGTATTTATAAAAGGCTGTATCACCAGATCCCTCTAAACAATATAGAATAGTTTTATTAGCTTTACAGCCCTTAATCCATAATTCGAAATCCGTCATTATCTCACCAATATCAACTTTATCCATAATGGCAAATTACTATTACCAATCCAGTAATGAATACCAATATCTAATCCCATTACTGCAACAATTATGATCATAATAATAAATGTATATATCCAAGATTTCATAAAGTGAATTCCTTTTTTTTAATAGTGGGAAGTGTTGGTGCCGACCCAACTCCTATGGATTTTCAGTCCATCGCAATAACCGTATCTGCCAACTTCCCTGAATAGGGGATGTGTGAGTCGAACACACCGCAACGACTTTATAAGAATCGCCCCATAACCGCTTGGGTAATCCCCTATAATGGAGTTTCTATCGTTCTCCTCACGCCAATTCAACGCCACTTGTGATGCTTCCTGAATTGATAATTGTGTGCATCGTAGCACTTGGGGGAATTGAACCCCCATCTCAGCCTTGAAAGGGCTGTATACTAACCTTTATACGAAAGTGCCTTATTTAATTGCAAGTTTTCTTGCCTTTATTATAACTTTTAATCACCAAAGAATGCGCGGTTTACCGACCAATCTAAATTCAATTACATCAGCTTCGCCACATCCAGCAGTTTTGGCTTTAATAGTTTTATAATATGTTCTGTCGTTTTTAAAATTTTTCTCCAGAAGCCTGACCGCATCCTTATAATGCGATCCATTATTCTCAATTTGATAATGACACCAGTCATTAATTTGCTTTCCGGTACATGTTTGGTCAAGTTGTAAAGAAAGTGGATTTAACATAGTAATACCTCCTTTTAGTGCCCCTGAGGGAATTCGAATCCCTGACCAATAGATTAAAAGTCTATTGCTCTAAACCAGCTGAGCTACAGGAGCATATTAATATTAAACTCGCTTGAAAAACACCCTTACAACAAAACTGCCACGAGTATTGAACAGCCACATCCACTAAACTGTTCTAAGTTTTTCTAAGAGGTACGTCCCTATATTGGATTTTAGTGGGACGGCATTACACGGACTTACACCGACACTCTCTTCAGATGTTAAACGGGGATAGAGAGAATTGAACTCCCATATGGTGGTTAACAGCCACCTGTTCTGCCATTGGACTATATCCCCTTTTAATATTACAAATGCGCATTATGTAATATAGAGTTATGAATATGTCTGCTTTGGGAATAGCTACTCACAGTAAAATTTGCGTTGTACACCACTTATACCATATTCCTCTAACGTCAAGGAGCGGAACTCGAATCCACACCCTCAATTTCCAAGCTGATTAGGCTCGACTTATGAGTTATCATCAATGTGACATAGAGTTTGATCAATCCTCTACCGCTCTACCAATTAAGCTATCCTTGACACAATTGCACCACTATGAATCGAACATAGACCTCTTCCTATATGCCTGGAAGTGCGCTACCATTACACCATAGTGCGACACTTATTATACTCTTTCGCCTGTCTTGCGGTCAGCTACACCGCCCCACCATACTCATCACGTTTTGTTTTAATCACTCCCTTAGCAATACCCTTTAATAAGTGTCAATACATCCATCAATGTGTCCATCGATTTCTGTATTGAACATGCCCCTATGGATTCGAACCATACCTTATGATTTTGGAGACCATCGTGCTATCCGCTAACACTAGAGACATGTTTATATATAGTTGCATGCAACTTTCTTTTTAGCCAACAGGACGCTTTGTTTTGGTTATATAGATTAAAAGTCTATTCCTAAATAATTTTGCTGTAAGCGTCCCAATCATACGGAAAGGAGGTGTTAATATAATATTTTAAACAAATGAGTCCACCATTCTTCTACGATTTCCCAAATGTTTTCTTTATGTGTTTCTATTAATATATTTTTTGCTGATCTATCAATGTCCTGAAAGCACAATATTGATTCTAAATCTATAAAATCTTTGACTTTGGGGTAAAAGTAATATAAATCTATATCTATTTCTTTTTTAATTTCATCACGCATATAACAATAAGTATCATGAAGAAAAATCCAGAATGTAAAATCATTTACATAAGCGTCCCATTTGTTCTTTTCTTCCATTTCCAGACGTTTCTCGTGTGAATGACTTAATAATTCCTTTGCTTCTTCATAAGTTAATGGTGACTCATCTAACCAATTAATTTTCATTTATTTTACCTTTTTCGAGTATTTTGTTTTATATTTTTCGTTTTTTTTGTAAGTGTCACATAAAAGCGTGGGAGGGATTCGAACCCCCGATGTCATTATAAGAATAGACATAGATTATTTGCTGTAAAAATCACGGGCATGATTCGTTTTTTCTTCCTTCGACCACTTGGATACCACGCTATAGTTACAAAACAGGATTCGTTATTAGGGATTTGAACCCATTCACTCAAATTTTTGCAGAATTTTCATTTATCCATTTTTGTTTTGCTGTGCGAACCCCAGAAAGCCGACCTATTGGATTCGAACCAATAACCTCGCCATTACAAGTGGAAGAAAATAATTGCTGCTAGGATTACAATCATGATCCATTCATCGTGCTCTACCGTTGAGCTAAGGTCGGCATAAGGGAGCAGTAAAGATTCGAACTTTAAAAGTATTTTGCAGAACTCAATCACTTTACATGATTGACGCTATCCCTAGCGATCTGCCCCCGTGTTAATTATTACAGGACACTGTTAAGAGAAAGAAGATTTCAAGTCTTGTTCTGTTAAGTTTGCTGTAAGTGTCCCTTGGAAAGTTTTATACATCATATAGATGTAAGTGCGTATTTTAATACAAAACAGTCATGCTTTCCGTTCATCTCTGTTTTGTAGCTGCGCCCAGTGGGTCTCGAACCCACACGCTCTTTTGAGCAGAGGATTTTCTTACTACTCTATGTCTCCATAGCCATCTGATTAAGATGTTGTAGTCTGGACTATGTCATTACCTTATCAGATTAATACAAGGAATTAGTATTATTATCACGCTACCCTCGAATGATTACGAGTCCTACGCTACCTTTAAGAATCTGACTTAGGTAGGTGGTATATAGTCTCTACACATTTATAGATAATATATTATCTAACTTAGCACGGCGTTCCCCTGATTATTCGCCGTTTTAGCCACCTTCATTTATAACATTTCTGTTATAACGCTCCATACGCTAATGCTATCAGGGCAAAAGTCCTCACCGTATACCAATTCCGACATGGGCGCTTATAAATTCTAATTCAGGTTATTGTTCCACTATCAACTACTTACAGAGTCCTCTTACTCAAGCCTGAATTAATCGGAGTGACATGACTTGAACATGCGGCCTCCCGGTCCCAAACCGGGCGTTCTACCAGCTGAACTACACCCCGATTTTACTTATTGAATGGCGGGTATACGCCTGACCAATGCTGGCACCAGTCACCTTGAATTGCCTATGCCATTGCTAGATAGGCTCACGTTCCATAATCTTGTGTGCAATTGCTGTGCATGTGTCACGATCATGACGCATTCATTTACTTTTGTCTCAGTACTCTGTGCCTACTCAAAAGTAAATGTGTCCTTCCTCAGGACAAATGAATGGAATATATAGCGTCCATCGGCGCTTATGGGACAGGTTTTACGTCTCTGCCCCGACTATATGATTAACCGACCGTAATCGGATCATATCGTTTTGCGTTAATAGTTTTCATCATGAATTCCATAGCCGTGTAATTTACAGAACCCATCAGCTGTTTGAAGACCGATGCAGACTGACCGGAACAAAGAATCGTTCCCTTACGGTTCTTATCTGTATGGAATACGTCATGTCTCGACTCACAATTCCAAAAGATTATAGAAGGAATCTCATAACCATTCCTAGCAAATTCGCTCTTCATCTGATCATAGAACGTCCAATTTCTACCGCCGCAATAATCAAATTCCATATCAGAAATGATAATCAGTGCCTTAGGCATATCTTCCTGAGGAATATGATACTGAATCGCTGTATCCAGAATCATTTCAAAAGCAGCCTTACAATTGGTACTGCCACTCCAATTATGATAATTAATATTATTAAGAATCTGTTTCAGTGTCTTTCCCTTAATCTGCTGATAAGAAGGATTAGAACTGAAATTCATCCACAAATTCTTGAATGCCCCATGATTCCTTTGAGCAAAATAGATTGCCAGACTAACAGCTGTATCCATTGGTCTGCCCATCATAGAACCGGAAGTGTCTGCAATAACAATTGCGTTAGTGCCTTCATTTACATAATTAGGAAGTTGATCCCACTGTGCCTGAAGAACATTCTCTTCTGTTTCATTCAGAAGATTTCCAGAATAGTAGTTCGCGTTCCAATAATTATGAGATGAATACTTACTAATAATGTCATACGGATACAACGTACTGGAATTAATTTTCACTTCTCCAGTGACCGCTTTCTGCGCAAACTGGTTGAAGCGCTCTTCGTCATGCTTTTTAAAAGCATTTCTGTAAATCATCATTGCTCTGGACGGGACTTCAGAATATTTAATCTCATCCCAACGTCCAGTAGACATAAGTGCTTCAACAATACCGATCTGCTTACGCATCGCACGCACGATTCTCTTGAAGTTATACACATCATATCCAAGCTTCTGTGCGGTCAGAATACCAAGAGCACGAGTCTTGTCTGAAGAAGCGTCCGCTGTCTTAATCCATTTAGCCAGAAGAGAGATAGCGTTTCCTTTAGCCATATTAGTAAGGTCTTCCTCAAATTGTTTCTTCATGGTTACCCACATTTCATTTTCAAGAGGAGTGCCGACTAATTCATACAGGTCATCATATCGACCATAAACACCAATCAGATCGAGATTAGGACGGATTGCTTCAGGATGATGCTTAGCACAATACTTTAGGATAACCCTGAATACTTTGCGTTCTCCAAGACCAGATGTCTCTTCATTACCTCGGATATCTCTTGCATAGAAAAGAATTTTCGTAGCGATAAGAGGATCTGCCTTATATGCTTCCTCAAAAAGAGTGGTGATACGTGTTTCATCTGCATTTCTGAGAGCACCAATTGTGCCGAACAGATCGAGCAGTGCATCACTTGTTGTGTTCAATGCAACAGCACCATTTTCAGTACGTGTCCATTTCTGTTCCTGTTTCATAGCTTCTGCAAAATTCATCTTTTTATCTCCTTTTTTCATGACACCGAAATTTTGGGGATTCAACGCCCCTAGTTTTTTGTAGTTGAATTATTTTCTTGTTACTTTGCTGTGTGTGTCACAGAATCGTATGGAATGGATTCGAACCACTGACCCGCTGACCCATAACTTGAATGTTTCGCTGTTATAATCACGAACATGATTAATGAATTCTTTTTTCAGCTGCTCTCCCAACTGAGCTACCATACGATATTCAGGACTCGTTATTTTCTTTGATCCGCTATCAAAATAATTTTGCTGTATGAGTCCCTTTTATTTAATTTTGTTTTCTTTATACAGGACGCTAAAGGAGGGATAAACCGTGAAAAAGAGATTTATATAGTCTGATCATCATATCAAAGTCCATTGCTCATTGCTGCGTGCGTCCCAGACAGGGGTGAAGCGATTTGAACGCTCACGCCTTACGGCACAGGAATCAAAATCCTGCATGTCTTTCCAGTTTCATCACACCCCTATGTAGTAGCAAGTTCGCTTCCGTTCCCTTGCTACATTCTCTATTATACTCATCTCAGAATCGTTGTCAACACCTAATTTTTAATTTTTTCATGTTTATTTTCATACCTTTAAAACTCCAATACAAACAAGACATTTCCCCCTATTATCAAAGAAATTATATTCTGTTCCAAACCGATCTTCTCCTCTCACACATTCAACAATTCCATCAAACCATCCATTGGTATCTACGTCACTTCCATCAACAAAATACCTGAAGCCAGAATCGTTTTCCGTTTCATAAATAGATATAGTAGATTTACGGCAACTAATATTAGCGCCCATGAAAACCATACAAATTAAAGTATCAGGATCAATAGCTTCAAACTCTTCACAAAATTCACTAATAGTCATTACTTTGTCTTTTGTCATAAGTGTCCTCCCTTTAAGATTATCTAGTTATCAAACGCCCGTTCGTACTGTATGGTTATCATAATACGAACAGGCGTTTCTGTCAATATGGAATTTATAGGAACTTTATTTTCAGACTATTCCAATATGTTCTTATATTTCGTATAGAAAGAAGAACGAATTATCTTTCTGTCATATTGTAATTCAATTTTCTTTAGACGTTTGCTATATAAATAATCATAAAAATTAAGCCCTGTTTCCTTCATGCCTTTCTGAATCATGTTGATCATTCCAGATTCGTGACACTGTTTTGTGTTAAACCATTTATCAATGTCTAAGAACACACAGACACGCTTAATCGTGACATAAATCGCTCTTCCGTTATGCAGCGGATCATCATATTTTGTATTACGTTTGGTCTTAATTATCTTTCCGTTTTCTACAAGGCCAGTTACCCGTGCCATATCACCAGACATTGGATACAGTTCAAGTGTTTGATTCGACTCTTCTGCGAAATCAATTAAGTCCTGAGATATCGACAACACACCTCTGGACACCCTGATGGTTTTATTTTCTTTGTCGATATCATCCATAGATGCATTCCAAAAGTCTTCAAAATTCTTTCCCTCAAGACCTTCATATAATCCTAAGAAGATAAACTTATCACATGCATTAGAAAGCTGAGCACACCATGCAAGCATCTGTTCCCTTGTGACGAGTCGTTTCTGTTGAGCGACCTGATTCACACATCCAAGCAGCATATCTCTGTTAATCTCTAAGAAATGATTCTGACTATCAACGACTAAGTTCTGTTCAAGTGCCCACTGAGCGTACTGGCTAAGTCGGTTATTGATAACGTACAAGGTATCAATGGATTTAATATTCCATGTCTTGTACATATTCAACAACTCATATACAGTAAAATTAAATACATCCTTATCCAGTTGTTCTTCAAAAGCATTCGTCTTCTTAAAATCTAATTCTAACGCTTTGGGCGGCAGAACTACAGTTGCTTCTCTTTCGGCTTTATATCTCATTTTTGTTTCCTGATTATACATGGTGTCTCCCCTCCTTTCTTTTATAATTTATCTATTGCATTCAGCATAGACTTCTTAGTGACCTTATTAGAAAAGATGCGTTTATCTAATTCAGACACATGGCTGAGTTTTCTGGCAATCATAAAAGGCGTCCAATTCTTAGAGATGCCGTAGATCAAAATCAGTAGTTCTTCAAATGTAAAGCGCTTATCAAACCAATCTGGATTCTCTTCTACGAACGCATTAATGCCGTTTTTCAGCCTATTTTTGACGCCCAAGATATCTGACATAGGAGAAGATTTCATTCCCTTGAAGAAAATAAAATCTACTATATTACCTGCATAGCTGAAATTAATTTGACCACCATTCCTAAGTACTTTTCCTTTAAGGTCAAACATGGTGTCTGTATTAAGTCGTTCTAATGCGATATTAGCAGGACTGGACATGTTCATAGATGCAGAATCAACCTTGCGCATTTTTGTCTTCTGGTCTTCTTGATAAATAAACTGTTTCACTTTATCATCGGGGAAAGAAATAATGCGTAACTCAATAGGATAGTTAAAGTCTTCATTGACTTCTTTTAGCTGACACATTGCCAGATAACGGTGATAACCATCAGAGATATCAAAAGCGGGTATCTGATTGATTGTTAATAGATTCCGTCTCTGATCATATGTCCAGTCAGTTGTCTCAGGCATATTTAATGTAATTACATTAGGAATGAAATTACCCTGAGACAGGCTTGCTTTAATTTCTTTTACTGCCTTTGCATTGATAGCAATTTTATAGGATTCTTTATTGCCTCGTACAATACGTTGCATTGTGCGCTGTGCATTTGCGTTGTAATTAATAAGCTGAGCCTTACGCAATTCAATTAAAAAGTTTACATCAGCTGCACCAATCCATTGATCAGGTGCTACCTGAATACATTGAATATCAATTGGGAATTCAAATTCATCTCGCTCATATTGCTGGGTGCTATAAAAAGAAATTTCATTCTCTGTGAAGAATTCTTTTGCTTTATCAGGTTTAATCTTATTGCAGATCAGGAAGAGTAAGAACTCATTGTCCTCTTCCATGTTAGTACGACCCGCAATAATATCTGTTATGATACCAGTAGGAACATTATTTTCAGCTTCAATCTGTGTTGTTATCTCATTTAATTTTTCTTGGTTAAACACAAGGCTGTTACATCTGGAGCGCAGATATTCAACCAATTCTTTTTTCTCTTTTAACATTTGAAGCCTCCTTTCTATACTGGAATGGTATCATATAATTATATTTTCTGTCAATGTATTTGCTTTAATTTGTAAGAATATATTTGCCGATGCTTTGATCTCTTGCTGGAGTCCCCGATATGTTAGCCCGTTTTTCCACAGGCAACCATCAGCGGTATAAATTTTATATAATTTACGCCACTTCTTTGTAAAAGGGTTATAAAAACTATCATCTATTACTTTGATTCCATATTTTCCTTCAAGATATCTGATTCCTTTCATTAAGACCACCCCATTACTTCAAAAGCTTGTTCTTTTAATTTTTTAAAATAAATCGAATGTAATTTTTTTAATTCGTTTTGCCAGTATATTCCAAAATAAAGAGCTAAATCTCCGGGATGCTGTCGCATAATATAATACCCTATATATTCGAAATCTTGTACTGAATAAGATGCAACAGCTTGCACATATTCATCTTCCATTATTAATTTCAAATTGCCATTTGCATCACGAATAGTAGATATTTCTACTTTACATTCTTTTCTATATTCGTTCGTAAGTCTTCTTACTATATCAAAAATTTTTTGCTTTTCTGATTTTGGTAAAGCCATGTATTCTCCTTATATTATTCAGCCGCGGCCTCCAGATACTCAACCACGTCATTAATCAGATCCTGAAGTCTGTCTTCAATTTCGCTTTCATCGTCATCCTCGTCCTCGTTTTCATCGAGGTCATGAATCTGATCAGTCTCATAATCCTCATACTCAGAAATGAACTCATCAATTGCATCAATGGCTTCGTTCATATTATCCTGTGCTTCCTGACTCATTTCACCACGCATGCTATACTGAAGATTCTCAGGCATGGAATCAAAAGCCATTTCTTCATCCATGAGCACCATTTCGATGTCAGATTTAATTCCCTCAAGCTGTTCAATATCAACAGGCGTAGAGACGTTCTCCATAGTAGCAGTGATGTTGTTAAGTTCTTTTCTTCTCTGGTTATTCATTCTTTTAATCTCCTTTTTTATCTTCTATTCCACATATTGATTGCTTCTTGTTTGTTTGTCCAAGTATCAAATGTAGCACGACAGTTGGGACATTTAACTCGCCATCCATTATTAGCTATTTTGCTTAAAGGTATAAGTTGTATTTGTTCTGGTGGACAGTGACAAAACGGACATTCCATTTTGATTCGTTTATCAGTCATTATTTTCTTCCTCTCGTTTCATAAAAGCGATTCTATCATCAATCCAATATTTAAGTGTTTCTTCTATTCTTTCTGCTGAATGTCCTTTATCTCGATTAGTTTCTCTTATCTCTGCTATAATTGCATTATCAAGCATAGTCATAAGATCTAAAAGATTATTTATACGTATCTGTTGAGGTGTCATAATAGCCTGTTTCCTTTTTTAATCGTTCTTCATCTTTACGTGTGTCAGGAATGTAGTAGTCGTAGCCCCAAGCCGATTTGATAGCTACACAATACCAGTATCCATCTTTCATTTCCATCTCAAAAGCGATTTGCGTTGGTAACCGGGGTGCCTGTTCAAAATATGAGGACAATTCTTTACGGAACTGAGCCAGTGTTTTTGTTTCATGATTAATATGATGCTTATGAGATATGTCGTATATCTGTCGTGTCATTTCATTAAAGGTCATTTATTTTTCTCCATTTATCAATAACTTCATTAATATAAAACCCTCTAATAATATCTTCTAACCAAAGAAGATCATCAATTTTAAGTGCGTCTATTACGGCGTCTCTATCTTCCATTTCATCCAAGTAAAATCCAAGGAGTATCATATTATTTGGATACAATTTTTTATAGTTCCATATTGTACTATAATATTTATTAAGTATTTCTCCAGTAATAATAATATAAGTTGCCATATGATCTTCATACGGTGTTAAAGAACTAAGCCAATCAACATATTTTTGAATTTCTTCTGTTGTGTCCGCTTTAATAACAAATCCCAATCCATCTCTATTACGGATTTCTTCCATATCATCTATAGTTACTGGTTCAAATCTATAAAAAGTCGTTTGAAACATAACTATTACTCCTCTCCAAATAAGCTGCCTGTGTCTCTCTTCTTTCCAGAAGAAATGATACTACCCATAACATCTGCGGTTCTTTTTCTGTTGGCTTCTTCATTACCACGGATATATCTTTGCGTTGTGGCAACAGATTCATGATTCATCTGTTGTCTCACCAATTCAATATCGTGTGTTCTGTCATAAAGAAGTGTCCCAAAAGTAGCACGAAGAGCATGTGGCGTGATTTTTTCATCTCCATCAGTAATTGATCTGGAATATTTGTCAACTACAGAACGGATTCCTGTGTCAGACAGTCGTCTCTTTTCATTTGAAATAAACAGCGCTTGCTCATCCATTTTATTTGCTTTAGTAAGAATTTCTTCCCTTTTAAGCAACCATTTTCTTAATACAGTTTTTGTTTCCTCTGGGATGTTGTGCAAATTTACTTTATCACCTTTATCTGTAACTCTGATGCAGCTATTTTCAAAATCCACATCTGAAACATTCATGTTTTTAAGAGCGGTAATACGAATTCCAGTTGTTAAGAACACCATAACAATTGCCATATCTCTGGATCGGTATTCATTTTGTAACCAGAGTGCCCGTTCATTACCAACACCAATTTCAATGTTCCTGAACATTTGATGCATCTGTTTAATGGTCAAGTGTTTTCTTTGTCTTTTCTCTTTTGTTTCCTGACTCTCAATAAATTTAGGGCGCTCTGCATCTTCCATAAAGTTATATTTAATTTTTCTGGATGCTTTTAAATACTTCGCAAAACACTTAATTGCAGAGTATTTTGCAATCTGGTTGGAAGATGATAATTTACTCTGAGCATCTGCGTAGCTTGTGTAATCATCCAATTCAATTTCTGTTATATCCTTCTGTACATAATTTAAAAAATGAAGTACATATAACAGATAGTTGTAAATGGTTCTACGTGATCGTTTTGTACCACTTTTTGCCCAGTTCTTAAACCCTTCTAAATAAGGCTTATCTGGATTCTTACTAATGACATCGGCAATTTTCTTATCAAACATTTCGTTATCTAACTGTTTACCCGTCATCTTCTGTACCCCCTTGTTCTATCTTTTATATCAAAACCGCCATATTCTTTATACTTTTCATAAGAAATAATTTCTTTTTTATCAGTGTTATGATATGTAATACAATAATTATGAGTTGCGTTGTCCCAGCCAAGTCGATAAAAATATTTGTCTTTCATATGATAATGGAGAAGATAATCTTCTTTTGTTTTTTCATTAAACGCATGTCTTTCCCAACACCAACATATCCCATGATCCATTCGCCATTGAATATCTGCTATATATTTTTCTTTTGAATAGTTTCTGTATACCTTATGCGTATTAAGTCCCATTAGAACACTGTCACCTTCAATAGCATCTTCCGTTTTCTTGCTGGTATATACCCATTTGCAATGATATACTTTTTCGCCAGTTACTGTCCAACGTTCACACATATCGACTGTATCAATATAAGTCTCTTTTCCCTCTTCAATCGCTTTTCTAATAGCCCCCGTCTTTTCATTAAAATTATTCATTTGTGTATAGAAATATATAAACGGAAAAACAAGAATAATGATCAGTCCAATCATATAACCAACTCCTTTCTAACAATTTGTTTGTGTATAAACTATAACATTTACATGCCTTACTTGTCAAGCATTATATAGCTTCATATTTAATTTTCTATTGTTTATATTTTTTTAATAATTATCTTCTTTAATTATCTATTTACAAAATGTTTTTTATCCTGTATAATAGAGGGTGGACGGGGCGGGTGATACTAATAATATAATATATATTTCTATAATATATTAATACCAATATATATTATTATCTTAACCCTCCCGCCACCCACTAATTATAATAATAAAATATTATTTTGTCAATATTTAATTTTTATTTCTTTAGTGACCATAATGTAATACTACTAGATTTCCCCAATTATCTGGATTAAATCCTTTCAACATATCCAGACAAGGTTTATATCTCCTGTAGTAATCTTCCGTTTCAATTGCCTTTTCAATCATTTTAATCGCATCCTGAATAGGGACTTCCTTCAACGGGTCACCGTAGCGATCTTCTTTTATTTCTGTGTTACCATCGTCTGCTATAATATAACAATTAGTATTAGGATACCGATTGAAACTTAAACTCGGCACACAGCAAAGATCAAATGTGGCAATTACCTCACCCCAAACATACGATTCGCTAAAACGATGTTTATCAACTACATATAATTTACTTTCATATCCCATATCTATCTCCCTTTCTGTGTTCAAAATAAGTGCGTTTTTCGCATATTTATTTCTGTCTGAGTATGTTTTGGTATAAATGGTAGGGTAAATACGCATCCTTCAAAATTAGCCAAATTCGAACCTTACACAGCCTTCATTATAATTATCCATATACCAGTTATCAATTTCTTCCATAACTTCAAAGACATCTTCCTTATTACACATCGGACTTCCTTCAAAATAATTATTAAACACTTCTTCTACTGCTGCAAAGTCACTTGTCCAGAATTTAAAAGTAACGGTTCCATCTCCATTATCATAAATATAAATTGTCATTATTATATTCCTTTCTTTTAAATAGGCATTGTCACAAGCACATTTCCGTTTTCGCTCTGAGAGACTTCATCAAGACCGAAAACATATCACTCATTCTTTAATCTCCTTTGTAATATCTTTCCAACCAATGCTGTCACAATAATAATATTTCTTTTCGTTTGTCTCTATATCCTGAACAAGGACAACATCGCTTACACTCATTGAATGCGCTCTGTATCCTTCTGGATGGTCAATATTGAACATCTCAAAAAGATACCCAAGCAAATCCATATCGTTAACTGCTTCTTCATATCCGTTCCAAACAGAACGGTAAGGCTTGAAAGACCAATCTGCCATTTTATTAGCCAGTTTCCAATTCAAGAAAGCAAAAGGAACATTCGCTCTAACCTGATAAATAACGTATCTGTAATTCTTCATTCTCTTAGTCCTCCCAATCTGCATCTTCATATTCCTGTGCATCACTGATTACATAGTCAAGAATATCTGTAAAGAAATCCTCTTCCGTACTATCGATGATTTCTTTAATTAGTTTCTCTTTATAAATTTCATAGACGTCTTCAAAGCGCCATTTAATAAAATCAAGCAGTTCTGAATAATTATTTCCGTCATTCAGATATTCTTCACATACCTTACGACCATCTTCATCTAACATCGGGTAGAATTCATCCCAGAAGATTTCACCACTCCAATTATCTTCTGCAATTTTAATCGGGTCTTCATTTCTGTAGTCAAATGTATAGATTGTGTGCCAGTCTGGAATCCACGAATTATAATCTGTGAAATAGAAGACATCAATTTCTCCTGTTTCAGGATGAATCCCCACACGAGTAATATAAACGGGATCATGGAGCACATCGCTGTATGCCTGTTTCATGGTCTTAATGATTGCGTCATAATTCTTTTCCATCATTTCAGAAATCTTCATATTAATCCCCTTTCTCTTCCACACAAACATTAAGGTCTCCAAATTTCTCTATTGCTTTAAGAAGTCTTTTTAACTTCCCAGTTTCTGAGACCCAGATTTTGTATCCCTCTTTTCCGTCATGCTTGTCATCACAACGGCAATGACCGGGTTCGTAATAGCAGCTGAGCCAGTACGATGCTTTATCATGCATCCACTGTAATGTAACTCCTTTTTCGACATTATAATAACGGCGATCAGAAAAGATTTCGCTCTCTCCATCGGACAATGCGAGATATTCACAACCGATATCCCACATCACACCATCAAACCGTTTACAGATTTTCTTATATTCTTTTTTAATCATTTGCGCTCTCCTTTAATTAATGATTAAATCTAATATAATATTCCATCCAGTTCTCACCGAAGTATTCAATGAACTGTTTCTCTACCTCAGGATATTTCTCTAAGATAGTTATTTTAGCGTTTGAATCCCAATCAATAATTGCACACCAGTCACCAGCACGCTCTCCCTTACTGAATCGTAATGTGTCAAGCAGCCAGTTCATTGATTCCTGACGGCGAATTTTACGAATGCAATCTTTCAAGGAAATAAACTGTGAGGGGAAGATGATATTGTACATTACATCATCGATTTCACTTCCAGTAACTCGCACACCACTAATTTTAGGATCGAATGTAATCATTTCTTTTATCTCCCTTCTATTTAGTCCATTAACGGATTCTCTTCAAACATATCATTCCAATAATAATCAAGTGCTTTTTCCCAATCATCATCGGAAATACCATATGCATCAGCTAACTCAACATCATCAAAAATAACGTATTCATGGTAAAGGTCATGAAGATAAGCACCAATTTTATAATCTTCAATTCCCTGTTCCCTTAACTGTTCTACTCTATCTCTGTAGTAAAGTGTTTCTGTATCAATCCGAATTTTCTGTTCTTTTAGTGTCAGAGCATCAACGTCTTTCTTAGTAATTTCTGCGTAGGTCATTTTAATTATCTCCCTTCTAATTAATGAAACAGAATGTCCAGATCAACTTCTGTATCACTATGACCGATTGTGATTTTCCAATCGTGTGCCCTTGCCCATTTACGACATTCAAGATAATCTCCTGTGAAAACAACTACGGTTTCATATTCTAAATTCTCATAAATAACTGCATCTTGTGTGTTAACGGGCATATCAAACATAGGATCGTATCCCTTTTCTACAGCAAAATCATACAGACCATCTGTATCATTTGCTGTATATACCTCTGTATACCAGTTATAGGGATTGGCCTCATACCCCTCGGCTTCACATTCAGAGGCAAAAACTATTTCGTTTTCCTTGTACCATGCCTCAACAATCCATCCGGGAAAAAGCATGTCTGTAAGATTGTCGGTATTACATTCTTCTTCGCTGAACAGGCCAGTGGAATCACAGTAGATAGTTACAGGAATAAGTTTTGCATTCTTCATAATTTACTTCCTTTCTTTAATCAAACTCATATCTATATACATCAGGTTCTTTTGTTGCCCACTTATCAAATGACAGGTCAAGACCAAGTTCTTTTACGCATGTCTGGATAATTGACTTATCTTTATAACCAATGTCCAGCGTTTCGATATCCCTATATTCACCATTCTCATCTTTACTACCCCAGAGCCAATTATCAATTTTCATTGCGGGATAGAATCCAATATCATAACCGAACAAGGTATTCAACCATGCGTGCCGATCAATGTCTGCATAGCACTCAGTACCAAGTTTCATTTCCATGAGGTCTTTAATCCAGAATTCCATTGCAGGGGTTCCGATCTCATCATGGTCAAAATAACCTGCAAAATCTACAAGTAATTCAATTGCTTCTTCTTTTGTCATAGCGTTCGTCTCCTTTATTAATTAATCTCCTTTTCTCTTAACATCTTAACACAGACACTCGCCATCTATTCCTAAAGCAGGAATTGAAATATCAAAGATTTCTGTTCCTGCGTTGTATCCTCGCCAAAAATCTGTTAAATATGAGGGTTCTGTTTCGCTCATATAATCAAACAAACTATCGCATACTGTCTCGATCCAAGCAGTATCTTCTTCATGTGCTTCATCTGCATTAGCACACATTTGCTCAATATCATATCCTCTTGTCTGAATTTCATCCCAATCTTCTTCAGGGATAATGTAGTATTTCTCTTCAAGATATTCATTGACCAGCGATGCTTCAATCGCATCTGCAAGGTCAGGGTCACCAATGCGGTCAACGTGTTTCCAGATACTCATAAGTCTTTCTGTCATGTTCAAATCCTTTCTGTTGCTTTAATTGCGGTTGCGTTAACTGTTTCTTTTATTTCATCATTACCATTCAGAATCCAAAGCTGTTCAATGATGTATTCAGGATCAACTTGCGTCAGGAACGTAAACCAGTGTGACCTGAAGAATCGATTAATAGAATGGATTGTTGTAATTGCTCTCCATTTGCCATCAATTGATTTTGGATTATGGAGATATTTCAACGCTCCCTTGTAATCGTGTGTTGCTTGAATAATAATTCCGTTAGCCAAGTCTTCCCAAGGTTGACGACTGTCATAATTAATCATCTCCATATTCTTCTTCCTTTCTTGCTACAAGCATTAAGTATTTCTTTGGTGTTTTGTTGTACAACCGGATTGTGTGACCGCTTGACCAGCAATTCAGGTAACGCTCCTGAATGATTGCGGTCTTGAATCCATCACACATCAGAACCATGTTTCCGTAACCAAGCGTTCCTTCTCGAAGTGTAATAATATCAGGTTCCTTGTGGACAGCTTCACATTCTCTTCTGTAGCGTTCAATGAAGTTGGCAACTGCTGTGCAATTATACATTCTCATGTTGTATACTCCTTTCCGTTAATATGATTTCCTTTTAATCCTCTTAATCTGTTTACTTCAGCTTGCAGATTATCGGGAATATTAATTACTGTAATCAGCGTCTCATCCTTAAACAGATAAGCGCCGTTTCCGTAAAGCAGGATTTTGTTTGGCTTACGTTGTGATAAATACAAGCCATCGACCCATTTCTTTAAATTAATGCTTTCTGTTGTTTCAGAGTGTGTAACGCCATGCCTCCATACACGGCGAATAATTTTTGCTTGCGCTTTCTTTTGTACACCACATCTCTGCATCATTCTCATTGAAGCATGTTTTGTAAGAATTGCCATGTTTAATCATCACCTTCTTTCTTTACATAAAAAAATTGAATCCCGTAATCAGTGTATGCATCAAATATTGTTTGAATTATATCTTTCTTTTCTTTTATGGACAGATTGCTGTTTTGTAAAATACTATGGCAAGTATCTTCTACGTTGCTATTGAAGATTTTCTCAAAATTGCCTTGTGATTCAGCTTCATTCATTATAATGAACACATCATAGTCGCCACCTGTTGTCCAAAGATTCATATAATTGCCATATGAAGTCATTGGATGATTTTCTTCATTATCCTTTTTATTTGCGTCCGTTATTTTTGTTTTATAATCTTCATCTTTTGTCATTTCTTTTTCCTTCTGATTTCTTTTAAGTGCGTTTACCAAATAATCTCCATTTGCAAATCCAATCATGCCCATAAACTCCTTGTCTTCTATTACATCAATATCAAAGAAGTCTTTAAATGCTTCCATAATATCGAACTGATCAGTTCCCTCAGACCAGAACATAAACGGTTCTGTTGTTTGACCATAGTCATCTGTGTTTACCTTTTTAAATTCTTCCCACCAAATCTTAGCTACTTTTCGTTTCAGCTCTGGTGTCCAGTGTTCTGTAATGTCGTCAATCAAACACCAAGGATCGAAATCATAATACAGAATCATTTCCCAATCCTCTGATGGAATACAGCAATCATTTTCTCTTACATGATTGCTCACATAGAAGTTACTTACATCTACACGTTCATGTGTATTTTTGATTGTTTCAATTTTTGTAAGTGTTTCTGTAAAGTCACTCATTTTATTTACCTCTTTTACATATTCATCAAATCAACCGCAATGCTAATCCCAAACCAGTGTTCAATATCCTGCCACAATTCCTCAACGGTCACTCCCTTATGCCAACATCTGAAATCTGCGTCAATGAGCAGATTCCATTTGTCTTCTACTGTGGGCACATCTGCAAGTTCTTCCCAAATCTGTTTAGCCATATTTAATTTCTTTTCTTTTGGAAGTTCAGGAACGTAGCATTCAATCAACCAACCTACATCATAGCCACGGGCAGCAATCTCCTGCCAGTCTTCTGTCGTTACATTGATAAAATCTTTCTCTTCGATGTAGTCTTTAATAGCTTCGTATTCCTGAATGCAGAACGTTTCATCGTCTGCGATCTCCATCAGGGGCTGTAAGATTTTTTCAAGTTCACTCATTTCTTTTACCTCGCTTTCTTTTATTTATTCCAACCGCTTGTCTGGCAGTTCATTTCATCATCCCAATAAACAACTTCAGGATATGCATAATATCTTTCTGTATATTCCTCTTCTTTTTCCATATTAGCTTCTTTAATGCTGATTAAACGGTTTGCGTATTCAACACCATCATCAGTATCTGTGAAAATGAATTTTTTATTATCTTTTTCAGGAAGATCGCCAAACACGCCAGCATCGTACTGGCTTGTAGCGAGTTCTTCATCAGGTGCTTCGATGAAGATTACTTTGCGTCTGCGTTCTTCGATAACTGCTTTGTACATTTTCTTTTCCATGGTGTCTCCTTTCTTTTAAAACTCAACATGCTCTCCAATTGAATGCCAATAAGTTACCATGATTGTATATCCCTCAGATTCAGGGAATTTCTTTTTAATGGTTTCATACAATTCTTTTGCTTTTTCCTTAGTCCATGCCGACTCAGGATCAGTGGCAAAGAAATGTCTTCCGTTGTGCGCTACATTAATTCTATAACCATTTCCCATTGTGTTCTCCTTTCAATAATCGTTATCAATATCAACAAGTTCTCTCATCGTTTCTGCTACGGTAAGATAGCCCTTGTTGTATAATACTATAATTTTATTTATTCTGGTTTTCATTCTTGCCAGTTCGTCTTTGGAATAAAACATTTCCTTTTTTCTTCTCAAAATGTCATTTCCATATTCAATCATGTATCTTTTGCTCATTACATACCCCTTTCTTTCAATCCCAATCGCTGTCATACAGCATGTAATAATCTTCTTCCTTTTTGAATCCAGCAATCGCCAACTGTTTCATTACCCAATCACCGATTGCATAATATTCTGAATCATTTTCACAGGACATCCAATCTCTGTATGCCTTGGATGCTACTGCGTAAATCTCTCCTTCCTTTGCCTTATCCAGAGCAACGATAAGGATACCCATTTTGTTGTTGTCGGAATACATAAATGACCCTGTCATTTTTGAAATAGTAACCATTACTTAGCCCTCCTGATTTACATTCTGCTCATATACCGCCTTACTAACATCATTCATCAATCCCCACAACCATACAGGAGTAACGGGTTCGGTGTAACGATTATTTGTATAATACTTAATTCCTTTTGCAAGGATATTACACAACGTTGCTGCTTCATCAGGTGTTACTTTAATTTCAATTGTTACTAATTCTTTCATTTTATTTCGCTCCTTTCTTATTCCCAAATATAATCGGTTCCGTATTTGAGGAATAACCATTCTCCATAATCACCGTTTTCTTCAACAGCGGGATACCAAATTCCATTCTCAAAATCATCTTCAAAGAAAAGGATGTCCTGAAGAATGTCCTCTTCTGTGGGGATTTCCACATCTCCCACAGTACCCTTTCCTGCGTCTACAACTTCTTTCTGAAGTGCTGTAAGATTTGCGATAAAGTCTTTAACAACTGCCTTTCCATTTTCTGTGAATACGGGTTTCATTTGTGCGCTCCTTTCATTTTGATTTAATTTTCACTTGTCTATTAATCATATCACAAAAATACTCACGTAATTGTGAACATTTTATGAACATTTCTGTTGTGGATTTAATTATCTTCAGTGTGCGTAGACTGCGATCTTGTCACCATTTTTAACATGCCAGCATTTTCTACATGTTGCACATGTCACACCAGTTTCCTTTCCATCTTTGTTGACGGCGGGACAATGAGGAACAGTTTCAAGTTCCGGTTCTGTTCCGTCATCATAAATGAATTCTGGCAGTCCAAAAGGATTACTATAATTCTTATGCCAGATAGAAACCAGAACATGGAAGTTCTCCTTAAATCCTTCCATGTCTTTTCCTACAGTCTCTACAATTTCATATGCCTTTGTATAGACATAAAACTGTGTTTCTGGATGCTTTTCTGCAAGCTGAATCATATTGAAGAAATATTCTTCATCCATAATTTCTCCACTTACATGCCAACGAAATACAGGGACAAGATTCAACCACATAAATCTGTCCAGTTCAGAGAAGAATCTATTTCTGTCTTCCCTTGCAAGGAGTGTGTTCTCGCCCCAAGCCTTTGTACATGTATTGTGCTTACGCATGAGTACCTTGATAGCATAGCACTCTTTCATACATTTACATTTTTCGCACACACCACCGCAAGTTCCCTTGATGTTTGTCAACATTTTTCCTTTACAGAATTTTCCTGTTCCCCTGAAACGGAGATAACCAGAACTGGGCAGAAGACTGATACTATATACACCCTTACCCATTTTATCATTTCCGTCAGAGATGTGAATCTGTGTTTCAGGATCGAGATACAGATTGTATGCAGGAATTTTCAGGTCGTTGCTACGGTTAATAATCATTGCCATTGTGTTTTACCTCTTCCTTTCTGTTGTATTTAATTTAAGCAAGTTCCAGATGGTTACTTGCCAACACTCTGCCGATCATTGCTTTCTCTACCAGTTCTGCATCCTTGATAGCCGCAAGTTCAGCGCCTTTAGATTTTCTTTTTACCTCCTTGATACATCTCCGCAATCCTGTAAATGCAGTGAACGACTCCATACCTCTCTCCCTTGTTACGGGAGTGACAACAAGATAGTAACCTCTTGCCTTTGGTGTGTAATCGAACATGTTGTAACCGCCCAGATCATAGGTGAGTTCAACACGCAGATCGGTGGTTCCGTTGTTGTTTGCTTTAACAGGAATATACTTTTTCATTACGCCACTTCCTTTCCGTTTTCCTTGAGAAGATCAATGACTTCTCCAATCGTCAGTATCCGATTTACTTTCATTTTCTGTGCCAGTATCCAAGCCCCGCCTTGTGATTCAGGGCGATCATACGAAGACCAATTTTCAATTTCTACTTCACACCATACCCTTGTTTCTCCGTTGGCAAGGGTCAGCTTCAGGTGCGGAGCATACGGAATAAAGCAACAATGCCATCCACAACGAACTGCGAATCCTTTTGTCGGGTGACATTCGGCGTCCATCCATTTCCCTATTGGTGTAGGGACGGATTTGTTAATAAACAGGGGATGGAGTTCCCCGTTTCTAAGTAATCTCAGTAATTTGTATGCTACCATTTGTTTCCCTCTCTTTCTTTTAAATCGATATCACTGCCTCATACAGATTGGAAATGATTTCCTTTCTGTCTTCTCCTCTTTCTTTTGCATACTCTGTAATCAGTGTGAGTATTGCACTTTCAAACGTATGATCTTTGTTGTCAATCTGTTTGAAGATTGGTAACGATGTAGACAGCGCTTCAAACGCTGTCATCATGTTGTCATCCAGATTGTAAATATTATTCATTTCTTTTCGCTCCTTTCATTTAATTACATCATGTTTATAATACTCTCGCCACAGCATGCGATTACCAAACACGCTGTGGCAAGGATCGAATACAGAACGAATTCTTTCGTAGAAAATTCGTTTCTGTAGTCAAGGGCTTCCATGAGTTCTGAAATAAATTCTTTCATTTAACTTATGCTCCTTTCCTGACAAGCAAAGTTTTGTTATTTACATTAACCCCATTACCGGTGTATCCGTAAGGCAATTTAATTTTCTCATGCAGATAATCTTCCATATACAGAGCCATCTGAAGCGATTTGCCGTCATATGACTCATATCTTTTTCGTGCAGCATTTCTAATATCTTTTTCACTAATACCATGATCGTCTTTTCCATTATCATTGGCATGAGGTCTGAGCCAATCTACAAGTGTTTCAATAATCAATTCCGTTCTATCGGGATGCGTAGCAAAGATGTGTTCAAAAGCATACAGGACATGTCCCATGAAACCAGTTCCTGCATCAGCCCATCCGCATCTAATAACAGTTTCAAAAGTCTCTGCAAGATAATTTTCTTTTGATTTTGCCAATCTCCGTGCTGTGCTCATTCCAGTAAGAGTTCTAATTGCCTTAGAACGATTACCAATGCCTGTTTTATCATCATTGATACCATGTTTCAGGCATAACTCATGAATATACACATCTTCCGGTACATTCAGAAGAACATTTACCTTATGTCTCTGCATATTTGTCAGACGATCAACGCAATCATACTGCTTAGCGAACAGTCTTGCTTCTGCCTTGCGGCGTGCTTCAGGTTCCATATTTGCAAACGCCATGTTAATTTCACAAACAACCATATTCCGTCCCATGTTCATCTGAACAATAGTTCTATGCATACCTTCATACACATAAAATTTATTTTCCTCAGGATGAGGAGATACCTGAATAGGATCGCACAGGTCATCTTCCCAATTATCGGCAAGTTTCTTTAACTTGCGGGGGTTTACATCATCGTCTCTCTGATAAGTGGTATCAGAAGTCAGCAGACATGTGTAAACATATGCGAAGTATTTGTTACCAATCTTCTGAACGTTGTTCATAACGCCCTCAAAAAGCTGTGCGTTGATGTTGGTTACGTTTGCGTTGTTCATGAAATTAGCAGTGATAGTAGTCATTAGATAATCCTCTCTTTCTCTTTTTTAAAAGTTTATTTTATTTGTTTTAATTTTATTTTGTTCTCTGTATTTAGTTGTATATAATGTCCACTATTATTAACACAACATGGGCATTGGTTAATAATAGTGGACATTGGTTTCACTTACCTTGTCAGGTAATCATACGCCCATGCACCAAACGTGGGGCGTCCAAGCATATCTCTGAACTGATTGCTTTCGCTGTTTTTAGTTGCCTTTCTGTTTCTATGGTCAGCATAATCAGTAGCTGCACCAAGTGCCGCATATGCCGTCCCTCTGTGTTCTGCAAGATCGGGCGCTTCAAGATAGCGGAACATGAATTCATTTCGTGCATCCATAGTAGACTTCAATGCACGCACTTTGTTTTCATCTTCCCTTTTGATGGGGAAAGCAGCTTTTGCCATTTCCCAAATGTCTGCGTCTTGTACAGGTTTCATAGCAAGCGATTCCATGTTCCGCTTGAACTCCAACTTGTGATCGTTCTGCGTTCTCATGGCTTCAACAGCGGCCTCGATATACCAATCTGCGTTGGCGGTGTGACGCACGCTGAATACCGCATTCTTTGCCTGAGTAGCACACATGTACGTGTTCAGGCAAATGATCCGTACATCCGTGAAATACAGGGCGAACGGTTTCATTCCATTAAAACTGTTGGACAGAACCGCATAGTTTTCGAACGGTTCTCCGCAAATCTGATATCCATCTGCTTTCATGCTGAGAAACAGCATCTGTCCATCGTTGAACGTACCACCATTCCTGCAATTGAAACCAAAATTGATCAGTTCCTGAGCGAACTTATAAAAGGTTTCATTTGTGATGCAGGTATATTTACCATTTGCAACATGGAGAAGACCGCGTTTATCTTTCCCTTTTACGTGGTCAGATCTGCGAATAGACTTGAATCCTGCGAGTTCTCCGTAATCATCGGAGACGGGATTCTCTTCTACGTCCCAATCATGGTCACACAGTTTGCGCACCATGTCTAAATCTTTCATTCCCTCAGGAACAGGAGCACCGACAAGAGTAACATCTCTTCTATTCTCCCAGTCCCAATGGGTTGTCAAAATCGTGCGGTCTCTGTACATGCCGTACATGCCGCTTGTCTGCCTTGCGGTCTGCCAATCCTGTCCCAACTGCTCAAGAAGTATTTTAGCTTCAAGCTGTTTGTCTTCGGGGACGATGATGGTCGGGACGGTCACAGGCTTGTTCATCGGTGCCTGAAATACATTTGCGTTGCCAAAGATAACGGGTGTAGTCATAACTTCTCCTTCTACTCTCTGTGCGTTGTTTGCGTTGCGATCAAAGTTAGCGATGTTTCCGAAGTTTGCCATAGTGGTTTTCCTTTCTGGGCTATGCCCGATAGATAAAATAATTATAATTTGTTTCTGTGGAAGTCCTCTCCACATTAACGCACACAATCCATTCTGCTTTCTCTTGTGGACTGTGTGCGGTGTATGTGATTAGGACTCAGGATAATATTGTTCTATATCGACTTCACTATAATGGAATTCTTTTAACTCCTTTTTAGTGAAGCCGATATTAACCAATGCTTCAATTTGTTCCTGAGTGTCCATTGCTATTGCCAAGTGATCAATGAGATTATTTATAATTTCTTTTGCTCTGTTTTTTGTCATATTATCTCCTTATTTCTCTTGTGGATTGTATGTGTGGGATGTGATTAGGACTCACATAACCGCTTTACAAGAGACGAAATATATACATGCTTCATCATTTTCATACCACCAAAACTGATCGTTCGTTTCTCTGTGAACAACATTCAGTTCTGTAATTGAATCATATTCTTTATCTATATGCGCACGGGCATCCTCATATTGTCTTTCGATATATGCTTTTGCCTTATCGTATGAATCACAGATTCGCATAAGTGTGCGGTGAATGTCTTCTTCTTCCATTTCCACATATTCTACAAGCCACACTTTCATTTCTTTTTTGTCTCCTTTTAAATATTATAAAAATCATAATCGTACACATTATCCATGCATACATGAGCCTGATCAAAGAAGAATTCTTTCCATCCCTCGTCTTCAGATTTAACTTCCTTTGACCAGACCAGTTTCTCGTTGGTTTTTGGATCAATGAAGTAAACTTCAATGATACTTGTTTTCCTTGTTGTATAATTATTCAAAGCCCAGCCACCATAGTAACCATAGCCATAGTTGTAACGTGGACTATAAACAACCTCGACATATTCAAACGCTTCGATTTCATTTGCCTTAGTAAGCAGATGCTTTACCGTTTCAATTGTGTGAAGCATTTCTTCTACCACAACGAATTCATTTGTGGTATGTGCATTATAGTATCCACAACTTAAATTCACCGATGCGATTCCACAGACTGGAGACAAGTTACATATATCAGAGAATGACCCCCATTCTTCACGGTAACCCGTTTCCTTTGTAATCCACTCATGGAAATCTGCATTATCATCCTCATAAAAGACCGCGTCAAAAGCATTTGCGCGATCTAATTCGATCAAGAATTTCATTTCATTCAAATCATCAACAAAATCCGTTGAACAAAATTTGTCGCTGCCAATACCGCCAATCTCTTCATCTTCGCAGAACAGAATGAATGGTCTCATTTCTGTTGTCCGCAGAATCTGGAGAATCATGTATACTCCGCAACGATCGTCCCCACCAATTCCCTGTGGAGAATTAATAATCGTTCTTCCTTCTTTGGTCTTATGTTCAAAGAAATCTTGGATCAAATCTTTGTGTACGGTATCTATATGAGCCGTTAATAAAACAGGGATGGTTCCCTTTGCATAAAGGTAGCCATCTCCGGTTTCTGTTGTCTCTGGATAAAAATCCATCAACACCTTATACAGATATTCTTTTAATTCCATCTGTGATTTTAAACAGACGTTTACAAAATCGGGATAATCCGTTTCGTTTTTGCGGACTGCAACCGCATTGAAAGTTTTTGCGCTCGCCATTTTAATTATCTCCTTTCTGTTATTTTATGCTCTGACCCAATCCCCGTCTTCGTCCTGAATGTAGCCAGCTTCAATGGCATTATCTTCTGTCATGAAGTGGTAACCATTTTCCGTTATGACATGCTCTTCATTTGGATCATAGAACCATTCCTCAGCATACTCGTCATAATAGACGTCTTCGCTGTGCGCTTCATCGACATTCGCACAGTAGAATACGTCACGAGCCTCGGCACACTCGTAGTCACAGTAATAATCTCCTGTGTCTTCATCACGAATATAATCATCGTGATCAAGATTGATACGAGCGCCACAACGCTCACAGAAAACATAGTTTCCGTTGTGGTAGCATTCATGATCGTCTCCACAATGCAGAGACGATTCGTTGCTATGCTCTTCACCACACACAGGGCAAATCGGATCATGCCCAATGCGGATAATCTCATTGTTTTCATTCCCCTTGAGAATACATGTCAGTGTGTCGCTATAGCAGAGATAGTCTCTGTAATGCGTACCAAAGCTGGCTGTGTAATCGCCGTTGTTTCTCTTGATGACCCACATGTTGGGCACATCAAGGCATTCAGAGATGACTCTCTGGAAGATATTCCTGAATGTGGAAGCAATAGTAACTGCCTCCTCATTATCAGGGTTGTCTCTTCCGTCAGGATATGTTCTGCCCTGAACAAACTTCTCTTCGCCAAGGTGGAACATACACCTGTTGATCTTATCTGCTTCCCAAGGGCAGGTTGTGTCAATATCTTCCTTGGTTGTATACATAACGATGGAAGACCCGTCAAGCATATAACTAAGGGTGCCAGACTGGTAGCAACCCTCATATGTATGTCTTCCGTTGTTGGGTCGATTGTTGTTATGATCGATTGTATGGCAGGACGCCCAGCCATTGCCGAAAGACATGGTCAGGTAGTCTAGCGGGTTAACACTTATATATGTATGACGCTTTACCTTGATGGGATTAATTCCATCTGCGTAAGCGCTGAAGAAGTGATTCCAGCCCATGTCCTTTTCTCTGGTATGGAAATTCCCACTCTGATCCATCCAAACGGTTTCTTGTATGTCTTTAAACTTTACAAAGTGGTCTCCTGCAAGAGAGAAGAACTTGGAGACCGCTTTACTGGTCTTCATACCCGCAGAGAAACGGGCTTTCTTAATGACTTCTCCGTTTTCGTCCACGGGGAAAAAGTAAACGGCGCAGTTATTGAGTGCTTCCGCAAAAGATTCGTCCAGAACGTTTTCCGTATGATGTGAGATATAGCGGACAATATTTTTAATTGCACTTGCCTTTTTGTAATTGTCGTTTGAGATGCTATATCCGCACATCGTTTCTGTTTCGAAGTAGAAACGCCGGTTCAGTTCGTTCAGCCTGGTCAGATCTTCCTGTAAATCTGACATGGTGCGACCCGCACAGGTAACGGGCTGATATTGCTGTGGAATGGAATTCATGTGTTGCATAACCTCTCTCAGTCGGTCACGAGCGTAGCAAACCTCTTCGCCACTCATTCCAGCGATTTTGATTTCTCTTGTTTTGCACCAGTCACGCAGTCTGCGCTGAAGGAATCCGCAGAATGCTTCTACCTTGTCGTGATCGATAGAGGTAGAATATTCTTCTGTCAGATGGACAGACAGGGTGTCGGGATCCCAGTTGGGATGACGAGACAGAATATCTGCTACAGGTGCCTTATTCAGGGAATACTCTTCCCAGATGGCGGTCATGCCCTTTTCAGCGGTCTCGTGACCGTACTTGTTCAGCAGAGCGGTTCCCTCGGTCATGAAAAAGTTTCTGTTGTTTGCTGTAAAGTTGAACATAATATAATACCTTTCCTTTCTATTGTGTATTTATTTTATTATTTAATTATATATTGTCAATAACAACTATTTCCTTTATACATCCCACGGTTCATAGCACATGTAGCCCTCAACCTCAATCATTGATTTGTTTCTTTTTTTATTTTTGTGAGTGTGGGTTTCTGCAATTGTGACCGAATTATTTGTCTTTTTAGATTTAGACCAATCACGTAGAACAACATGGACAGGGTGTTCGTTTGCTTTTACCATATACCGAACACCTCGCTGTCAATCCTGTTTGCGGTTTCCTTGTCGCACAGGATTTCAAAGTGAACGTGACCATATCCGCAGTCGGATGCCTCATAATAGACGTCATTTTCCTTGCAGAATGTCCGCAGTTTGTTGGTATCAGGGTCAGTTGCGGACATCTCGACATTATGCCATGTTTTCATTTGTGTTACTCCTTTCTCTTCAGGACTGAATTCCCTCAAGTCCAAAGTAATAGCCACAGGTTCCTTTGTCACAGATAATGACCGTGATGTTTTCCTTTTCACGGTCATTAAACACATAACCGCAGTTATGCATTTCCGTGACCATGTTGCGCAGTTCCGTTGCGGTGAACTGCGGAACATACTTGCGGATAGCTTCGATAAGGTCAGGGATATTTTTGTATCCCTTTCCGTCATTATTGTGAAGTCCCATGATTTACCTCTCTTTCTTTTATTTGCGTTTAATCCTACATTACGACACACAAACAGATTCTGCGTTCTATGGTCTGTTTGTGTGTCGGGGATCTGGGATTAAGCCTGTTTCCATGCCTCTACCATAAGAGGCACTTCCTGCTTAACCGCCCACTTGTACCAGTTGCTGTGACTGATACTGTTAAAGCAGTCTTCTGTAGCGGGCAGACCACAGCTGACATATCCGTCAAACTGTTCCGTCCACCATGACAGCAGGATTACTGTCAAGAGTGCAACCTCTTTTTCGGGAGTCGGACAGTAGTCCAGCTGTTCTGCGAGGTAGTCATGGATCGCCCATTCCTGACCCTCTTCGGCAGCATTCTGGACAACTGCTTTTGCCCAGTTGACGTCTTCGGCGGTCACCCGCTTTGACGCTACTTTGAGCATGTTCAACACTTCCTGTCCATAAGACAGATGGTTATTGTGCCTGTTTGACCGCTGGAACGGTCTGAAGTGACACGCTCCATTTGGATACAGAGACCACATCCCGATGGGACGGGACATCTGTGCCTGGTCATCGTTCGCACGGACTGCGTCCTTTCGGGACATCGGACGCTTTTTCCCGTGGGCACGGTCAGACTGCTTGTGTGCATGGTTCTGCACACGGCGTCTTGCACGGCGCTGTTTTGCGGACAGCTTGGCCTCGTTGTTGCAATCGGACTGCTGGTCACGGATGTCTGCAATCACGTCCTGATTGCGCATATAGTCATCCAGACACGCCTCGATGCAGTCCTCTGTCAACAGATCGCGGACATGGATAGGGTTCTGGAAATATGCCTCAGCGATATCACGGACGAATTTGTCCTCGGAATCGCAGTTAATGAGCGCCAAAACAGGATTCATAGCCATAGTGTTACCCCTTTCCCCCGAAAATTATCGGGCATAAAAATAGCACGCAGTCGGAGTGATTGCGTGCTTGTTGCTGATAGTCCCAGTCGGGACAGAGACCACGTCACGGGAGTCGAACCCGTGAATCGCAGTACAGGGAATGAGCGTGTGCCCTATGCTCTATACTGCGCCCCTCGTGGTGGTGGTATTTCATTCCTCGGCGTCCTCGTAGCCCCCGTATTGGGCATACTCGGAGTACGAATCCAGAATGTCACTGAGATAAATTGTGCCTGTTGCCATGGTTATAGATCCCCCTTACTCTTCTTCCATGATTTCTTCTTCTGGCTCCTCGTCCCAGTCCATTTCGACAATGTCCTCGGCACAGAGTTCTTCCTCGTCCTCATCGCCATAGACCGCCTCAGGCGGCAATTCTTCCACGGTCTCCACCCCCAGCAGGGTATAGTTGGAGTCTGTAAGGGACTGGATGAAATCTGCCATTGCCCACTGAGGGAGCGGTTCAGACTGGCAGGTAATGCCGTAGGTACGGCGAGACGGGATTTCAAACTTGACAATGAATTTGGACATAGTGCCCCCCTTTCGTGATAGTGATATGATGATTGTTACCACAATCGGGCACGTAAGGATGTAGAGTCCTTGCGTGCCCTATCTGGTATCAATCCGGGAGTCGGAATCCGGGATTTAATTTACGCCTGTTTGCGGACAATCTCATAGCCCTCAGGAATCAGGGTGCCGCCGCACTCTTCGTTGACTTCCTCACCCTTGGCGTTTTTGGTCAGGACGCAGAATCTGGTCTGGTTGAAACTCTTCTTCAGTTCCCACTTGCCGCCATAGACGGTCTGGACGAACTGACCATTGGCGTCTTTGACAGGGTTCCCCTTGTCGTCCAACTGGTAGCCATAAGCGCCATTGTACAGGTATCCGAGCAGACCGTTAACGGCGTCCTGAGCGACCCCACGGGCACCGAGTTCTTTGAACTTGTGAGACCCGGCGATCTTATTAACCCGACCAAAGTTGGTCACTTCCATGAGACGAGCCGCCAGTTTAGCCGCCTGTTTCTCGGTCACCTTGTCCGCACTGATAGCAGACAACCACTCAGCATAGACGGTCGCCAGACCACGCTTGGCGGTCACGGTCTTGAGACCCTCAGGGTTCTTCTCGGTCTTCTTGCACTCTACCTGATAAGACCCCCCGGCGTACAGGTCACGGGAGCGGCGATACACACCACGAGCCGCCAACATATCCGATGGGACAGTCCCGGTCATAGTGGCGATAGAACGCTTGGCGTCCTTGTACATCCGGGAGATGGAGTTGTGCAGGTCTTCGAGCAGGCCGCAGGTATACTGAGCCGCCTTGAACTCAGGGGACTTTTTGTCCAGACCGGACAGGACAAGGAAGAACTCGCCATCGTCCGAGACAGGGGTGATGTTGCCACCCAGTTCCTGCACCTCTTCGAGCAGGATAGAGAAAGTGTCGTCCCACTCGGCGTTAACAGCCGCCGCATAAGCGGCGAGGTCGAGACCCTCTTCGTAGGAAGCGCAACTCGGGATAAACTGATTGGGATTAAGATTGTTGTTCTTTTTTGCCATGATGTTACCATCCTTTCCGGGCATAGCCCTAAACTGAAATGAAAATTGGAACCGGGAACAAGTCCCGAGACCGAACGCTTGTTTTGCACACACGGCGAGTTGTCACCCCCGGCGTCCGGAACAGTCGGATTCACGTTTGACCAAGACGGCGCCAAATGGCGCAAAAAGTCTGTGAGACCGCCTACCATCCATCAGTCCAAGCACCTATATAGAAATCGGATTGTGGTTTCGACTTTTTCCTTTGGACGGAGGGAGGGTTCGTTGCTTTTTTAGTGCCATGTCCTGCTGAAAAGGGACGCCTTGCCAATTTCTACATGACAAGGATAGTCTGACCCTAAACGCTTGTTACATCCCCAGTTTGGCATTGGGGAACAGCACGCCTTGAAGTCGGTCTCCCGGCATACGCCTACAATCCTATTCATTTGTCAATTCATTGAACGCACTCCTCTCAACTTGCGTTCCGCACCCTTGCGCCTGGAAGCCAGGTAGGGATTGCTACGATATGGTGGACAAGGGATTCGCTTGTGTGTACCAGATTGTCACCCGGTGGCTTTTCCCTCGGCCTGACCATACAATAGCATATCCATGGTATATGTCAACATTGACAAATTATAGTTTGTTTTTGGTTAAAAGGGGGCATATTTAAACCGGAAGATCCGCATAAAATCAGGGATTTCCGGGAACGAGCTTCATCCACACACCACAAAATACACCACCGTTCCCATATACCCATACTATATATAGTATTTATTTCAATACCCCAATATTTCACACTCACAAAACATATCCATTTTATTACACTTTATTCCTCCCTCCCATTCTCTTCACCAACTCTACCCCACCCCAATCCCATTCCAAAAACAAATAAAATACGAATCCACTGGTTATCCCCTCCCCTTATCCCCATTTTATCCACATCACTTCCCCCAATATTTCATTAATTAAAATAATGATCCCCTCCCACTTATCCACATTTCCCCCATTCCAATCATTTTCCCCACTATTTAATTATTTATTGACACCTTGACACATACCTGTTATACTATCATTGTGGGAGTGGAGACCTTCCATATAGGAATTCCCCTTATATTTATTAGCCTTAAAATTGTAGTACAATCCGACCATCAAAAAACCCTTATTTTACGGAGGGGGGTGTACGAAAAATGAATATAGTAAGAGTATTTACTATATTCAAATTTTGTACACCCCCTACTGAAAACATTGGACTTTTTGAGTGTCCATATAAAAACACTAATTAAAATAAGGCGATTCACGCCATTCACCTTATTTTGTACAATACAAACGAAAGGAGTAACAAAAATATGAAAGATTATAACATTACACAAGAAACTGTCCAAAAATTAATCCCTGACACTATTTACTCTTCTACTGAAATTTATAAAGTATTTGATCAGCCAAAATTAGGTGGTAACTCCAGAACAGCATTTAACAGACGTCTGTCCCAGTTTGCGTCCTTTGTTTATGATCCCAAGGACTGCCTCTACTACATAACTGAAATCTATGCTCATCCCCTTCCAGATGAGCGCAGTACTAAATATGATAAGTTGATTAAAATATTGCTCCTAAATTATCTTCTTCAACAGGAAAATAATACAGCCGTTCTGGGACGTAAAAAATGGTGGGAGCAGCTTAATATGGTCAACCCCGAATACCTGTCACTTTCTCATAAGACCACTCAGTTCCCAGCTTCAGTTGATCTGGCACCACTTTATCCATTTGGGAAACTGCCTGAAGATGTTATTCAATATAATATACAGACATTCTTCCGTCAGTCGTATTCACAATTAAATAATATATTCAGGCGTGCGCTAGTCCGTCTTCAGCAGCAGTCTTTTATTTTATATTCTGATTGTTTTCTTATTAAAGAGTTCGGGACTACACGAATTGCGACTGATGATGAGGCCGACATTATAATGGGGGTGCGGCGAAATGAACTTGACCGACTGGGATTAGATAATTTAGGACAATTGGTATTTAGGTCTGATCTATACGACCGCTTCTATAAAGAATGTGCGGCACAGCTTTATCGGCTGCATCATCTGTCGGCAGACCCAGACCTTCAAATATTTGACTGCATCAAAATAGTATTTACAAAAGAGGGAATGGAGCGGCAGATTGAGCGGGATACCCGCAAGCTTGAAGAGGCCGGGGTATCATTGAACCAAATGATGGTGGCATGGGCTAATAGCTGGGCACTGGCAACGAGTAAGCCAATTAAGTCGCCGCTTATAAACCTGTGTGCAGATACTTATATTAAAAATACTTGACAGTGGGCGCATTATACGCTACCATACTATCAGCATCGTTATTTAATTATTATTTGTTTAGCAAACGAATTCTGTACTCGATGGTAAATAAGATGATAGGGGGGGGTAAATAAAATGATAACAGCACAAGAAGCATATAAAATCGCACAAGGTGTTGATCCAGAAGAATTAAAATATATTGAAGACAAAATCAGGACTGCAGCAGAAAAGCACACGACATGTTGTCTAATCGAAGAAGAGATCAGCGAAGCCACTGAACAGATATTAATAGACATGGGTTATAATGTAGGAATTATTAGTTTGCACAGTGGTTGTATTACATATATTAATTGGGAGAAAGTATGAACGAATTGTACAGCGCAGAAAAAGCACGAGAATATTCAATGATATATCGTTATAAGGACGAGATCGAAACCGTTAATAATAAAATTGGAGAAGCTGTTGTTAAAGGTGAAACATCGTGTGAATATTATGATGAACTTTCTCCTTTTGTAAAAAGTACATTTGAAGACCTTGGTTATACAATAACCACACATTCGTCATCTTGGACAGACAGTGGTTATGTAACATATATTATATGGTAGGAGGGGTAAAAATAAATGATAACAGCAGAACAGGCACGTCAGCGTGCAAAAGCAGCTATATCTAAATATGAACAGTCCCAATTTAATGAAATAATGGAAAACATCGATAAAGATTCGGCTCAGGGATATTATAAATATTATGGGGATGGGGTGTTGCGACCAGCAGTTCGAAAAAAATTGGAAGAACTGGGCTATGATATTGTTACAGGTAATCAATATAATATGCCAGAATATTGTATTAGTTGGGAATAAGGGGGCATAAATTAAATGATAACAGATAAGAAATATTTTCCGGGTACTTATCCTTATATAGTTGATAGTTATACGCATTGTCATTTTATTGGAGTTAATTTTAAGAAATGGTATCTGCCATTTACTTTCTTATCCTGTAGATTTGAATATTGTACATTCGATGAATCGTTTTCTATATTTTTTATGAACTGTATTTTTATAAATTGCACATTTAAGAATACATTTAATGCTCATGTAGTAGACTGTGACTTTCTTGGTAATCAACCTTATATTCCCTATGTCTGTCCAGTTGAGGGTGCATTTATCGGTTGGAAAGTAGATTGTAATGGGCGGTTGATTAAGCTGCTGATCCCAGCTGATGCAAGGCGTGTTTCGCCTTATGGAGAGCGCAAATGCCGATGTGATAAGGCGTTTGTATTGGAGATTCAAAATGTGGATGGGACGCCAGCAGAGGATAAGATCGCTTGTTCTCGGTGGTCGCCTGATTTTTATTATAAAGTTAACGAATGGGTATATCCTGACCAATTTGATAATGACAGGAACTACGCATGTTCACATGGTATTCATTTCTTTATGGAGCGGCAAGAAGCAGTGAATTATTACAAGGAGAATCTATGATAGCTATAATTATATTCGTATTCTTTTTTATAGCGCCCGCAGTTCTTACCCTTTGTACGGGTAATGGGTTTGCACTTTTAATGATGATTATAATTTGGGTCATTGATCTGGTATTATTGTGTTTTTATATGACTTGGTGGAATATAGTCTGTTCCACCACTCCGAGAATTACCTACCGCCAGTTCATTGCTTTATATCATGTAATGCCAGAAGATTTTATACTTAATGATTATGACATAAAATATAGTGGTGACGCTGTAGACTTTAAGACGTTTATTGATGTAATGCGATATCGGCATTTTCATAAAAATATTGAGAAACGTCAGATTCAGCAGGAGCAGCTTCAAAATCAGGCAGAACTAATTGCCAATCTTCAACGCGAACTGGTACGAGAACAAGCAGACATTGATTACTTTATGAAGGAGCATCTAAATTAAATGAAACGAATACATATTGAATTTATGACGGCAACTATTATTTTGGCATGGGTGATATCAAATATAGTATTTATAAACCCAAAAGACGTTAGAGACTTTTTTGCTATTTTCTTTCCAATATTATTTGGCATAGTAATACAATATATGGTACTAATCGTTGAAGCGGCTGCAGAGGGGTGATGAAATGAAATTAACTAAAGAGCAAGCACTCTCCTATCATCGTCAGATGTGGAGCGATATGCAACGGGATTTGGGTGACTGTCCATCAGCATTTGATAGAGTGTTATATAAAGCGAACTGGTGCATCGATCATGGATTTAATAATTTACGTTATTATTGTTTCTTATGCGAATACGTGTCTGGGGTATGTGAATACTGTCCTATTGTCTGGCCTGAAGAAGATTGTAAAGGTAAAAGTAACTATGGTAACTGGTTAATGATGCCGATCTCAAAGCTGCTGGCACTGCCTGAAAGGAGTTATAATTAAATTATGATTATTAAAAATAAAAAGATATATCCTTCTTACACATCGGAATTCCTATGGCATTCACTTGATATAGTATATGATAGCTGTAATTTTATAGGCTTTAATTTAGATAGAATTGATAAAATTTGGTATAGTTGTCTTGATGGGCAAAATGCAGTTACTTTTCAAGGTTGCTGTTTTGATTATTGCGTTTTTAGTGAACACACTTGTGATATTTTTATAGAATGTGTTTTTAATAATTGTACTTTTAAAGGAACATTTAAAGCAATTGTAGATTGGTGTGACTTTAATGGCACACAGCCCTATGTTCCGATGGCTTGTCCAGTTGAAGGCGACTTTATTGGATGGAAGAAAGCATATAAAGAATTACATATAGATTTAGAAGTCGATCCTATTATGAGACAACGAATTCCATGTATAATTAAACTCTTCATCCCCGCTGAAGCTAAACGAAGTAGTGCGTGTAATCGTAAATGCAGATGTAATAAAGCTATAGTATTAGATGTACAAACATTAGACGGTAAACCTGTAGATAGAGCGTATTCTGCGTATGATCCACATTTTATATATGAGCCTAATAAAGTCGTAATGGCGCCTGATTTTTGCGAAAATCGCTGGCATGAATGTGCGCCCGGTATCCACTTTTTCATGGAACGACAAGAGGCTATTAATTACTGGGGGTAAATGAGGTTAACATGAAAATAAACATATCACTTATTATAGAAATTGTTTTGTTATTAATTATTTTTTGTAAAATTGAACCGTGGTGGTTATGGCTCCTAATGATAGGCATAATGGTGGGCATAATTATCTTAACAGTCAAGTTGCGCAATTCTATACATGATTGGGAATGTTATATAAAGAATTGGGATAATCCTGAATTGACATTTGAAGAATTCTATTCTTTATATAGTATAATGCCAGAAAATTTTGGGTTAAATGAATTTAGTGTTAATTATAAATATAAGGGCGTTTCATTTAAAACATATTTTGATTATTGTAAATATAGAAAATTTATTAAACGCTACAAAGAGCAAAAAGAAAAAATGAAACGAACGGAAATTCAAGCAAATTTAATCAAAGAATTACAGCGAGATTTAGCGGCGAAACAAGAAGAAAATGATCAGTGGATGAAGGAGAATTTACACATTGAATAAACAACCTTTTACAGAATTAGACACAGGCTGGCTTGCACCGAATGGCGATTTCTACCCATGCGATTACATGGAATACCTAGCGACCGCTGACGAACTAATTGGAGAATGGACACCACATCCTGAAGAGACGTTGCTTGATATGGGCTGGTGTGAGATTCATTGTGTGACGTTTAAAGAACACGGATTCTTATTTAATTTTAAGCGTCACCTGACCAATGAACAGATACATGTGATCCGACCTGTGGTCGAGGACAATTGGGATAGAATAATTAAGACAAACAGATGGGAGTTACAAGATGAGTTTGAAAGATAATGTATTAAACGCACGAGATATGCATGCAGTAACTAAAGTAATGAAAACACAGCTCATAGATACTAGTATTTATAATAATATTAGGAAACGAGCACTCGATGAATACTCTTATTATGTAACGAGTCATATTTCACCTGAAACAATTGCCTCATTAAGAATACTGGGCTATAAGGTAACTGAGAGCCAAAGTGACGTTAGATGGGTGGTGATCGAGTGGTGAGATTAGAATCGGCGCATAAAATGCATGAATTGGCCTCTTCATATATTGAGCCGCATGAATTTGAAGATTACGTGCTTGAGGGTATCTATGAACAGGCAAAGCAAGGTAATTTTGTATATGGCTTTCAGGGTGAGTTAAGCGAACCAATTATAGAGCAATTAAGAAAAATGGGCTATATAGTGGACGTGCGAAAGATATGTGATAAGACATTTACAAAGATTGGATGGTGAGATATAGATATGAGTGTTACGGCAGAAAATTTAAGAAGGGTAGCTGATATAGTTAATGAATATGAAGAAGGTGATAATATTTTAAAAGAAATTAAAGAGCGCGCATTAAACGGGTATTACAACTATGCTTGCTATGACATTCTTACAAAGGATGAAAATAAATTGTTAAAATTGTTAGGATTTAAGGTAACAACCGGACAGAACGCTGAAAATCATTGGTTTGTAGTTGAATGGTGAGGTGAAGATATGAGTTTTAAAACAGCTGCCATGATGCGAGAAATAGCAGAAAAATTTATTGATTCTCATATTGGAGAAATGGTAGAACGGATGGAAGAATGCGCAAAACAAGGGGAATTTGAATATTCTTTTGAAGGATCATTGACCGCTCTTCAGATAAAGAAGCTTAAAGAATTGGGCTATGATGTGCAGACAGGAAATCAGTACAATCAGCCGTGGGTTATTATAAGGTGGTAATGAGGATATATAATATGAAAGAACTTAATCAATATCAGTGTGAAATCTGTGGCATTGTATATAGAGATCGGTCTGCCGCAGAAAAATGTGAGGCTGCACACATCTTACCAAAAGCAAGGAAACCAATTACAGGATATAAGTTTTATAAAGAACAAAAGTATCCTGAATATATTATGATTGAATTTGAAGATGGGTCAATTGGGAAATATAAAAGGGCTTGAAATGAGCATAAAAATATGCTATATTATGAGAGGTGATAATTAAATGTCCGATAAATATGTTAAACTCGATGATGTTATTAAAATGTTTTGTTCGATTGAATGTGGCTACGCTCCTTCTCCTTGTGTAATTGATGAAGAATGTGCAGATATTAAGCGATTCCGCTCATTATCAACTATTGATGTTGAAACAGACAAACATCATTATTGTGAGTTTTGCGCAAATCATGAAGATGGTGACACTTTATATGAAATGAATGATTGGGATGGTGGTATCGGTTTTGACTATATTAGAGATATTCACTACTGTCCTATTTGTGGTCGGCGCTTAAAAAAGGGAGAAATAAAGTTTTGAACATTGTGTATTGCAGAAATTGTAAAAATAGATGTACAGATAATTGTCCTATGTGTTTTGAAGAATATGTGGAATGGGATGATGATGGTTATTTGGAACATGACTGGATAATACATGATAATACAGTAGATGCAGGATTTTGTGATCGTGGCGTATTAGATGAAAACGAGGGAAAAATATATGCAACATGATACTAAAGCAGATGACATTCAATTTTATATTCCACCTAATATTACGGTGCCTACTGGCTTGGTGCTAATGGTAGATGGCATCCGTGTGGATTATGAACATTATCATTATACAGAAGTATTTGATTTCTATATTGATACAACTGATAAAGAATTGGCTATGAAAATTGCTAATAAGATTGTCGCACGTATTCAAAAAGAACATAACGATTTTAAACATGGTGTGACATGGCGTACTATTTATTTAAAGATAGTTACAGAAGATGATTATATCGAGAGATACGGTATTATACGAATTATGTGGAAATATAGAGTAAAGGACAGCTATTAACATGAAAAATAAACAAGATACAATTAAATTGTTAAATGATTTAAGACAAGACCTGATGTTGGAATATCGATCTAATCCGCTGTTATATAAGAACCCACCATATCCTAAAATTGAGGCACTTGATCAGGCAATTAATGCATTGTGTGTACTAGGTCAGGTTGTTTGGGAACGTGATGTAGCTATCCAGCAGCTTGATGAATTAGGATATGGTCTGGCTGAGCGGACAAATGATAAGTATAAATGTGACTTGTGCCTGTCTGCTGAAGATTTCACATGCGGAACGATGATGCTTACAAAAGCTGAATATAATACAGTAAAGCGAGTGACTAATCCAAATAATTGGGATGATCTAGATGCAAATATGTGGAGCGGCCTTTTTAGTATTGAATGTGAGGAATTAGAGGAAAATGGCTGAATATATAAAAAAGGAAGACGTACTTGATGGAGCATACTGGCATGGTGATAGATATACTGTACAAAATCCTTATCCTAGCGGTGTAGAAGCAGTAGATGTAGAAGATATTGAGAAGATAGAAACTATTAATATCGTGAAATGTAAAGACTGTAAATACCATATTTATGATGAAGATTTATATTCTGACTGGTGTGAACACCCGTTTATGGCTGGAATAGTAAAACCTGATTTTTATTGTGCTTGTGGAAAGAAGTAAGAATTTATGAGAGTTATCGATGCTGACGAACTTATAGAGCATGTATGGAGAGATAGACTTGATAGCCGTGAACGGATAGCAAATCTTGTTAAATCAATGCCTACTATTAAAACTCTTCCCGCAACAGGTGTTATTCCATATTCAATTAAGTCTGACGGAACACTGACAATTACAATACCGAGAGGTATAAAAGTTGACAGAGTGCTTGTACAAGAAGATGAAACACATTGGGGAGGATTGTATTATGCAGAGTGATTATATTAGCAGAGAGGATGCCATTAACTTCTTCGAGAGCATGACATGGTATCAGGTAAACAGAATAGGACAGCTTGTTGACGGAGCAAACTCGGATACAGGCTTGTATAAAGCAAAAGATGTTTATAAAGGACTGCATGACATTCCCGCCGCAGCTGTGGCTCCTGTGGTCAGATGTGGAGAGTGTGAATATTGGCAGGATAATGATGGTAATTACGGTTATTGCTATGCCAAAGACGGACAAGGTTTTGGGCATGCATGGGGTAAAAATGATTTTTGCAGTTACGGCGAAAGGAAGGAGAGCGCATATGAAATTTGAAGTCCCAGTTAATTGCGGTTTATGCGCCAGTAGGAAACAGATAAATAATGATTTGTTTATCTGCGGAATGCCTATGCCTAAAGAAAAAGAAATACTTGATATTACTGCTTTTGAAGTATCTTTAGATTCAAGACCTAAGTGGTGCCCAATAAAAGAAGTGAGTGATAAAGTTGAAAATTTACCAGAGAAAGATAAAATTCTTTTTGACAAGATGTGCGAAGGTTTTTATGCAATGTTTGAACTGATAAATAATCAAAAAAGAGGTAAAGAAGGATGACATTATCTGATTTTATTGAAGAACTGAATATTGCTATTCAACAAGATGGGCATGATATTTATTGTAATGCTTTTACTGCGAAAATGGTAAAGAGATGTTTAACGAAGAAAAAAGAGGGTAATATGAGCGAAAAAGAATACGCTTTGCAAATATTGGATGAAATCAGAAATAGAGATGGCATTGGGTATAACGATTACAGCGATTTATGGGATGCTATATCAGAAATTCCTGTAAAGGAGGAAACCGATGGCTGAGTATATCGAGAAACAGGCGGCGATTAAAATGATTTGCTCCAGTTGCGCAGTAGACAAACCAGAGTCATGTTCAACAATACAAGAGGGCGATGACTGGTGTGAAGAAGTATCTCTGCTCTTAAAAACACCTGCCGCAGATGTTGTTCCGTATTCCATCGAGCCTGACGGTACACTGACAGTCACAGTACCGAAAGGAATGACAAGAGTTGGCAGAATCCTCATAGAGGAAGATGGCACGCAATACGGCGGACTGTTTTACCCCGACACGGGTGGATGCTTTTTGAGTAGCATGGAGAGGAGTGAGCAGGATGGATTTCATTGAAAGATGTAATTCGGATATAAGGAGGCATAGGATATGACGATAGACGAAGCGATTATTCATTGTGAGGAAGTGGCTATTCGAAACCTTAAAAATGAAAACAATGCAAAGTGTGTTCAGTGTGGAGAAGAGCATGTTCAACTTGCAAAATGGCTTAAAGAACTTAAGGATTATAAAAACAGGGGAGATATTGTGGAGGTGGTCAGATGCCGGGACTGCAAGCATTTTATGTCGCCTCACGCTTGTTCACATGATGACGGTATGATTACAGCACAGTTGGACGGATTTTGCAGTTACGGCGAAAGGAAGGAGTAAATAGGATTGAGTAATAATATTTTTACCGCAATTGGATTATTTATTACATCAGCACTCTCTTTTGCATTTGTAACAGCATGTTGTGGTGGTGTAATAACTGATTTTGATAAAAATGACTGGGGCATATTTGCGTGGTTTATAGGGTCTGTAATATATGGCATTACCTTTGCGGTGTTTTGCATGTAAGGAGTTAGAAGCATGGATATTACTGTTTTTATAGCATCACACGCCCATACAATAATTGGATTTGTAGCTGGTGCGTTGATGTGGGACGCTGTGTCAGAAGTCCGTCCGAAAACTTGTGTCTGGGCACTTGCGTGCTTTGTAGTTGCAGTGTGTTTGGCGATCACATGATGGAGAGGAGTGATAAGCATGAGATATAATGACCTTCCAGAGCAGTGTAAGTCCTGCCAAAACCTCAAAACGTGGGGACTTGATATGGGTGGTAATCACCTTGTTTCATGCAAAAACGGGAGCTGGCGATTTTACATAGAGTGTGACAAGTATGAAGAGGAAACCGATGGATAAGTATAGTGAGAGGGAGGAGTGAGAAATATGACATTAAAAAAGTTGATTAAGCAATTAAAAGATATGGAAACCCTTTATCAAGATGCGGTAATAACGGTTACAAATGAAAATGGAGAAGAATATTATATTACTTCAATACAGGGGTTTTATGGAGAAGTAAGACCACATGAATGTCCCGATCCGCATGTGGTAAATATTAATATTAAAAGAATGAACAATAGATAAGGAGCAAGAGCATGAAGAAAACTATTATAACAATCATTGCATCTATCTTACTTGTTCTATCTCTCTGCGGATGGAAAGATGCTGAATATGGATGGAGCAGGAATGATGATATCATAGTTTTTGTCGATGAAGCAACCAACGTTGAATATGTGGTAGTACGTGTGTCTCATGGTGTGGGCGTCTGTCCACGATATAATGTGGATGGAACACTGATGATTCACAAAGAGAAATAAGAGGTAAAACATGGAATTTCTTAAAGCAATAATAGCTATGTGGCTATTTTCGGTTATTATGTTGATTATGTTCTGTCATTCTACTAAATTCCCGTCTCAGAATACACAAGTTCTGGCTCTTGCAATTGTGGCTGCGGGTGCATTAGCACATAGTGAAAAATAAGGAGAGAAATATATGAGTACTAAAAGCTGGGATTTAGTCATGTTTATTATAATTGTGCTTAATCTGTGGTGTTTAAATTTTAGAGAAAAAGATAATTTGGCAGGAATTCTAATGCATACAGGTGTTATTGTATTGGCAATTATTAATTTAGTATTAAATAATAGGGGGGTAACATATGGCAAAAAAGAAGAAGCAGAAAATTAAGATTTATTTTTATGATGGTAAGTCTGACGTCATTCCTCAGAAATATTGGGATGATTATGAAGTAAATGATGGGCTTTTTGTCGTAAAGAAGAATGAAGCATGGATTGCATTTTATAATTTGAACATTATTGATTGTGTAGTGGTACATTGAGGTGTGATATGGGAACAAAATATATTATAGAGGTGGAAGACAAACCGTTTGAGCTGTTGAGCGAAGACGGTTTCACATCTGAAAAACTTTTTAGGGTAAAAGGGTTTAACAGTCTTGTATTCGATTGGAATGGATTGAATATGCTGATGCCCTATACTGAACCCAATCTTGAGCGTGTGAAGAAAGAAGCATATGACAAGGGGTATCACGATGGATATTTCGTAGGAGACGAAAGTTGGAAAGATATTGTGCATGAGAAAGAAGAAGAATTCTATCAGAAGGGCTTGTCCGATGCTTGGGAGGCGGCGAGGAAGCTGTGGGAAATCGACATAAGTACATTACATAAGATTTTTTACAAAGAAACAAGAATGGACTGCTATATGTATTATACCGCCACTGACGTTGTTGCCAAAATCAAAGAGTATGAGGACAAGCAAGAGGAAATCAAGATTGGGAATGAAGTCAATGCGTTTGAAAAGAAACCGTTTATCGTGACAGGTTTTGGCTATGGCGACAATGAAGAAGACGTTTACTGTTACGGATTCGTAACGGAAAACGGGATATCCACAAGTGCCAAGAAGAATAGCTGCGTGAGGACAGGTCGCCATTTTCCTGAAATCGCCGCTATCTTTGAGAAAATGAGGAATGAGCCGAACGCACAAATTGACACTTAATAATATTAAATTTAGTCGAACGAACAAGGGGGATGATATATGATAATTTCAGATCAACTTGAGGCACTGATAAAAAAATACGAGTGTGTGCATATAGAACATGTAACTCCAAAAGAAGAACTGGATGTTTGGGGTAAGACACTAAACCCTCATAATTTAATTAATGAACATTCTAAGGATATTTATTATGATGATAAGATTGATCGTTTAATTATTAAGAGCGCTATGCATACCGCTATTATTAATGAGAAGGATGTTATTATTATTGAAGGATTTATTCCATCTAGAACAGTAATCCGTCCAAGTCGAGATTGGGAAGATGGCGTTACCGTTATTTTTGAACATACAAATAACGCAACAACATCACTGGACTTCTTTAATTGATCAGGGGGCAGCTATGTTTAAAATGTCTTCAAAGTTTTATCTTACTAAATTTGCAACATGTGATTCGTGTGGTAAAGCAAACGGTGCTGCTATAAAGACAGACATTATTAATGATAAGACAACCTACAAATTCTCCTTTATTTTATGTGAAAAATGTTGGAAATCTTTAATTGACAGGAGATAATTAAAATGTTAGTATATGTAATAGAAACGGGGCAATACAGTGATCGTCATGTGGTTGGCGTGACGGATAGTGAAGATAAAGCAAAAGAAATTTGCAAGGCAATTGAAGGGGGACGATTAATTTTTAAAAACAGCGCGACTTATACGCCATATGATACAGATCAATTTCAGACACAGAAGTTGCGATACACTGTAGATTTTAATGTGAAAAATGCCCCTGTCTGCGAATATGATTATGATGGATTCTATGATTATTATTATGAAAATGTAATGGAGTACCCCGGCTTCTTCATTATTTATGCTGATACTCCAGAACAGGCAATTAAAATTGCATGTGACATGCGTGCTGAAGCGGAAGCAGAAAGGAATGGCCTATGTTAACTATTGAGGATATTAAGAATGGAATTCAGGATATCACGCTGTATTCTAAACATTTTGAGGGTAATAAAGAGGCTACTCTTCTCTTCTATTTTAATGTGTGTAAGGATGACGCATGGTATGAGGTTGAAGTAGGTGAATATGATCCATCTACGGATAGTTATCATGCTCTGGATGCACACAAATTCCGTTCAATTAAGAAAGTAATTGATTGGTGGAACAAAAATCTTGAGGGGGTTACAGAATGACATATAAAGAGCGGTACGAACGTGATATGGATTATGCGTATGATCAGATTCAGAAAGCAATGGCTAATCCGTGGAATCTTTCTGAGTATAAGATAATTCAGGCATTAAATGTGGTTATGCGTTTAGTGGGCAGTACATATGAAATTGTTGCAGAGATTGGAGATAAACTAAATGGAGAGTCAGAATAAGAAACCAAATATTTATATTCCTCAGTGGCATGTAGAATCTATTTTATATTTTCTAAAAGGACATCTTATTGAGGGGGATTTAACTGCTAAGCAAATGGTATCAGCAATAGATAATTATTTAAGGGATGTAGAAAACGCAGAGACTGAAGAAATTGCAGTAACAAAGGAGAAGACAGTATGAGTTTTATGATTGGATTCTTGTGTGGGGGATTTGTAACATTTGTTGGGGTGTTGGTTGGTCTTGTAATATATCTTGAGAAAGAGGAAGCGAATGAGGAATGATAGATTAGAAGATTTGGTTCAAAAATATAAGGTAGAAACAAATTGCCCTACTATTTTTTTGTCTGGTGCTATGACAGGATTATCGCAAAAAGAACAGACAGAATGGCGAGAAGTTCTAGAGAAACATTTTATGGGTCATTATCAATTCTTTGATCCAACTGTTTTTAATGCTGAGGACGAAAGTGATGAAGTTCAGCAGTTGGCTCATGAATATGATATTTGTGGAATTATTAATTGCGATTATTTTGTGGTGAATTTAAACAAAGCAAAAACATCTGTAGGTACATGTCAGGAAATTATGTTGGCATGGTTGCTAGGGAAAGAAATTATTGGATTTTTTGAAAAGCAGGATTTGGTTGAACCGCTTCATCCTTGGATTGAGAACAAACTTAATAAGAAATTTGTAAGTATAGATACATTGATAATGTTTTTGACATTGGAATATTATAAAAAATGGTGGAAAAAATGAAAATAGAAGTATATAGGAAGAGATTGATTAATAAGATTAAGTATTTTTTTAAGAAGCTATTTAATAAACAGTACCGTATTGAGTTGGGTAAAGAAGAGATGATTAAAAGATGGCGTGCAAATCCTATGACTTTTGCACAGAACAGTTCGGGTAGTACTCTTCCACCCTTTGCGGGACTAAGACTTAATGTAGCTGCTAAGATTATGGAGATTGGAGATTGGAGAAGTAAATATGGCAGATGACAAGAAACCTTTTAGAAAATTGACATGGAGATTAGCCGCTATTGCACGTTGTAGACAATGCTCATTGAGTGCGGCAGAGTCCAGAAAATGTACAGCAGAAGGGTGCGCTCTTTGGCCTTTTCGAACTGGTAAACCACCCGCTGAGGATGTAAATGCCCTTGATTTGCTTATCTTTTCTGACGATCCGACATCCGTTATTTTCAGAGCACGTAAACCCAAGGATGAAAACGATGATGGTATTTCTGCTGTCAGGACTGAGTATCCTGCATACATTGAAGATGACGATGAAGAGGACGATGAGGTAGACGATGATTAATAAAATATGCGAAACATGTGATACCAGAAATAGGTTATGTTTATGTAATGGTATTGAGGGGGATTTTAAATATTGTTTTCGTAAAGTAGGATCGGTATATGATTTACAAGAAACCATTACCCCTTTTAATAATTTAGATGAATTATTTTTAAATAAATGCGATTATATTAGGGATTTGGATAGAGAAAGCCTGTATCTCTCAGACGAATATTATGGTAATAGTAAACATATGAGATTGTTATTTGGACGATTTTTGGGGGATTCAGGTAATTCATATGATAAAGGATATCCAGTTGGATTTGTTATTTGCTAAAAAATGCTTGACTTTATTACATAACCCGCTATAATAGTTTTTGACAGTTGATAATTAAACACGAGGTATTAACAACATGGAAACCGAAATGAAAAACTTGATTCAGACACTGGAAGACACTAATGCAAACCTCAAGGACATTAAGGAAGCGCTCAAGCCACCTGATATCGAATATTCGATATCTGACTTAAAAAAACGTATTAAGTACAGTAAATCTCCGATGGAGAGAAAAATGTATGAGCAGGAACTTAATCGGCTTTATAAAAAGAAGAAAGGCATACGGTAATTAAATGATTAACGAAGAAAGACTTAAAGCGTTTATTAAAAGCAAGTGCTATGATTTGCTTAGTGTTAAACATTGTTATAAGTATGCCTGTGATTCTTTTCAGCACGCTGCTAACAATTATACGGTAGGGGTTCGTGCTTCTGATTCTATGACTAACTGGTTAGAGAATCTGAAGCGTTGGGAAAGCAGATATACTGAGGAAGAATATCTGTTGAGCCAGTTCTGTCATCAACTTGGTGATGAGTATGTAGAGATTTGGAATGAGATTGTGGGGGAATAATGTTAGAAGATACCAAAAAGACATGGAAAAATTATTTGGATGTGTTGTATTGTGTTTATATGCATGTAGCCCCCAATGATAAGAGGTATATTGGTATAACGTCATTAAAGCCTGAAGTTAGATGGGCAAATGGAGAGGGATATCATACTCAAACTGTATTTTATAGGGCAATAAAAAAATATGGTTGGGATAATTTTAAACATATTATTTTGGAAGAAAAACTTTCTTTTGAACAAGCCTGTAAACGAGAACGCTATTATATTAAAAAATATAAAACTAATTTAAACAGATGGCAACATCCTTCTTATGGATATAATCGAGATGATGGTGGTTATTCACATGTTGGTGTTCCTCTATCAGAAGATCATAAAGAAAAATTAAGAAATAATAAACATAATTTAGCTAAAAGAACTCCAATAGATTACTTTGATTTAAATGGTAAATACCTTGGTACGGCAATGACATATAATGAAGCACAAGATATAACTGGCGTTAAAAAAACTAATATATTAAAAGTAGTTAAAGGTCGGCAATTAAGAGCTAGTAAATATATATTTCGGTATCATAAAGATACACATGGAAATGATATCCCTGAATCAGAAATAAAAGGGATAAATAATATAATACGAAAAAAGTATAAGGCCAGTATTAAACAAATGATGCCATATGATGGAATTGTGTATTGTTGGGATGTACATACCAAACAATTAATTGGAGTTTATGATGATGTTAGAGAAGCCGTGCATAGACTGTATTTAGGTACAGAAACTAATGATACAGGCGCAAGACATCGTATATATCAATGTTTAAGAGGTGAAGTTCAAAGTGCTTGTGGCTTTCTGTGGACTAAAGATAAAAAACCACCAACGTTATCAAAAGATGACTATTCTGGTATGTTGCGTCCTGTTAATAAATATGATATAAACGGTAGTTATATTTGCACATTTAATTCTATAGCAGATGCTGGGCGCAATGTAGCAGAAGAAACCGGACAAAGTGCTGAAGCCGCACAAAGAAATATTAGGAAGGTATGTGATGGTATAAGGAGAAAATGCGGTGGTTTTGGATGGCAATGGGCAAATGCAAGTTAAATGAGGTATAATTAAAAATGAACAAAACGAAAATTCTAATGGTAATTGATATGCAAAACGATTTTATCACTGGCATCCTTGGTACTCCAGAAGCACAGGTGATTGTGCCAAAGGTTGTTGAGAAGATTAAGGTTAAAGATTATGACCGTTTAATTTTTACGATGGATATGCATGACGAAGATGAGTATTCGCAAACAAGAGAAGGACGTTATTTACCAATTCCACATTGCCAAAGTGATAGAGGGTGGAATATCGTGAATGATATTTTAGATACTGTTCATGCGACTGGACGTCATCCATGGATTAAAGGAAAAGAAGGATATAATACTATTGTTAAAGAAAATTTCGCAATTGAGGGGAATGTTTGGAGAACGGTGGTTAATCTTTTGAATTCATTTTTGGATATGTATGTTCCTCTTGATTATAAGGGAGAAGACCTTGAATTTGAATTCATAGGTGTTTGTACAGATATCTGTGTGGTCTCTAACGCATTCGCAATTCGTCAAGCATTCCCTGAAGCTGAAATCACTATTGATGCATCGTGTTGCGCTGGTACTACTCCAGAACTTCATAGAGCAGCATTAATGACTATGAAATCTTGTCAGATGAACATTATTAACGAGGACATTTAAATGGCTAAATATGAAGACCAATGCCTCTTCGCTATCACAGCTGATTATCGACCAAACAATGAGAATAAACCAGTTTACTACGTTCTGGCACCAAATCGGCGTAAAGCAAAGAGTAAATTCAAAGAAACAATTACATGGCTGACGATTTATGATTGTAAGCGCATTCGTCAGGAAGACAAGATTCAATATATTATGGAGCATCCCGATAAACACATTATTATTAAATAAGGAGATATAAAATGAAGATTGCTGTAATTATTCTGTTTGTAATTGATATTATTTTTGGCGCTGAAATGTGGTCGCTGCATGATAGGATTGAGGCTCTGGAACAGGAAGTATATATTCGTAAGATTGCGGATGAAGCAACATTGAAAGAGGGTGATGATACGTGAGTACATTATATGAACTGACAAACGATTGGTTGATGCTCATGGAAATGGCTGAAGACCCAGATATTGAAGAGGATGTCTTTATGGACACTCTTGAAGGAATTGAGGGCGAGATTGAGATTAAAGCCGATGGTTACGCAAAAGTAATTCGACAGCTTGAACATGATGCTGAGGCATGTGGTGCTGAGGCGAAGCGTTTTACGGAAAAGAAGAAGTTTATTGAGAATAAGATTAATCGGATGAAGAAATCGCTTCAGGGCGCTATGGAGACTACTGGTAAGACAAAGTTTAAGACAGAACTCTTCTCTTTCAATGTACAGAGCAATCCTCCAAGTGTGGCGGTTGAAGTGGACATTGATAAAATCCCTGAGAGGTATCTTAAACCAGTTGAGCCAAAGGTTGATAAGGAACTTATGAAGAAAGATTTAAAAGCTGGGATTAATCTGGATGGGGTCGCTCATCTGGTACAGACAAGGGGGCTGAGGATTAAGTGATATTATTAATAGGAAGTAACGCATATAATACCAGAGACCAGACAATGGAATATTATGGTGAAGCGGATACACAAGAAGAATTATTTGCGCTTTGTAATAGATATTTAGACGATAACAATTATGACCAATATGGCTATAGGCGTTGGCTTTGTGACAAGACTCCATTGGGTAAGCCATTGTGGATAGTTGATTTCGGTAGTTGGAATCGGTTCTTTTATATATATGATTTAAACGGGCAGTTATTGGAAGATTGGAATAAAATGAATAAAGGGAATAACGAATGAATCCTGTATTTATATTTTTAGTGATTCTATTTGCCATCTTTCTTTGGGGAGCACTAAATATTTTCTTCCCAATCATTGGAGATGTGCTTTTAGATATGTGGAATGATATTAAGAGAAGTTTGAATGAAAAGGAGTAAAGAGATGAAAGGTATTGTTGGTGGCGTTTTTTCGGCTATTGTAATTGCCCTTGTGGTTATTTGTTGTTTCAAATGTACAGAGAGGATTCCTGCGGGCTATGTAGGTGTCGTGTATAAGATGAATGGTGGTATTGATGACGAGGTTTTGTCTCAGGGATGGCATGTTGTTTCACCTACTAAACAGATTACACTGTATTCTATTGGTATTGAGCAGTCTTATCTTACTGCTGGAGACGATGGGGATTCTGAGGGCGATGATAGCTTTGAGGCTCCTTCGAAGGATGGTAAAGGTCTGAGGGTTGATGAGACATTTACTTACAGGTATGATCCTGAACGGGTCGCTGAAATCTTTACAAGGTTCAAGGGTCGTTCTGGTAAGGAAGTACTCCGTACATTTATTAGACCAAATGTAATGTCTTGGACTAAGGAAGTCACGCCCAGATATTATATGACAGAGATCATCGGTGAACAGCGTGGTGCGGTTAATATTGCTCTTACTGAATATCTGAAAGAGAAATTTGAGCCTTATGGGATTATCATCGAGAGTGCGTCACTGATTGATGTCAATGTAGACGAGGAAACAGATAAGGCAATTCAGAAGAAGATTCAGGCTCAGCAGGATTTGGAAGTCGCCAAGATTAATAAGCAGACAGCTTCCGTAGATGCTGAAAAAGAAAAGGAAGTTGCGCTTATTAATGCCGAGAAAGATAAAGAGACAGCCAAGATTAATGCAGAAAAGGCAAAGATTAAAGCTGAGGGTGATGCAGAAGCTAAGAGAATCGCTGCTGAAGCTGAGGCAGAGGCCAACAAGAAAGTTGCTGGTTCGTTGACTCCAGAACTTATTGAGAAAGAGAAAATTGAAAAGTGGAATGGTACTGTTCCTCAGATTCAGGGTGGTTCCACTCCTATTGTAGACACACGTAATCTTACAACAGAGGAAGGTGATTAATATGAAATTTGAGCGCAAGAGTTATAATTATGCGCCCGAAGTGACACCAGTAATTGAGGAGGTTAGATCAAATGGCTAAGGATAAACATGGTAAGCATAAAGAATGGTGCAAGAATTATAAAGCAAGTGGACAGCGTGAAGTTAACAAGGTAAAGAAGCAGGAACGCCACGAAAAGCAACTTGCATATTTTGCAAAGCGCCGTGAAGAGGGTAAGACATATACTTATCAGAAGAATCCATATGAAAAGGATTCTAGGGCGTGGCTGACTGAGCGCGCAAAGCGTGCTGAAAAGGAACACAGAGACCCTAACGAGTATCGGCATTACGCAAAGGTGTTTGGACGTCTTCAGCGTGATCTTGACCGTGAATACGCTGAGGCACGTAAGGAAGAGATGAAGACTAAGAAACGTAATAAAAAGATTGACGCAAGTGATAATTAAAGCTTGACAAATAAGCGTGGTTTGATAGAATATAATTAAATGTGAGGTGATTGTATGAACAGATTGTACAAAGAACTTGACAGGATATTGTGGTCTATCCGACCACGCTTTTATCTCTGTCGTGATGTAATTGTAGTTAGATGGATGAAATATGAATGGTTGATTAAAAGGAGACATATGTTATGAAGATTCAGGTAAGAAATGGCGCTTGGGAGACGAACTCTTCGTCCATGCATAGCCTATTAATTATGAAAAAGCGTCAGACAATGACTCAGGCAGAGATCAGGGATGAGTTCTATCTTGATGAAGATTGGAACGAGGAGCGTGGAAACATTCTTCGATTGGATTCTTGGGACAACGATTTTGGTAGAGAATTCAGGGTGCTTACGTCATTTAGGGATAAGTTGTCTTATGCAATGGCTGCCATGCTTGGAAACTGCTATAACTTAAAGACTTATATTAAGGCTGGCAATGAGTTTATGTACACCTTTGAGCCGATATTAAAAAAGTTGGCTGGTGTGGATGAGGTTGAAATGCCAATGGAATCTGAGTTCTTTAGAGTTTACAGTGATACTGTAACAGATGATGTTGAGCAGGATTACGAGACTTATGAGGAAGTTCCTTACGAGGATTTGGTCTACGATGAGACCAAAGAGTATGGGCGTTATAAGGAAGTTTGTAAGTCTGGTCGTAAGCAGATGGGGATTTATCTGGAAGTGCCGAAATTTGGTAGTATCGATCATCAATCCATGGGCTTGTTCCAGATGTTTCTTAGGAAGTATGGAATTACTATTGAAGAGTATTTGATTCGTAAGGATATCGTGGTCGTAGTAGATGGTGATGAGACTTGTATCTTTGGCACTATGATGGACGCTGGCCTTGTAGATAAGGATGCGATTCAGGTCTTGTATTCTGTTAGCAAGTCTTATGAGAAGAAGGTGAAGTCATGAGAAAGCAGATTAGGTTAAGTGTGTGGGAAACAAATAGCAGTAGTGTGCATAGTTTCTGTTTCAATAAAAAAGGATTAGAGAAATGCCACATGAAAATCCATGAAGACGGTTATGTGCATATTACTTTGGATCAGTATTTTGGCAAGGATGAAGAACAGTTCTTTAATCAGAAAACAAAATTAAAATATATCGTTACATGGTTGTATGCTTATTATGATTTTGATAAAGCAAAAATCAGAGATGAGGGATATGTTTTCAATAATTTTAATGAAGCATTCGGCAAGTATGTAACAGAACACAATGGCGTTTTGTGTCGTGGCGTTAAAGTAGATGAATGTAAATGGGAAGAGTCCTATGATTATTTTGATCATCAGCAACTGAGTAGCGGTTGGTGTGATGATAATTGTATAGTGAACCTTTGGGACTCTGAAGCATGTGTTGAGTTTATTTTTAATAAGTACGTTGGATTGGAGACAGGGTGTGATTAAATGATTAAAACCAGAGATGATATTGGTAATATGTTGGCTTTTGATGAACGTTATAGTTTTCTTGGCAAAGAGCCTCTTGTGGGAAATATTGTTCTTTTAGGACTTGGTGGTAGTTATGCCTATGGTACTAACAATGAAGACAGTGATATTGATATTCGTGGTGTAGCTACTCATAATGCTCAGGACATTTTGACCCGTAAAGGATTTGAGCAGGTGGTTAACGAGGAAACTGATACAACTATTTATTCTCTTGAAAAGATTGTGAACCTTCTTTCTAATTGTAATCCTAATACAATTGAGATTCTTGGCCTTGAGCCTTGGCAGTATTTCTATGTAACAGATATCGGTCAGGCGCTCATTGATAATAGAGATATGTTTCTTTCTAAGCGTGCCATCCATTCATTTGGAGGTTATGCGGGAAGCCAGCTTAGACGTTTAGAGAATCGGGCTGCTAGAACTATGGAGCAATCTAAGCGTGAGGAGTTTATTTTGCGCAGCATTGAAAATGCTAAATATACATTCCCCGCAAAGTTTTTTGAACATCCAGAAGACGCAATTAAGCTATATATTGATGAAGCAGTAAATCCTGATTATGACACAGAGATTTTTATGGATGTGAATTTGAAGCACTATCCGCTTCGTGATTATAAGTCCATGTGGTCAGAGATGCTTGCGATTGTTAAAGAGTATGCAAAAATCGGGGCTAGGAATCGTAAAGCAATTGAACGTGGTAAGCTAGGTAAGCACATGATGCATCTGGTTCGGCTTTATCTGATGTGTTTTGATATTCTTGAAAAAGGCGAGATTATTACTTATCGTGAGAAAGAGCATGACTTTCTTATGGATATTAGGAATGGTAAGTATCTTGATGATGAAGATCATCCGGTCGCAGAATTCTATGATATTGTAGATGATTTAGAAAATAAGTTACAATATTGGAAAGAACATACAAGTCTTCCCGCAAATCCTGATTATGATAGGATTAATAAGTTTCTTGCCGAGGCAAACTGGGCAGTGGTTAAGGAGTATAAAAAATGAAAGAGTTAGCACAATATCAGAATGGTAATACAATTACTACCATTTACGATGATGGAACAAAGATTCATGTAACAGAAGATGATGATTTTCACTTCCAGTTTGCGGAATCGTGTGATGTACAAATCTCACAATGCTGTGATAATGGGTGTGAGTTTTGTTATGCAGGTTGCTCTCCTACTGGTAAGCATGGTGATTTGACCAGTTGGAGATTCTTGCATACCATGCATCCTTATACGGAGATTGCTATCAATCTTCAGTTTCCTACCCCACCTGATTTGATGGAATTCCTGTATACCATGAAAGCACAGAATGTGTTTGTGAATGCCACCATTAATCAGAAGCATTTTATGAGCGATTACGGTCGGCAGTTTGTGCGTTTTCTTATGAAGATGGGACTGATTAAAGGAATTGGGATTTCATTAGTTGATCCCACACAGGAAGGATTCATTGAAGCCGTCAAAGAATTTCCAAATGCTATCATCCATGTAATTGCTGGGGTTATTAATCCTGAGGATATTGATGCTCTGGGTGATCATGATTTGAAGATTCTTATTCTGGGATATAAGCAGAAAGGTCGTGGTCTTCCTTATTATAAGGATAATAACCAAATGATTCTGGATAATATTGCATGGCTTGAGTCTGGGATTGTAGAACTTGCTGACAAATTTGAAGTCGTGTCCTTTGATAATTTGGCGCTTGAACAGCTTCATATGAGAGATAAGCTTACAGATGAAGAGTGGGAACTGTATTATGCAGGTGAAGACGGAACGGTTACTTTTTATATTGATTTGGTAAGCGGAACATTTGCAAGAAGTAGTCTTTCTGAAATTCATTATCCTATTGGAGAATTAACAGTTGACGAGATGTTTCAGATGATTCAAAAAGAGGTTAGTGAAATGAACAGTTGAAAAGGGTCGATTAATTATGACAATAAAAGATAAAACTGAAATGGTTAAAAGGTTGCGGGAAGAAACTTCTGCAAAGCTTAAAGATTGTATAAGTGCTTTAAGACGTGCGGATTATTGTTATCCTGATGCTCTTGTTTGGTTAAAAATTATTTTAAGTAATAGTCCATGCGCATATTGTAATTATAGTTATCTTGATGGTTGTTATTCACATAGATATCTTTTTTGCGATGTGAGTATAGAAAAATGTCCACAAAAAAATTTAATTGCTAAGTAGGAAATAAAAATGAATCAGAGAAATTGTCCTAATTGCGGGGCACCATACAAAACAGAATTAAATACTTGTCCATATTGTGGAACTTCGTATTTTGATATGAGTGCTATTGATGTCAGTGAGAATAAGCCATTTTATTTGAAACTGAAAATGAATGGTATGGTATTTACTTCTAAAGTTATTGCTGAGCCTGATATACAGATAGAAGTTAATCAAGATGATTATTGTGCTTATAATCATCATGGAGACAAGATATATAGAATTGTAGCAAATCGATATTTAGATATAGATATACATTTTACGTCTGTACATGATTTTAAAAAACCATTATACACTGTGGAGGTTGAGGAATGACTTGGTTTGAAACGAAACTGGACGGTTATGATTTTTGTGTGCAGTCTGGAGATTACGAGGTAAGACGTAAGGGTGAACAGGTTGGGCTGTATTATCATGACTATAGACTTAATTGGTGTAACGATGTTGAAGAGGGGATGTTCAGAGCGTGGATTCTTGGGTTGTATGGGAGAAAAAGAAATGGATAATGTTGAGTACAATAAAGCATTGATTAAAAAGTATCCTTGGCTTTATCCACATTATCAATGGAGTGGTGAAAAAGTTGAGGACTATGATTATACATGGACTGAATTAGATGCATTGTCTGAAGGCTGGCGTAAAGCGTTCGGGGAATTGCTTTGTGAGGAAATTCAAGAAGAATTAGAAAAGTTTAATTTTGCAGATGAATACAGTATTGCACAGATTAAAAGCAAATTTGGTGAAATGCGCTGGTATGATAACGGATGTCCTGATAGGTGCAGAGTCCATGAGATTATTGAGAATTATGCTGTCATAAGTGGTTATATTTGTGAAGCATGCGGTGAACTTGATGTACCTAGTACTGACGGTTGGATTATGCCAGTATGTAAAGAATGCATTAAAAAGATGAATTATAAAGACCCTGATGCATATTGGGAGCAGATTAGCAAAGAACAGTTTCCTCATACTCTCCCGCTTACACGTAGGTATAGACGGTGGTCTCCTGACAAGGATGAGTGGGAAGAGTTTGTTGTAGATTTGACACCAACAGTTCAGAAGATTCGGAAGCGATATGCAGAAAGGCATGGTGATTGAATGTCAGCGTCACTTTATTTTGATAATGCTGCTACGATGCAGCCTGATGAAAAAATGATACAGGAGTATGGTTCCTTGTGTAAGGAATACTGGTGGAATCCCTCTTCTATCTCTCAGGGGTCGATGAAGACACGACAGGCTATTGAGGATGTACGACAGGATATTTTGAAGTGTATTAATGGTCAAGAAGGTGATAAGATTATCTTTACATCTGGTGGCACAGAAGCTAATAATCTTGCTATTAAGGGGTGGTGTTGTGAGAAGTATCATCATTGGAATGCTCCTCGTGGGTCTTCTAAGATGTTTGATTATTATCGTTTAACACCATCAATTTTTGTCTCAAGTCTTGAGCATCCTTCTGTTATTAATCCCGCTGTATGGCTTTATGAAATGGGGATTGCCAATAGTGTGAATATAGTGAAATGTCATGATAGCGGTATGGTTGATTTAGAATCATTAGAGGAGCGTATTCGTTATACGCCAAATGTCAAACAATATCCAATTTTTGTATCAATTATGATGGCAAATAATGAACTTGGATCAATTAATGATATTAAGGCAATTAGTAAAATTGTACACAAGTATGATGGAGTGTTACATGTAGATGCAGTTCAAGCTTTTACGCATATGAAGATTGATGTACAAGATATGGGTATTGATATGATGTCGGTGTCTGGTCATAAGTTTGGTGCGCCTCATGGGGTCGGTTTCTTGTATGTGCGAAATGGTATTGAAATTAATCCTCTTCTGCATGGTGGTGGTCAGGAAAAAGGAATGCGGTCAGGCACTGAAGATGCGCCCTCTATTATTATGATGGGTCGGGCTATGGATCAAGCATACGAAAATAGGGATAAAGATAATAGGAATCTGAAAAGGTGTAGAAGTCTTTTGTTGGATTTCCTAATGACAAAATATGACGTAAAGATTAATAGCCCTTATACCGGATTGTTGAATATTGTCAATGTTACTTTTAATGGAATTGATAATGAGCAGTTAATAACCAATCTGGATATTTTTGAAGGTTGTCAAGTATCTGCTGGAAGTGCTTGCCATGCAGGAGTGAAAGAACCTAGTAAGGTATTGCAGGAAATTGGGTTAACAGATAAAGAGATTAATAGCACTATTCGTATTAGTATGGACAGGAACGTTACTGAAGATGAAATTTATCTGTTTACGCTTGTTCTACAAACGCAACTTAACAAACTTAAAATGTTGTAAATAAAGGAGGCCAAAGATGCATGGGTGAATACGGAATAAAAATTAAAAACATCGTTGTCGGAAGCCTTTTAGAGAAAAATGCTGGTGTCCGTGATCATATTGATATGACGGACGCCATGTTGTGTAATAGTCTTTTTCTTGATTACATGAAGAAACATGGGCTTGATATATATAAAGATACATCAACCAGAGACGTAATTGTTCTTGATTTTAAATATGGCACACGTAGCTATGAACAAGAAAAGGCGCATTTAAAGAAATGCATTAAAGATACAGAGAAGAATGATAAGTTAACTGAAGAAGAAAAAACACAAAAGATACAATATTTTAATGAGTTATTAGTGAGAGCTGAAGAAAATCAGGACAAGTATGTTAGATATAATCGGGCTGAAGCAAGGGATAAGGTTTATACCGAGGGTGTTGATGTGACTTATCCTGCCGCTCGTAAAAATCAGGAACCACAGACAATACATTATAAGAGGTTGTTCAGGACACCGGGCAAGGCTAAAAAGGGAACTGTTGATTTTATTAGAGAAGAATTGTATGACATAGCTAAAGAATATTTATATATGGGGATTGATTTAGATGAATATGAAAATCCTCTTCTGGTTGAAGCTGAAGCATATTCTTCTTTGGCAACTAGTACTATTATTGGGAAGATTAAGGTTAATCCCTATGATATATTAGTACTTGATGATTATGATTCTTTTTGTTTTAAAGATATTATAAGCATTGAAAAGGGTGATGATGGACATGTTCATGCAGTAAAACGTGAAAATGCTAAAATTGGTAATTCAATGTTTGACGGGCAAGGTTTAATTGATCATAACTTTGTTCATGCGCAGTTTCCTAAAACGAATGGATTTGTTCTTTTAAGAAATCACTTTTGTAAAATGGCGTGTTTTGACACAGATATTCAGGGTTTTTTTAGAGATTATGCTGCTGATCATGATATTGATTATGAGACATGGAAGCTGACAGATATATTTGGTCATGAGCATTTGGTTAAAGACGTAAAAATTATTTGCCATGAATCTGCAATGAAATGGTGCAAATTTATAAATGATAGAATTAATTATGATTATTGGTGTCAACGAGTTATTGAAGATAATGATAGTTATTTTGGAATTGTTAAGACGGCGAAGAAATCTAAGTTGGGTGATGTTCAGAAAATGAGTTATCAGCATGTAAATTGCATGTCTGAAGATATTATGGAAGATGTAATCCAATGTACAAAAGAATATATTAAGGAATTAAAAACAAACAACGAGGCGTTTCTTGACTATTTAAAAAAGGGACAAAATTTTTCCAATGATTATGAAGTATTGATCGCTTTGGTTAAACACAATCCAGATTTTATTAATTCTAGTTATTTCCGAGATCGTAGGAAATTAATTATTAATACATATGCTAAAATGGCGAAAACAGGGCGAATTATTAATGAGGGAGATAATATGGTTATTGTTGGGTCTCCTTATGCTGAGTTGTTATTTGCTGTTGGAGAAGACCCAGAAAGTGATCCAACCTTTGAACAAGAAGAATTGGCTATTCAGTGTTATAGCGAAAGATTTAAAGATGGAGAATATTTAGCAGAATTTCGTAGCCCATTTAATTCGCAAAATTCATTGGGGTATTTACACAATCATTTAGATTGGAGGATGAAAAAGTATTTTTATTTGGGTGAGAATTGTATTGCTATTAATATGAGGCAAAATGATTTTCAAGACGCTAATAATGGCAGCGATCAGGATTCTGACACAATTTTAACATTAAACCATTTATCGATTGTAGGCCATGCTAAACATTGTCAAACGGCTTTTCCAACTGTGAAGAATAATATTCCAAAAGATACTACCCGCTACAAAAATACAGCACTAGATTTATCATATATAGATAATAAATTAATGTCAAGTCAGATGGGTATTGGATTGTCTAGTAACTTGGCACAAATAGCCCTCTCCTATTCTTATTCATTTCCAGATCAAAAATATAAAGATTATGTTTGTATTCTGGCTGTACTTGCTCAGATATACATAGATTCTAGCAAACGTGCTTATGATATTGATTTAAATGAGGAAACGGACAGGATACGCAGAGATTTGAATATTAAACAAAATGGATATCCCATGTTTCTTAAACCTATTCAAAAATATAATAATAAACGTCTTGGAATGAGTACGGCTAAGATTAAAGAAGGACGTTATAACCCATCGTTGAATTGTCCTATGAATTATTTGTATAATGCTGATATTAATCCTACTATGACATATGATACTGATATTCCAATGGATCATTTTTTTATTAAACATGATAGAGATTTACCATTGCGGCGTAGTAAAAAAATAGAAAAGTTAATAGAAAAGTACAGTTTTAAATTGGGACAGTATCAACAAAATATAGCAGATGATTCTGATGAAGATATTTTATTATTAAGAAATGATTTTGATGAATTAATTAATGACATTAAAGAAATTAGTTTAACAAAAAAATATCAGGGGTTAATGTCATTCTTAATAGATCGTGCTTTTTATATTACTCCATCTTTAAAAAGGAAACGGGCAGCGGTTACAAGTAAAATGAATAATAACCGTGCGCTATTACTTAAAGTGCTTTACACAATTTCACCAAATCAATTTTTAGAATGTTTTAAAAGTGTTAATTAAATATGTATTGATCTGTCTAATTTTTTTAACATTCAAAAAACCCTTATATTATAAGTACTTTTTAAATATGCTAAAATAAATATATATGAAAGAAGACTTATATGATATCATATACGTTTTCAGATATAGAAACAAATAGATTACATTGAGTAAAGGAGAAAAAATTATGGTAAACAAGCAGGATTTTATTTCTAAGATTGCAGAGAAGACTGGCTTCACAAAGGTTGACACTAAGGCATTCCTTCAGGGTATGGAGGATGTTATTTTTGATGTCATGGGTGAGCATGAGGATATTCGTCTGATGAATGGTCTTACTCTGTCTGTTAAGGATGTTGCTGCAAGAGTCGGTCGCAATCCTATGACTGGTGAGACGATTCAGATTCCCGCACGTAAGAAGGTCTCTGCCAAGATTGGCAAGGCGCTCAAGGATGCGGCGAACTGAATAACGGAACCTATCACGCCTCTGTAAAAACAAGCGTACCACGATAGGTATATAGACAATTGAATATCGAATAAATAGAGCCTATCAAGATGTCAAAGTCTTGGTAGGCATTTTTTGTATAGAAAGGGGATGCTTATGAGCGAAAGAATTATTGATGCATCTGAGCATCAAGGTAAGATTGACTGGAAGCGTGCTAAAGATTATATTGACGGTGCTATTCTTCGTACTGGATATGGAGATGATATTAAATCTCAAGATGATAAATATTATAAATATAATGTGGAACAATGTGAGAAATATGGCATTCCCTATGGAACATACCTTTATAGTTATGCTGGTAATGAGAATCAAATCAAGAGTGAAATTGCTCATGAAAAACGATTGACAGAAGGAAAGAATGTTGTATCACATTGGCTCGATTTAGAAGAATGGAATTTAAGACATTTAAACAAAAAGGCAACTACTGCATGGCTTAAAGAATTTGGTAATGATTCTGGAGTTTATGCAGGACAGGCTTTTTGGCGTGATCCGTTAAAAGGATTTGAATGTCGTAGATGGATTCCTGCTTATGGCACAAATTCTGGCAAGCAAGAAGCTAAATATAAACCATCGTTTCCTATGGATGGTTGGCAGTTTACCTCAAGGGCACATATTCCCGGCATTTCTGGAAATGTAGATGAATCTATATGGTATGTCCCGTTTAATAATAGGAAGAAAGACACATCAAATACTCAGCCTGTTAAGGAAAAGAAAATTTATCGTGTGTATAAGAAAGAAGTGGCTGCTTTAATTATGAGACATTTGTGTACTCATAAAGATCACGGTTATACACAGGATATGGATAAAAGATTTGGCACAGGTACTGAGACTATAGATATCTATGGTCATAAATATACTATCAAATCTGGAGATAGAGATTGCTCTTCTGCTGTTATATCTGCATTTGAAGCCGCTGGCATTAGTTGCGGTGGTGCTACTTATACTGGCAATATGCGTCAGTGTATGACAGGTACTGGAAATTTTAAATGGCGTCCTATGTCCTTTATTGCTCAAATGGGTGATGTTTATCTTAATGAGAAATGTCATACAGCTATGTGTTTGTCGGCTGAGCCCGATGTGTTAATGGAATTCAGCATTAATGAGAAGGGTACAGCAAATGGTGGCAAAGTCGGTGATCAGAAACAGGTAGGTAATTATGATGAGCAATACGGACGTGGCGAAAGTCATTTGAAGATGTATTACTCTTATCCTTGGAATGGTATTCTTGAATGTGTGAATGATGAGGTAGCTTTTGAGATTGAATATGAGGTTGAAAAGACTGGTTCTAAATCTCAGGTTGTTTCTGAAAAAATCGTAGAAAAGAATATTAAACCTGTAGTTAATAAGGCTATTGTGAAGAATACGAAAGAAGTAATGCCTGAAATCATTGCAGACGTATATCGTGGTAAATATGGTAATGGTGCTGTTGATGGATCGGAGCGTTTTACTAAATTAACTAAAGCAGGATATGACGCAGTTGCAGTACAGAATAAAGTCAATTGGGTATATAAGGTTGCTAAGGGCTTATATACTGGTGATAAAGCTATTGATCATAAGTATGGTTCTGGCGAACAAAGACGTAAAACTCTTGGAACTTGGTATGATGTAGTGCAAAAAGAAATTAATGTCCTTGCTGGAATTGATAAATGGTAATGATATGGGGGTATAGATATGGGCTATATGAATTATAATCCGAATCCCGCTCGTAAGTTAGTTGGTGATTGTGTTATACGAGCCATATCAAAAGTAACTGAACAATCTTGGGAAGATACTTATTTAGGTTTAATGTTACAAGGTTTTGCTATGCATGATATGCCGTCCTCAAATGATGTTTGGGGGCGGTATTTATTTGATCATGGTTTTAAACGTTATATTATTCCAGATACGTGCCCAGATTGTTATACAGTAAGACAGTTTTGTCAAGATAATCCGCAACTTTCGGGTATTCTTGCAACTGGTACTCATGTTATCGCTGTAATGGGCGGTAATTATTATGATACATGGGATTCTGGTGATGAAGTACCAATATATTATTGGAGAATGGAGTAAATAAAATGGCTTATAATAACAATGGATTTCCAATGAATTATCAGCAATATTATCCTTATAGTTATACACAGGTGCAACCGCAGATAAGTCAACCTGTACCGTCTACACCGAATGAAAATGGAATTTTGTGGGTTCAGGGTGAAGCAGGTGCAAAATCTTGGGCTGTAGCTCCCGGCAAAAGTGTAATGCTTATGGATAGTGAATCAAATACTTTTTATATTAAATCATCAGATAATAGTGGTATGCCAATGCCGCTTAGAATTTTTGATTATACAGAACGGACTCAACAGAATGGAGCGCCCACCGAAATTGCTCAGGCAGCTACGTCTCCTCAATATGTAACGAAAGAAGAACTTACTGAGATTCTTAGTGGCTTTGTTACAAGGAAGGAGATTGAGTGATATGAACTCTTTGTTTAATTTACTAGGTGGACAGCAACAGATGCAGAATCCGATGACAAATATGTTTTCACAATTAAATCAGTTTAGGCAAACTTTTCATGGTGATCCTAAACAACAAGTTCAACAATTATTAAATAGTGGTAGGATGTCGCAAGCACAGTACAATCAATTGTCACAGATGGCTACGCAAATTCAGAATATGTTGATTAACAGGAGATAATTATATTTCGTTAAAAAACCATTGCGCAAGGTTTTCAAATATTACAAACAGTCATAAATTAAATGTCAGGAGGAAATGTAATATGAGTTTAACAGATGGAAATGGTAACGATATGGTTATGCCTGTAACCCCAATGAACGGGAATGGCGGCTCTGGCATGGGCTGGGGGGATCAGTCTGGCTGGTGGATTATTCTTTTATTCCTGTTCGCACTTGGTGGTAACGGCTGGGGAGGCTACGGAAATGGTGGCGGTTCCATGGGCGCAGAGGTACAGCGTGGTTTTGATCAGTCTGCTGTAATGTCTGGTGTTTCTGGAATTCAGTCTGGTATTTCTGGTCTTTCTACTCAACTTTGTAATGGATTTGCTGGTGTTAGTGCGGGATTTGCCAATGCTGAAACTGCGGCAACCGCTCGTCAAATGGCTAGTATGAATCAGGCTTTTACAGCTCAAACAGCTGTAACTCAGGGAATTAATCAGCTTGCATCGCAATTTGCAGATTGCTGCTGTGAGAATAGATTAGCATCCGCTAACCTTCAGAATGTTATTCAGTCTGAAAACTGTGCAGATAGAACAGCACTGAATGATGGAATTCGTGATATTCTTCAGAATCAGAATGCTGGTATTCAGCGTATTCTTGATACTATGTGTCAGGATAAGATTGATGCTAAGAATGAGAGAATCGCAGACCTTGAAAGGCAACTTACAATGGCTAATCTGGCTGCGTCTCAGGGTGCTCAAACGGCTGCTATTCTGGCTAATAATGAAGCACAGACCGCAGCTCTTGAGAGATACCTCGCTCCTACTCCAGTTCCTGCATACACAGTTCCTAACCCGAATTGTTGCGGACAAAACTTTGGCACATGTGGATGTGGTTGTGGCGTAGCTTGATGGAGGTGTAATTATGGCAGAATATTTAACCAGAGATGCAGTTGAAAGCGTAGCGCTTAATACTGCAATTCCTTTTGTGGATTCTATCCCCTGTAATCGTGGTTACATTTTTCACCAAAGTGGAACGGGGATTTTTGTTCTGCGTGGTATCGTTAATAATCCTACCGCATGTTTTGCACGTTATAATGTTGAATTTACAGGTAATATAGCAATTCCTGAAGGTGGAGCAATTACTCCTATAGCGACCGCTATCGTGGTCTCAGGGGAAAGTCGTGATGGCAGTAGAAGTATTTTTACCCCCTCTGCCGTTGATGAATATGGGAATGTAACTTCAAGGGCTACTGTAGATGTTCCTCGTGGATGTTGTTTTACGGTTTCAGTAGAATATGTAAATGGCACTGTTAATGATACGGCAACAACTCCTACTCCATTAATTAATGTGGTTGATGGTAGTTTGAGTATTAGCAGAACGGCTTGAAAGGAGGGACAAGAGTATGGGACTTACTAAACACTATGATCAACTCAAAGAACTCCTTGATGATCAGATTTGTAAGATTCTGAAAAAGGGTGATATTACTCCTCAGGAACTTGATAGTCTGTATAAAGCGTCTGCTATTATGCTTGACATGGAGACAGAAAAGGCTATGAAAGAGTCTGGTGGTAGCGAAGAATATGAAATGAGTCACAGAGGTGGTTCTTATAATAACATGGGTGGTAATTCTAATCATTATCCTTGGTTTATGTATCATAATAATGATATGAGCCATCAGGGGAATTCTTATAGAATGCCAATGGATCAAATGAGCAATACTTATAACCATGCCTATGATGGTGCTTATGCAGGTGCGTATGATGCGTCTCAGGATAACGAATATTCTGAACGTAGAGGACGTAGTGCAAGGACTGGACGCTATGTAAGTCGTGATTCTGAAAAAGAACGCATGATTGGAAAGCTTGAAGACATGATGGACAATGTTTCATCTGAGAAAGAGCGTAGAGCGCTCCAGCAATGTATAGATAAATTGGAACAACAGTAATTATTATTGAAAGGAGTCGGCTTTATGCTGACTCCTTTCTTAATTATAAAGGAGGATTCTTTTGGATTTTTACAAGGGATATAAAAGAATCGAAGGAGATAGTGAGTACATCAATTTGATGCTTTCTCCTGAAAATTATAAAGATTGGTGTATTAATGAATATGCCATTATTAGAAATACAGATACTAAGCAGGAGTTTGAAATGAGATTTACAGGTGATAAGTTTGTGAATCTTAAACTTCCTGACAGCAAATATATAAAAGGGAAAAATGCAGAACAGAGGTGCGCTCTCGATGCATTAAATGATGATAAAATTACTGCCGTTGCTTTGCTAGGAACATACGGGTCGGGAAAGACAATGCTTGCTACCGCTATGGCTCTTGACAGTGTTAAAAGAAAAGGTACGCAATCAAAAATATTGTGTGTACGTGAAGCTTGGGGAGAAGGACGTGAAATTGGCTTCCTGCCCGGTGATGTCTCAGATAAGATAGGTTTATTTCAACTCCCGTTTATTCAGCAATTAAATGGGGGAGAGTTTGAATATAAAAGCCTAGTACAGCAAGGGGTAATTGACTCTACTGTTCTTTATTATATGAAAGGTACAACATACAATGAAACAGTTATGCTTTGTGACGAAGCAGAGGACTTGACAGAAAAGCAAATTAAATTAGTAGGAACAAGGGTGGGCACAAATAGTAAAATATATTTTTCAGGGGATTATAAACAGTCATTGTTAGACAGTACTGAGTTTAACCCTTTATTACGCATGTGCGAAAAACTTAAAGGAAATCCACTTTTCGCGTGTGTGTATCTATCAGAAGATGTGCGTAGTGAGACTTCTAAAATGTTTGCTGATTTATTTGATTAAAGGAATTAAAAGGAGGAAACGTGTATGGCTGAACTTGCATTACTCCCTGAAGTGGGAAATGAATTTTCTTATATTGAAGAAATGGGCGCAGATGTATACGATGAATTAATGAAATTTTATACGGGTAAACGGGTTCTGATCTTTAATAAAGATATTGATAGTACTATTATTGAATCCTATGCTATTCGTATTTTGAAGTGGAATGAAGAGGATAAGAATATCGCTCCTGATTTAAGGAAGCCTATTACTATCCTTATTAATAGTTGTGGTGGCGACCTATTTAGTACACTGTTTTTTATTGATATTCTTAAACAATCTAAGACGCCTATTAGAACAGTAGGTATGGGATTTGTAGCATCGGCTGCTTACTATATCTATATTAACGGGCATGACAGAATTGCATTTGAAAATACAACATTCCTTCAGCATGACGGAACCATTGATATTGCTGGTTC